ATGGCTGATACGACGCGAATACTGGTGGGTGGGCCGCTCGACGGCGGGGAGGTCGAACTGACCGTCGCCGAGCACGAGGGGATCGGCGGCGTCTACCTCCATCAGGCGGACGCCACCGACGACCAGGTGCACCACTACGAGCCTGGCGAGAACCCCGGCGACGGCAGGTTGTACTACGAGTACAGCATTCGCTGAAGGCCGCACCGACCCGGGCAGTGTCGGACCGGCGGGTAGCGTCGCACGGATGCACGACACCCACGACAGCACACCGCTCGCCGACCACCAGACACGACAGGCCGAGGGCGAGTAGCCACCCAGGCCGCCGCCACCGAGCCCGCCGCGCCGACCAGCGCGCACACCAGATCCCACACGACGCCTCCTCCGTGGGCCGGGCGGCCCGTGGGGAGAGCGTGGCGGGAGGCGGGACCCGGGCGGGTGGGCGGCGGCCGGCCTGTGGACAACCGGGCCGGGTGTGGACAGCACAAAAGCCTCACCACCGTGAGGCGGTGGGGCTTCGCATCCCCGCATGCGCGGGGAACAAGGTCGGGCACCCCTGCAATCAGGGTCATCCCCGAGTGCTCGGGGAGCAATGCAGCTTGCCCATCGAATCCGGGCCATCCCCATATGCATGGGGAGCAGTGCCTGGCGCCCCTGTAATCAGGGCCATCCCCGCAGATGCGGGGAGCAGGTTACCGATCCCGCCGAAGCGGTGCCGGTATGTAGACCGTATCGGGTCGTCCCGACGGGTGTGCAGTGGATCGCCGAACTCACCCGTTCGGGTGAATCGGCGGGAAGCCCTTGAACTTTGCTTCACTGTGTAGCAAGGTTAGGGATGTGAGGCCGACGGACCACCCGAAGCCCACACGGAGAAGGAGCCTCCAATGACCACCGAAATCGCGAGCCACCGCACCGGCCGCACCATCCACCCCTACGACCTCCTCGACGACATGCGCAAATACGTCGGCAGCGACCGCGAAGCACACGACGCGATCCACAGCTTCCTCGCGGACATCATCGCGATCGACGGCGAGGGCGCGACGATCATCTCCAAGCGCCCCATCCGGCCGGACTTGGCCGAGGACAACCCCAGCGACCTCGACACCTATTCCTGGATCACCATCAGCGACAACGCCGAACAGGCCATCCGCGAAGCCTTCGCCGCCACCTACCCCCAGGACGGCGTCGAGGACGAGGTCGAGAACCGCAACTGACGCACGACACGAACGGCCCGCCCCGGGCGGCATCCCGGGAGCGGGCCGAGCGTGGCTCGGAAGGAGCCCGAACCATGTCCGAACCTACCGAGACGTGGACCCTCGCCCAAGCCGCCGCCCACATCCGCGCCGGCAACCCCGACTCCGCCCGCGTCACCCTCCGCCGCTGGGGCGTCAAACCCGTAGGCCGACAGCCCGGCCGTGGCGGCCAGAACCTCTACAACGCCCAAGCCGTTCGCGACGCAAAAGCCAACCGGCCCGGACAAGGCGCCCGCACCGACCTGCACACCACGCCCCAGGAGGACCCGCAATGACCAAGCTCTACGACCTCGTGACCGAAGCCATCACCGCGAACAGCACCGGCTACCTCGCCCGCGCGGCCACCGGCGGACGCATCGACGTCCCCACCACCGACGGCGGCACCGCCGAGATCAGCGCCACCGTGATCATCGCCCTCGCCGGACACCTCGCCCTCTCCGACTACCACGCCAACCCCCACATCGACGTCGAGGCCGACGGCGAGACCTTCACCACCGGCGGAGCCCGATACACCGTCGAGGGCACCAGCGTCGCCGAACTGTGCTGGGTCCCCACCTGCGACAACGAGGCCGAACCCGCCATCCGCGTGTGCCGCGAACACCTCGACGCCGAGGTCCACCCGCTCGAACCGAACGACGACCCCGCCCGGCTGCGTCGCCAGCGCATCGAGGCATGGCGGGAACGGGTCGAAGCCGACCTGCGCAGGGCTCAGACCGCCGTCCGGGACCTGGACGCGGTCGCCCCTCGCGAACACAGCGCCTGACCCCGGACAGCACGAAGCCGCCCCCGCCGCAGCCCGAAGGCAGCAGCGGGGGCTTCGTCGTTCACACTCCAGTTCGGTGGTACTCCTCCACTAAGGGATCAGGCGGCTCCGGATCGATCCCCGCCCTGGATCACCACTGCGCCACGGGCGTGTCGCAATTCGATGATCCTCCTCCCGTCCTCGAGGTAGCGGCGGTAGCGTGCGCGCACCGAAGACCCGGGGGGGTTCATGTACAGACGTACCGTCGCCGCAGGCAGCGCGGCGCTGCTCGCGCTCGTGCTCGCGTCCTGCTCGTCGGATGGAGGTTCGAAGACGTCGACGAGCGGCCTGCCGGCTCCGGGCGCGCCGACGGAACCGCCGGGGACGATCCCCGCAGCGCAGGCTTCGCCGGTGGGCCTGGGGCAGCCGTTCGTCCTACCGGGGTTGGAGGTCACCACGACCGTGCAGCCGGTCCCGGTGTTCACCGGCGCCCGCGCCTCGACGCCCGAGGGACAGGTCAACGCCGAGTTCATCCCGGCCGGTTCGCGTCCGGTCATGGTTCGCGTTGCCGTGGCGAACACGGGGCAGGCGCCGTTCGACCTGTCGAAGGTGTTCGTCCGCGACATGGTCGGGACCACGTCTGGTGGGAAGGCGAACTACACGGACCTGGGCAACGTTCGCGAGGAGCCGTTCGCGGGTTCGGTCGCGCCCGGGTCGACAGGGTCCGGCGCGGTGGGTTACGTCGTTCCGGGCCCGGTCGCCTCGGCGTTCAGGATCACGGTGGCGATGCAACCGGGCTTCGGCGGCCCGTTCCCAGACGTGGTGGTGACGGGCTCTCTGCCCGCGTCGTGACCGCGACCGTGCTTGTTCACTCGCAAGCGCGATGCGCGGCCCCATCCCACCTGCGAATCTGGGGACATGAGCAGCCTCTTCCACTACACGTTCGGCGCGCCTCCGCGCCCCGACTACGTGTACGGGCCTCACGGAATCGGCGTGCGCACGGATCTGGTGGAGGCGATCGTCGAGGCGTGGGACGGATCGGTGCCGACCGGCGCGCCCGGGCTCCTGCGGGATGCCTGCGAGGGGCAGCGCACGGTGGAGGACGTGGCGCGCATCGCGGCCGTGGCGGTTGCCGCACGTCTGGTGGGGACCTCGCCGACCTGAGTACGCAAGAAAGGGCGGCCCCTCGACACCCGGCCGGGTGTCGAGGGGCCGCCTTGTCTATCTGCGCCGTGCGGCGGTGGTCGTGGGGGTGCCGGTCGGGGCGGTGCGGGTGCACACGAGTGCGTTCGGGTCCCAGGTCGGGGTCGCGAGGCCGTAGTCGCTCGGGCAGGCCGGGCCCGGCGGGCCGGAGGCGCCCCGCTCCCCCGCTGCGCCTGCCGGCCCCGGAGGCCCGGGTTCGCCCTGGGGGCCGGCGGGTCCGGCCGCGCCGGTCGTGCCGTCGGCGCCCGGGGGGCCGGGCGGGCCCGTGGCGTCGGCGCCGTTGCGGCCGTCGCCGCCCTGGGAGCCGGGAGGACCGGAGGGTCCGGGTGGTCCGGGCGGCCCGGTGGCGCCGATTCCGGGGGCTCCGTCGCGTCCGGGTTCCCCGGGCGGTCCCTGCTCGCCGGATTTGCCCGGGTCGCCGCGGCTGCCCGGTGGTCCGGCGACGGGTGTGCCGCCCATTCCCTGTACCTGGGTGGCGAGTTGGTCGCGTGCTCGGTTGGCGTCGCGCAGCTCGGCGGAGAGTTGCACGACCTGGACGGCGAGCCATCCCGCGCCGGCGAGGGCGAGGATCACGGTGACGACGGCGAGCCATTCGGCGCCGCGAAGGCGTCGGCGGCCCGTGGTGGGGGCCTGTTCGCTCATCGGATCGCCGCCCATATCGTCGCCGCCACCGCCAGCACCCCCAGGAGGATCGGGATGATCGCCGAGTACAGGCGGGTCTGCCGGTCGCGTTCCCGGCGTTCCTGCTCGGCCCGCTGGTACGCCTCGAAGTCGTCCTCGAGGCGCGCCGCCTCGTTGCGCAACTTTTCGAGTTCGCGGGCGAGTTCGGCCATCCGCCATTCGGTATGGGCGCTCTGCGCCGCGTACACCTCGGTGGTCACCATGCGGTCCAGGCGGGCGTTCAGGGCCGCCATGCCGTCGCGGAGTTCGCCGCGGAGGGCGTCGATCGATCGGCCCAACTCTCCGACGGTCAGCTCATCGGGCATGGCAGCACCCGCCCGCTCAGGCCGGTCGCGACCCGGGCGGTGTGCCCGGGTCCTTGGCGGCGGGGAGCAGCGATGCGGTCGCTGTGGAGCCCACGAAGCGGGCGAGGAGTGCCTTGAGTACGGAGAGCGCGGCGGTCAGGCCCGCGAAGCCGGCCGCTCGGGCATGCGAGAGGTCGAGGGTGCCGGCCAGGAGGAGTGCGGCGATGCCGGCTTCGGCGAACGTTGCGGCCACGCGCTCGAACACGTCGACGGCGTAGGCGTATCCGGTGCGGATGGTGGGGTCGGCGGCGCGGTGGCCAAGGAACGAGGTGAGGGCCGCGCGCAGGACGGTCAGCGCGGCCATGACGCCGGCCAGGGCGGCGGTCTCGGCCGTGCTCAGGTTGTAGGCGTCCGCGACCATCCACGCGGACGCGAATGCCTCGACGAAGGACGCTGCGGTGCGTTCGGCCAGGGTGGCGAGGTACTTGCCGGGGATGGTCGTGGTCATGGGGTCACCTTGAATCCGTGTGCGTCGCCGAGCCTGCTCAGCGAGGTTCGTCCGGGGTAGCCGTCGGCGTCCGATCCCGAGTAGCCGAGGCGGCGTTGCCAGGCGGCGTAGGCGGAGACGGTCCGGGTGCCGTAGGAGCCGTCCGCGTAGGAGGAGGCCAGCAGGCCCTCGGCGACGAGGGCGTTCTCCACGGTCAGGACGTCGTCGGGGTGGGTGAGGTGGCCGGTTGCGGCGGGGACGTCGGCGCGGGCGGCGGCGATCAGGTTGGACAGGGACACGGTCGGCGTGTCGTTGCGGGAGGGCAGGGCTCCGAGGAGGCGGATGAGGGATTCCTCGCCGGGGACGCCGTCGGCGTCGGATCCGCGGTATCCCAACGAGCGTTGGTAGTCGGCGTAGTTGAGGGTGTCGGCATCGGTCCAGTCCGGTCCGGGTCCGGTGGTGTAGTGGCTGCCGAAGCCGGCCGCGACCAGGGCTCGGCCCACCGCGGTGACGTGGTCGCCGTGCGCGCCGTAGCCGTAGAGGAGTCCGTTGATGGAGTCCTGGGCTCGGGAGACGCCGCCGGGGGATCCGCCGCCGGGGGTGGTGGTGCCGTTCGGTGGGACCTTCGAGGTGTCGATCGCGCCGGGGTCGCCGTGGTCGTTGCCGGGGATTTGGCTGTGCCCGTAGTGGCCGCCGCGGCCCAGCCAGGTGGCGCGGTCGCGGTCGTCGTGGTCTCCCGGGTAGCGCTGGGGGGCGCCGGCGGGCCAGGTGTCGGGGATGCCCCAGGCGCGCATCGCGCCGATCAGCTTCAGGAAGTTGGGTTTGCCGGCCGGGTCGAAGCCGTCGGTCCACGGTTCGGAGGCGCGTCCGCACACCTCGACCTGGATGCAGACGCGGCCGGTGCGGTTGGTGCGTGAGGTGCCGTCGTTGCGCAGGGCTCGGCCGCTGGTGTCGAGGGCGGCGAATTGGCCGAGGCGGTCGGAGGCGGGGTCGTAGAGGACCTGCGGCCAGACGGATTCGCGCTTGAGGTAGGACGCCATCGAGGTGAACCAGCCGCTGCCGGAGGGGGATTCGACGGTGTGCCAGACGGCGCGCGGCGGCAGGTTCGGGGTGTCCATGGAGCCGCCGGTGTCGGGGCCGAGGCGTTCGGCGCCGGGGATGTAGGACGGTCCGGTCATGGGGTCACCGCTGTTTCGGTCGGGCGCGCGGGGGCGTCGACGGGGAGGTAGTGGTCGAGGTCGCCGTCGGCGCGGAGCACGTAGATCCCGCCGTCGCGGCCGGTTTTGGGTTCGCGTTCGGGGTGGGTTTCGCAGGCGGCGAGTACCGCTTCGACGTGCTCGCCGGGGACGATTCCGCAGTAGGTGGTCTCGTCGCCGGGGTGGACGATCGCGGCGTGGTAGTGGGGCATGGGGTTCTCCGGGCGCGGGAAAAGGGGGGGTCCTCGGGCTGTTGCGGCCCGGGGTGTGGCGAGGGGTCAGAGGCTGGAGGACACGCCGTCCACGGCGATCCAGTGCGGGGAGCCCTCGAGGATGAGGGCGTTGATCCAGCCGTTGGTGGGGTCGATCTCCAGGCGGGCGTGGATCTGCGCGGCCCACTCGGTGGCGACGATGTAGTAGCGGTAGTAGCCGGGCCAGTAGCCGCCGGGCAGGGTTCCCAGGTGGATGACGCTCTCGGCGTCGAAGCCTTCGCCGTCGGTGCGGCGCAGGGTGCCGCGCATTTCCACGACGCCGTTGACCAGCCGGTAGGCGGGGCTGCCGGAGTTGTAGGAGATGCCGGACGCCACGGGGAACGGGATCCAGGGGCCGGGCGTCAGGGGCTGCCAGTTCGCGCCGTCGTAGTAGTCGATGCGGTCCGCGTCCTTGACGTAGGTGACCATGCCCTCCTGGGCGGCGGAGTCGCCGATGAGGGTGGCGCCGCGGTTGGCCGCGGATGCGAACCGCATGACGGAGCGTCCGGCGGCGGCGTCGGCGATGCCCTTGCCGAGGGCTTGGGCGTCGGGTGAGTCGGTGAGGAGCGAGTAGGGGATCTCCTGGCCGTATTTGTCGGTAGCGGGCATGCGTCACCTCCACCCGGACTCGTGATTGCCGGGCGTTGCAGGGGGGTTCGTGGGTTCAGGCGAGCTTGCCGGTCACGCGCCATTCGCCGGCCCGGTTGCGGTCCGCCCACACGCGGTCGCCCACGACGGGGCTGGTGTAGGTGGCGGCGCGGCGGGCTTTGACGACGGTGCCGCCGCCGACGTCGACGAGGAGGGTTCCGGCGGTGGAGTCGGGGGTGAGGGCGGTGACGGTGCCCATGCGCCAGTCGGCGGAGGATTCGTCCAGCAGGCGGCGCACGACGTCGTGGATGATGTCGGCGAGGTCCATCAGGGCTCCGGGTCGTCGGCCGCCGACATGGTCTTGATGGAGCAGGGTCCGTCGCCGAGGGGGATGGTGAGGGAGCGCACGATGTGGAGGGTGCGGGTGCCGTCGGTGTAGATCGTGCGCACGCAGTCCCCCGGTTCCAGGGCGGGGTTGGGGACCGATTGCAGGTCGACGGTGGTCTTGAGGCCGATGCCGGTGCGCAGGAGACCTTCGGCGGCGACGGTGCAGTCCCCGGTCGTGATCAGGAGCGGCGATTCGTAGGTGAGCAGGCGCTGACCGAGGGGTCCGCCCCAGCGGGTCGGGCTGGTGGGGTCGGTGTCGACGACGAGGTCGGTGACGGGGGCGACGTTGTCGGTGGAGTTCTGGCCGGACGCGCGGACGCCGTTGTAGAGGCCGTCGGAGGACAGTCCCCAGCCGGCGGACACCTGGACGCCGCCGGGGCCCGCGGCGACGTCCCACACGGGGGTCGCGCCGTCGGGGGCGGGCGGCAGGTCGGCGACCACGAGTGTGCCGACCGCGTCGAAGTAGCAACTCGCGCCGATGGCCTTGGCGAGTTCACGGCAGGCGGACCATCGGTCGTCGCCCGCCTTCCAGACCCGGTAGGCGGGGGTGCGGTCGTGGGTGGTGCGGTCGTCGACGACGACGGCCGGCATGACCGTGATCACGGCGGCGGAGATCGCGTCGACGTGGGAGCCGAACCCGCGCGTGTCCCACGAGGCGGTGAACCTGGCCGCCTGGACGACGACTTCGCGTCCCTTGGCGGTGACGGTGACCGGGCCCGTGTCGCGGTCCCCGGACACCTGGGTGATCACGTGGACGCCGCAGGGCACGACCTCGGTGGTGCCGTCGGTGTAGGTCAGGCCCTGGTAGGGGTGCAGTGCCTGGCCGTAGGGGGCGAGAAAGTCCGCGGGGTCGAACGGGAGGAGGGACGGGTCGGAGACGGTGAGCGTCATCGAATAGCGGACGTCGGATCCGGCGTCCGCGGTGACGGTGCCGTCCTCGTAGGGGACGCCGGACAGCAGGAGGGTGACGCCCTGGAGGACGTCGACCCTCCCGGCCTGGTTGTGGCTCAGGGTGAGCGCGGGCAGGAACCGTGGGGTGACGGTGAGCACTTCACACCCCCTGGAGGACGTCGAGCCACGTCGAGTACTTCGCGAGGACCGCAGCCCAGGTGGTCGCGGTCGCGTCGTCCTTGACGGTCTGCCAGGTACGGGACGCGGACCCGACCATGCCGCCGGTCGGGCGGGCGACGACGGTGAGCGGCAGGGTCCAGCGCCGGCCGGCCTCGGAACCCATCTGCACCACGCGGGGCGACTGCACGGATCCCACGGACACGTACTGGTAGTCGAGGCCCCAGCCGGGCCGCGCCCGCAGGAGCAGGACGTGGCCGGTCTCCAGCGTGAACCGCAGTTGGGTGTCGTCGCTGGTGGTCCAGGTGTAGGCGGCCAGGTCGCCTTCCGGGGTCCGGCGCACGTCGGAGCGCACGATCGGGTCGGCACGGCCCCGCACCCGATACACGGCCCGTTCGATGCCGAACGTCCAGTCCGGCGGCTTCTCGATCATGAGCCGGATGGATCGGGCGGGTTGGCCCGGGTCGGACAGCCATACATACGCCGGGTCGGCCGGCGGAGCCACGACGATGCCGGTGGTGCCGGTGCTGTAGTCGACGGCGGGCGGCCCGGGGGCGTGCCGGATGTACTCGTAGTGGATCTCGGCGCCGAGGGGGACCTCGTAGTCGGTGACGACCATGACCGCGCCCGGGACGGCCACGTTCTCGAGGTCGCCGCCGTAGCCGCGGACGGGCGAGCGGGTGCCGTCCGGGTCGACGCGGTGCACGGTGATGGAGGTGGCGCCGGACGAGGTGGCGTTGTTGATGACCAGGGTCGCGGAGCCCGTTTCCGGGTGGGCGGTGAGTTCGTAGGGCGGAGTGCCGACGCTGAGGCCGACCGCGTCGACCCACCACACCTGACCGGCGAGCGTGGACTGCGGTAGGGACACCACCCGGGCCCACGCCGCGCCGGGCGGGGCCTTGCGGCCGATGGTGTTCGACCACCAAGAGCCGGGCGTGAGGCCGAGGTCCCGGTCGGGGCCGGCGTTGCCCAGCCAGGTGACGCCGTCCGAGGCGTACCAGTCGATGTCGGTCCACATCGCGCCGGCGGTCGCAGACCGATAGCTCTGCTTGGCCAGGTAGTAGGTGCCGGCGACGACCGGCACGAGCGCGGTTGTCTGGGCGCGACCCTGGCCGGCGGCGGGGGTCGTGACCTCCATGGACCAGAAGCCGGCGGACGCCTGCGCGGTGGTGCGGGCGATGCTCGCGTTCGCCCCCGCGGCCCAGCCGGTGAGATCGCACTCCATCGACTCGACGCCGAACGCGAGGAGGTTGCCGGCCACGCTGAACGGCGCGGTGCGGATCGTCATCTGGTCGACGTACACGACCTGCGCGGCGGCGGTGGCCTGCGGCCGGACGACGAGCCGGACCTTGGTCGCGGTCGCCGGGGGTTTCGCGGCCACGCCCAGGCGCTGCCAGGTCGTCACCGCGGTGACCGTGGTGGTGCTGGTCGTCCCGACCTGCGCGTTCGACGCGTCGTACCACCACAGGTCCGCCTGGACCGTGAGCGCAATCGGCGTGCGGATCCAGAAGTACCCGAAGTACTCGGTGCCGGCGGCGACGGCCGGTGTCGCCACCGAGCGGACCTGGACGTCGCCGGACGCGGTCGCGGTGACCGCGAGCGAGTACCAGCCCTCGACGAACTGGGCGGACGAACGCGCCGCCGTGCAGTTGACGGACGCCGTCCAGCCGCTCGCGTCCATCTCGATGGACTGGTCGTTGTAGAACAGCAGGTTGCCGCTCTGGAGGAGCGGCGGGCCGAGGCCGACCTCGTCGACGAGGATCTGCCCGCCGGCGAGCATGCCCGTCACGGTGACGGTGAGTTTGACCTGGGTCGCGGTCGCCGGGGCGACGGCGTCCACGAACGTCGGGGGTGTGACCCACGCGGTGGACGCGGGCATGGCCGTCGGGGTGGTGCCGACCGAGGTCCCGACGGTGGCGTTGGATGCGTTCAGCCAGGTCAGGGTCAGCGACACCGTGCGGCCCGCGACCGCCGCGGTGTTCGCGGTGAACGCGAACGCCAGGTACTCGGACAGGGCGGTGATCGGCACCGCCCCGGTGGTCGCGACCACCGACCCGTTCGCGGTCGCCGTCAACCGCATGCACGCGGCGCCGGTGTACCAGACACCGGTGACCCGGGCCGCCGTGGTGTTGCTCCCGGCCGTCCAGGTCCCGATGTTGGTTTCGAACCCGGACGTGTTCGCGTCGAGGAGGTTCGTGCTGATCGCCACCGGTCACCCCCTGCCCATGCCGAGCCGACCCGCGAGTTCGTCCTGTTTGCGATCGATCCGGCCGTCGACGACGCCCAGCAATTCCCCGCCCGAGAGGCGGAGTTCGCCGGTGAACACTCCCCCGCCGTCGCCGCCGCGCACCCCGGAGAACAGTGCTGCGGACTGCGCCGGGGTGAAAACCGGCTCGGGCCGCCCGAGCCCGTTGTACGTCAGGTTCAACCCCGGAGGCAGATAGCCGCCGCTGTCGAACGCCAACGGGACGATGCCGCCGGCCTTGTATCCCAGATAACCGCCGCCCGCCGACAGCGACCGAATTCCCGGAGTATTGAAGGGAGTTCCGTAGCGGGCTGCAATGTAGCGAATCGCCGCAATTGCATTGTGGATCGGGTTCAGGATGTCGTCCATGCCGGGCAACTTGTATGCATTGAAAGTCGGCGGAATGGTCTGCATCAACCCGAACGTCCCGCCGTATCGCTGGTTCGAGTCCCAGTGGTTTTCCGCACGCGGATTTCCACCCGATTCGAATTTCGCGATCGTCATCAACGGTGCGAGCCATTCGGCCGGCTTCCCGGTCGCCGCGAGCGCGGCCCGCAGCCAGCCGGCGACGTCGCCGAAGGCGCTCACGGAGCCGCCCATGACGTCGGACGCCATACGGCGCACGTCGACGACGTTCGCGATTCCGGACTCCCCGACGCCCAGTCCCGGGCGCGGCGCGTTCCAGATGACGCCGGGGCGCAGGTACATGCCGACGTGGCTCGGAGAGGGACCTTCGAACTGCTCGAAGACCAAGTCGCCGGGCACGGCGTCCCGCATCGCGATGTGCCGGCCGCGTTTGACCTGGTCGTAGGTCGTGCGGCCGATCTCCACACCGACCGCCTTGTAGGCGGCCTGCGTCAGGCCGGAACAGTCGATGCCCAACCTCGAGGTGCCGCCCCACAGGTACGGCACGCCCGCATAGGTCATGGCCTCGCGCAGCGCGGACGCCGCGACGCCGACGCCGGAAAGCGCCTGCTTGCGGTCGTCCTCGCGGATCCAGTCGATGACACCGTCGATCGCCTTGTTCGGCAGGCCGCGCGCGACCTTCGACCAGGGACTCTCGCCTCGGATCTCCCCGATCATGGCCCGCACAGGCTTCATCGCCAGCTCGACGGAACCCGCGAGGAAACCCCGGGCGAGACTGGCACCCTTGTCCAGGACCCAGGACGCGCCGGGAATCGCGTCGATTCCCGACTTGACGGTGTCGACGACACTGCCGACGATTCCGCCCCACGAATACGCGCCCACGATCGGCGTCGTGGACAGTGCGGAACGCACCCCGGCCACACCGCCGCTGCGGGCGGCGGCATTCATGGAGTTGACAAATCCGGGGCCGACGGCGCGCGTCCATTCCGGACGCATGATGGCCTCGCCACCGGAAACGGCGGCAAGCCCGATGTCACGCCCGGGCGTATATCCCGGGTAGATACCGCCGCTTGCGAATCCGGCCACGCCGTCCGGCAGGGAGGGCAAACCGACCTTGTCGGCCACCCAGTTCCATACCTTTTTGATGCCCTTGTCGTAGACCTGGTTGACGACGAACCGCACGGGCGCGGCGACGATTTCCTTCAGGAATCCCCAGAGAAGGGTGATCCCGTCGATCGCAACCCTGAACGCTTTCTGGGCGTTGGTCATCGTGTCGCCGATGACCGCGCCGATCTTGTCGAACCAGGGCTTGATCCAGACCTGGTAGAGGTCCTGGGCCCAGGAGCCGACCGCCTGCATCCCGCCGGTGATCGAGTCGAAGCTCGGCTTCAGGAACATGCTCCACGCCAACGACACCGCGCTCGAGATGCCCGACCAGACGGGCTCGAACACGCCGTGCCACAGGTCGCCCAGGCGGTCGCCGACCCAGCCGCATCCGGCGCCGATGGCGTCCAACGTCGGCTTGAGGATGTTCCGCCAAGCCCAGTCGGCCGCCCCGGACATGCCCGACCAGGCCGGCTCGAACACGCCGTGCCACAGGTCGCCCAGGCGGTCGCCGACCCAGCCGAGCCCGGCGCCGATGCCCTCCAGTGTCGGCTTGAGGATGTTCCGCCAGGCCCAGTCCGCAGCCATGGACATGCCGGTCCAGACGGGCTCGAATATGTCGTGCCACAGCCACAGCCCGATGGCCGCGAGAAGGCGGAAGGCGATCAGCAGCGGCGCGATCAGGATCACGAGGACGATCGCCGCGAGGATGCGCGCACCGACGCCGATGCCGTCGAACACGGGCGAAAGCACTTTGCGCCACAGCCAGTTCGCGGCCTCGGCGACCGCGTTCCAGCCGGCCACCAGGCCGTCGACGACCGGCTTGATGCCGTTGCGCCACATGACTCCGGCCGCGTCGGCGATCGCGAGGAACACCGGCCGCAGCACGTGCTCCCAGACCCACCGGAACACGGCGGTGACCTTGTCCCAGTGCAGGACCAACAGCACGATCACCGCGATCACGGCGGCGATGATCATGATGAGCTGGCCCATCGGCGTCATCTTCGACACCGCCGCGTTGATGGCCATCGCCGTGTTGATCGCGCGCCACGCGATCGCGTACAGAACCAGGAACTGGATGACGCCGGGCAGCCGCTCGGCCAGCAGCGCGATGAACTGCGCGACGGCGGTGAGGATCACCAGTGCCGGCCCGCGCAGAGGTTCCAGCGCGTTGCTCACCTCGAGGATCGCCCGCCCCATCGCGGCGAACGCCTCTTTCAACAGGGGGGCGTTGCGTGAGGCGTTGTCCAGGAACCGTTCGAACTCGGGGGAACCCTTGAGCTGTGTACCCCAGTTCGCGAACCGGCCCGTCGCCTTCTCCATGCGGGCGGCGATCGAGTCCATGTGAGGGTTGAAGGCATCGAAGATCCCGGCGATCCCCCGGAAGAGATTGCCGAAAGAGACCCCCATCCCCTCGATCGCACGCGGCATCGCAATCGTCAGGTCGGCCTTGAAGGAGGCCCAGAACGGGTCGCGCGCGAAGGAGCGCGAGGCCCGGTCCATCAGCCGCCCGATGCCGTCGGCCGCTGCCATGACCATCGGCGTCAGCGTCGGCAGAGTCCTGGTGAGACCGTCGACGAACCGCGTGAAAAGCGGCATCACCGCAGGTGAAGCCGCATCGGACCACGCCTTGAACGCGTCCTTGAGCCGCAGGACCGCGTCGTAGGTGGAGCGCGTCGCGGGGTTCATCTTCGCGAGCGCGTCCTGGTACTTCTGCGCGGCGGTCGCCGCCGCATCCATGCCGCCGGCCGACTGCTCGGCCGCGGCTGCCGCCGCGAGTTGGGCCGACTGGATACCGCGCTGCGCGGAGGCGACCTGGTCCGCGGACTGCTGAGCCGCCTGTGCCGCGTTGCGCTGCGCGTCGGCGAGTTGCTGCTGCGCGTCCGCGACGGCACGCGCACCCTCGGTCTGCGCCGTGCGGACACCGGCGGCGGCCTCGACGGCGCGCCGATCGGCCTGCGTCACGGCCTCCTTGGCCTTGACGACCTGGTCGGAGCCCTCCACCCCCGCCTTCGCGGCAGCCGCCGCGCTCTCCTGGAGGCGGCCGTTCTCGCGCCGCTGGTCCTCCAGGCGCTGTACGGCCTCGTCGTAGGCGAGTTGCGCTTCCTCGCGGTCCAACCGCGACACCGACGCACCGGCCTCGCGCGTCGAAGCCAGCCGCTGCTGGGCGCGCTCGACCGCCAGCACCGCGCTGCGCTCGTCGAGGGCCGCCCCGGCAAGCCGGGACCGCATGTCCTCCAACTCCAGGCGCGCCGCCTTGCGGGCGTCGGTCAGCGCGATCTGCGCCCGCCGCGCGTCGGCCTGGGCGTCGACGAGCTGCTGTTCCGCCTGCCTCGCGCGCTCCGCCGCCTGCACCTGGGCATCGCCGACGGCACGCTGCGCGGCCGAGACCTGCCGCAGCGACTGTTCGCGCTGCTGGGCGGCCTGCCGGTACGCCTGGGTGAGAGTCTGCTGCGCGCCCTCCATCTGAAGGGCCTGCTGCTGGGCCTGGATCGCCTGCTGAGCGGCAGCCGCGCCGGACTTCCCGGAGGCTGTGGCTGCCGCTTCGTTGGCGGCCTTCTGTGCCTGCAACGCGCCGGCGATCTTCATGATCCCGGGCACGGCGACGAGCGCGACCGCGCCGATGCCCGCCGCAGCGGCGAACGCGGCCGAGGTGACGGCGCCCAGGCCGGCGGCCAGGACACCGATCGCGGGTGGCACAATCACGGCGCCCAGCGCGGCGGCGAGTTGCAGGATGTTGCTCATCGCCGAACTGGTGTGGATCGGAATGTCGATCCGCTTGCGGTCCAGGATGTCGGCCTGGAGCTCGACGGCCTTCAGTTCGCGCCGCGCGTTCATGGCGTCGACGCGGACGTCGAGGTCGACGTCCTTGTTCATCCCGAGCTTGGCCAGCTCGGCCCGAATCTGGTCGATCTTCGCCTGCGCCGCGGCGGCGTCGATGTCGATGCCGACGCGGACGTCGCGCAGTTGCTCCAGCTCGGCGCGCAGGCCCTGGATCCGGGCACGCGCCGGGGACGTGTTGGAGTCGATGTTGATGTTCGGCAGGCTCGCCTGCGCGGCCTGGACTGCGGCGCGCAGCCGGGCGCCGAACCCGCCGTCCACCTCGAGGCGGACTTCCCAGGGCTTGAGGGTCGCGAGCCTGATCTGCTCGCGCATCGCCTCCAGTTCGGCGATCGCACGGGCGGTGTCGACCCGGACGCGGACGTTCGGGCTGATCGCGCCCAGGCGGCGCAGTTCGGCCTCGAGGGCTTCCGCCTCGATGCGCGCCTCGTCGGCGCCGATGTCGATGCCGATGCGCTTGTCGCGCAAAGACTCCATCCGCACCCGCAGCGCCTGGAGGTCGGACTCGGCCTCGGAGGTGTTGGCGCCGACCTTGATGTTGGGTAGGGATCGAACCGCGGCCTCGACGCGGGTCTTCAGCTCGCGTGAGAATGCGCCGCCGGTCTCGGCGCCAGCGCGCCCGCCCTGCGCGGCCGCCAACTTGCCGCTCGTGCGGATCGTGTCCGGGAGCGCGTCGCGCACCGCGCGGCGCAGTTCCCGCGAGATCTCCTCGCCGAGCTGGCGCCCGATGCGGATGCCCGCCCCGACGACCTGGACCTGGAGTGCCTGGGTGAGGCGGTTGCCCATCTGCTGACCGGCTTCGGTGCCGACGGTGTTCGCGGCGGGCAGGATGCCGTTGCGCAGCCGGGTCAGGATCCCCTGGGTGTTGGGGATGACGTGCACCTCGACGGTGCCCACGGTGATCGGCACGAGGAGTCACCTCCTCGTGCTGGTGTCAGACGTGGGTCACGTAGGGCCGTCGACGATGGCGTCGAACAGTGCCCGCGCCCATGCGGGCGACGGGTCGAGTTGCGTTGTCGGAGGCCGCCATCCGGGTCGCCGGATGCGGTCGGGCGGCGCGGGGCGGGGGGCCTTGGAGGTGTCCCAGTTCACGCAGATCTCGTGGTGGTGGAGATCGCGGATGGCCTCCAATACGGCGGCCAGGAGCATTTCCACCTGGGACCAGCGGCCCTCCTCGGGCGGCCGGCCGGGGGGATCGTCGGCGGCGGGTTCGGGGGCGTCGTTGCGGATCGCCGTCCACGTCGCCGACTCCGGCGGCAGTTTCTCGATCATCACCCGGACCTGACGCCAGGTCAGGAGTCCGCGATGGACGTCGAGAAAGTTCACGCCGCTGTAGGAACGGAGGTCCGCTTCTACCTCCTCCGCATACGCGTCGCAGATCCCCGTCGTCCACTCGACTTTCCCACCGATTCGCCGCCCTTCGTGGACAGGTCCTCGACGAAGGCCGCGAACTGGTCCTGGTTCGGGTCGAGTTCGAGATAGGCGTCGTAGCCGTCCGCGGTGAGGACGGCGGACATGAAGCCGTCGAAGTCGCCCGCACGCAGGAGGCGCATGACCGATGCCCGCCATTTGCCGGGCATGAGTGCCATGACCTCGGCGACGACGGTCTCGCCGTCGATCTCGCCGGCCAGGTCCGCGCGCACGTATCCGTCCGGGGCAAGGGCCTCGATCTCCTGCGCCCGGAATTCGGGGCTCGCCTCCCGGGCGACGACGGGTTCGCGCGCGATGTCCTGCCGCGGTTCCGCAGCCGTGGCGGCCTGGGGCCGGTCGAGGTCGACGTAGGGCTGCGTGGGGGCGTCGTTCATGGGTTTCACTCCTGATGGTTCGCGGGTCGCGGGTCGCGGGATGTAGAGAGGTGGTGGGCGGGCGGTCCCGCGAAGTGCCGCCCGCCCACCGGTCGGTGATGGCGGGTCAGCTGCTGGGGCTGTCCACCGTGGCGACCTTGTAGGTGTGGTAGACGGTGTTCCCGGCGTCGTCCGGGTACGCGGTGATCGTCATGTTGTAGGTCGCCAACTCGTCGTTCTTGTACGTCTCGTCCTCGCGGTTGCTGATCTCGCCCTGGGGGACGTAGAACCCGCGGAACGTCGTGCCGTCCAGGACGATGAACCACCAGGCGCGCCGGTCGGGAACCGGCGTCGCGGTCTCGGCGAAGTTGACGAATCCGTCGACGTCGGGCGTCAGCGAGCCCTCGGGGATGCGGTTCCACAGGCTCATCACCGCAGGCCGGTTGATCTCCTGGCACGCGACCTTGAAGGTCCTGTTGGACTTGGTGATGATCGTGCGGAACGGCGCGGTCTGACCCCAGGAACGGAACTCGGTGGAGTCCTCGTCCCAGCCGCGGACCAGGCCGTCCTCGGTGAGGCGGCCCAGGGCGGCCCAGGTCGGCGGAGGGGTTGCAAGCGGACTGGCGGGCTTGGCCGTACCCAGGGGGCCGACCCAGCCTCCGCCGTTCACACCTGCCATCGTCACATCGGCATCGCGGGGAATCACAAGGGACATCGGGGGTGTCTCCAGACGTGCGAAGGCCCCACGCGCGGCGGGGCCGGAAAGGAAAGTGGGCCGGTCAGGTCACGGCCGGGTGAAGGAACACCTCGTAGGTGGCGCCCATGCGGCGCAGCGCGGTGTTCTCGTAGGGGCGCCACGCGGGCGCGGACACCGTGGAGACGCGCCCGACGACCGCGCCGGGGAGCGAACTCCCGGGCAGGTTCCTGGTGAGGGCGGTGCGGGTCCACGCGGCGATGTCGGCGGCCTGCGCCCGGCCGGCCGCGTAGATGTCGACGTCGACGAGGGCCCGGTCCAGCCGGGTTCCGTCGTCGTCGCCGCCGACGCGAACCACTTGGCCGCACGGCAGGTAGGACAGGAGGTCGTTGTCGAGTTCGGCCGCCCAGGTCGTACCGGGCCTGCCGGCCGACAACCACGCGATGAGCAGGACCTCGATGTCGACGAAGGCGTCCATCAGCCGCCGCCTGCTGCCTCTGCCGCGCGCAGCAGGACGTGGTGTCCGCCGCCGCGTCCGCCCTCGGCGCCGTACTCGACCCAGGCCGCATACCACGCGGAGTTGTGGACGGTGGCCTGGGCGCGGTCGTGTCGACGGGCGCCGCGGTCGGTGACGATGACCTTGAACGACGTCTTGTACAGGCCCGAGTGGTAGTCGTCGGGGCGTGGGCTCACCGGGGCCAGCGCCTCGGCGGTGCTCTTGATCGCCTGGGCCCGGCGGATCATCTCGCGCAGCAGCATCTGCGAGCGCAGGAGTTCCCCGACGCCCTTGTTGTCGAGCTTGAACCGGGTGGGCATGTCGGTCTCCCCTCGTCAGCCGGTGATGCGGTCGAGGAGGAACTGCGTGCAACCGGCGGTGCCGGTGAACGCCGACGGCCCCCACTCCCCCGGCTCGCCGGTGACCTCGTAGACGAGGCCGCGGTGGCGGAACCGGTCGGTGGTGCGCACGTCCGTTCCCGGGGGCGCGTACACGGTCAGGCCCTTGATGACGGTGTCGCGTGCCTGTTGCTCGGACCCTCCGGGGGCCGGAGCAGCCTGACGTGGCGTGACCACACAGCCGGGCAGGGGGGTTTCGACGACCGGCCCGGGAATCGGTTTGCCGTAGGGATCCCGGCCCGGCGACGGTCCGGACCGGAGTCGGATCAGGGTGACCCCGAACGGGACGGGGAAGACCACGTCAGATCCACCCCCAGCCCGGTTCCCACTCGAGGCCCCACCAGCCGTCGTCGTCGATCGGATAGGTCGGGACGGGGGTCGCGTCCGCAGGGGTGGGGTCGATCGTGAACGCGCCGCCGCGCCCGGCCATCGCCTTCAGCGCGGTGCGTTCGGCCTTGGTCAAGTACAAGCCCGCCTGGGGCCGTTGCACGCTGATCGGGCCGATCGTCTCGTAGCTGACGCCCTGGGGGTTCGCGTAGGCGCGGCCCGCGGCGGACAGCACGACGACGGAGGCAGCGTCGGGCAGGGGTGTGACGACGGACTCGCACAGCAGCACGGCCTGATGGATCATCAGGTCGGCGCGGGCGCCGTCGATCTCGCCGAGGGACAGGTACAGCCCCAGGTCCTCGGCGGAGGGGGGCACGAACGCCACGACCGCACCTCCCTCAGTGCAGAGCCTCGACGGCGCTCACGAACGCCTCGAGGTCGTCGGTGGGATCGAGTTCCGCCGACCGGGCGAGCGCCCGGCTCGACGCCGCCTTCCAGGCGGCGGGCTTCTCCAGTCGGCGCAGCGCCGTCTCCCACGCGTCGATGTCGCGCGGGTCGGCGAACGTCCCGGCGTCGCCGAGGCATTCGCGCAGGCCGGGTGTGGGCGAGGCGATCACGGGGATGCCGGACGCCATGGCCTCGACGGCGACTCTGCCCCACGACTCGTAGGTGGAGGGCATGAGCACGATGCGGGAGCGGGCATAGACCCGGTCCCGCATGGCGGCGGCGCCGGCGGTGTGGCCGACGACGCTCACGTTGTTCAGGCCCGTGTAGTCGACCTGTTCGCCGTAGGCGCCGGCCACCACCATGAACGCGGTGTCGGGCATCCGTCGGGCGAGTTCCCGCACCACCGTGCCGCCCTTCTCGTGGCACGGGTTGACCAGGGTGACCCGGTCCCCCGGTGTCGTCGCGTACTCCGCGGCGACCACCGGGGGCCGCACCACGATCGACGCGTTCGGGCGCGTCGCGTCGGGCTGCTCCGCAAGGAGCGCTTCAGCCTCCCGGCTGACCCACTGGGAGTTGTGCACGGCAAGCGCCGTGGTGCCGGCCACCAGATTCCGCAGTGTCGGAGGGCGCGAGGTGTGCACCGGCACGATCAGGGGCTTGCCGTAGCCGTTCGCCAACGCCCGTGTCGCCGGGACCAGTTCGTACTGGCCGAGCACCGCGTGTGACCGGCGCAGCGCGGTGTCGAAGTCGGCCTGGGTCTCGAAGGGGACGACGCGCACACCGTCGACCTCGTAGGGCCGTGCGGCGGAGCCGTAGCGGGCGAGCCACACCGAGACGTCGTGGCCGCGTGCCACCAGGGCGCGCAGCATGGCGTGGGTCGCGATCTCGCCGCCGGCGTTGTGCGCGGGCGGGTACTGGCCCATGCGGGCGACGATGCGCAGCGGCCTCGCCGCCGTCGTGGTCACGAACCGCTGGGGGTGCCGACGTACTTGACGAACGCGTCGTCGTCGCCCTGGACGTAGCCGTAGTACGCCTCCGCCAGGAGCAAAACCAAGTTCTCTTGGAACGCGCTGTGAACGGCGCCCTCTTCGTCGATGTAGGTCGCCTCGTTGGAGATGCGCACGGTGATGTCCATGCCGACGCCGTAGGCGGTCTGCGACCAGTCGCCGCCGACGGCCCGCAGGCCGGTGTCGGTGGAGGTGGACTGGCGGCGCTGCTTCCCGGACACCGACCGGGAGTACGCCAGGGGCTGCGCAAGCAGCGAACCCGACAGCGCCCGGTCGGTGACCGGGGAGGTCGTGGTGTCGGCGAAGAACGGCCGCCCGTTCAGGTCCGTCGAGAGCATCAGGTCCGGCTTCAGCCGGTAGTCCGCGACGAACCCGGTCAGGTCGTAGTCGTTGTTCGTGATCGTCTTCATGCCGGTCACGAAGTCGGCCCACAGGCCGCCGTTGGCCTTGGTCGCGGTACCGAGCGTGACGGACTGCGAGGTCTTCGTCAGGTAGTCCGCGAACGGGCCCGTCGCACCGCGCATGGTCTTGCCGTGGATGGTCGCGAAGTCAAAGGCCCTGGCGAACGCGGTGGGCAGGTCGTTCTGGAGCTGTGTCCACAGCCCGCCCGCGTTGGTCTTGGCGACCTCCTCGGACACGGGGATCAGGACCGCGATCTTCTTCGCGGTCATGGTCTTGATCGCGACCGCGCCGGAGGAGATCGGCTTGCGCTGGGCCTCACCGACCCAGTCGGCCGTAGGCACGTCCAGCGGCACCGGGATGCTGGTCGTCGTGTCGATCGCGAGCGGGATGCGCTTCGACAGCTGCATGACCGCGGACTGCTCGACGCTCTTTTCGAAGATCGGCCCCGTCAGGATGCGGGGCAAAAGTGCGGCGTCGACATTGGAGAGCTTGATCGGGGGCGTAGCCGCCATCGGGGTCCTGCTTTCAGCGGCCGAAGGCCGCGTTCGTGAACCACTCGGCGAACTCGTCGCCGGGGGTGGAGGTGCGGGTGGGGTTGGCGCCCGCGGCCTGCGTGCGATCCGGCGCCGGGCGGCGCGGGGACGCGGGCTCTGCGGGCGGCGCGGCGGGGGCGGCCTTGGCCAGGTGCGGCTTGCGCTCCACGAGGTCCGCCAGGTCGACCGCGATCTGCGCCTCGTCGATCTCGCCCTGCGCGTCGACGTAGGAGCCGAGCCGGTCCTTGAGGTACGCGACCGCGTCCTCGGGGTCCTTGAACTCCCCTGCCGCAGCACGCAGTTCGGCGCGGGCCGTGCGGGTCTGGAGGGCCTGGGACTGCTGTCGGGCCTCGGCCAGCTCCGCCTGGAGCCGTTCCTGCTCGGAGAGTTGGGCCCGCTCGTACTCGGCGACCTTGGCCGCGAGGGTGTCGCGGTCCTTGGCCTTGGTTCGGCTGGCCGCGGCCTCACGACGCAGCTTCTCGATCTCGCGTCGAGCCACGTCCGGATCCGCCCAGGGGTCCGTCGGGCCCGCCTGGGGCTCGGTGGTGGGCTCTTCCGGCTCGGGCGCCTGCGGATCGACGGGCGCGGGCGTGACGGGCTCGACCGGCTCCTGCTCGGGGGCGGCAGGGGTCAGTTCGATGGGGGTGCTCATGCGGTTGGCCCTCCTGGGGCGGACATGCGAAAGCCCGCCACCTGGGCGGGCGTTGGGACGGCGCCGCGCTCGCGCACGGCGGGTATGTGGGGTCAGGGACGGTCGCCGAAGTCCTCGGGCGTGGGGGTGCGTCCCTGATCGATCAGGCGCATCGCGATGCGGTAGCGCCGGAGCTGGTCACCGGGGTGACCGGAGGCGAACTCGAAGTAGATCCGGTCCCATTCGGTGGCCTCGGGCGACAGGCTGAAGACGTCGCCGCGCAGCACCGGGAGCGCGACGCAGGCGCAGTCGTTGTGGAATTTGAACAGGCCCTCGCCGGTGAAGTTCTCGTTGGCGTCCGTCCCGGCGGTTCCCCGGGTCTTGTAGACCGCTCCCCTGCTCGCCATCAGCCGGCAGAACGCGCACGCGGTGGGTTGGGCGGAGCGGTACCAGCCGCGGGCGTCCGGGTCCTGCTCGACGGCCTCGACGATCGTGCGCCGCCCTGCGTCCAGCGCGAGCCGTCCCGCCGCCGCCTCGGCGCGCTGCTGCACACCGGCGAGCAGCCGTTCGGCGATGCGCGCCGAGTGGGGTCTGCCGTCGGCGGGTCCGGACGGCTCGGGGTCAGGCGGCGTCCACACGTCGTGTGCCGCCCACCGCATCGTCGCCTCGATCTGCTCGGCGGGCGGCGAGTCGGCGAGCGCCGGCCGGAACGTACTGCGCAGCCCGGCCGCTTCGCGTTCGGCCTCGTAGGCGCGGGCCGACAGTTCCGCAGCGATCTGCGCGTAGCGGTCCACCTCGGTGGCGATGCCCGCGATCCACGGCCGCGCGGACGCGGGTCGCGCCGGGTCGAGGGTGCGCATGCGCGCGCGGATGTCGCGGAACAGCATGCGAAGCATGCCGCGCTGTTGAGTGCGCAGCCGGCGCGCGGCGGACGAGCCGTCAGAGATCCGGCGGGCCATCGACCGCTCCCGGATTCGCACCGGTCGGAGCCGGCGGAAGGTCCCGGCCCAGCTGCTCCAGGAGCAGCGACGCGCCGCGACGGCGCCGATCGGCGCGCACGCGCTGTTGCTGGGACTGAGTCAGGCCGACCATCTCCAGCACGACGTCCGAATCGGCCGGGAGCACCCCGGCCTGGACCAACTTCACGGCGGCGTCGGTGGAGGCCGCGACCGTCGGCGTGGCGGGGTTGCGCCACACGGTCTCGATCCGTCGCGACTTGTCCGGGGGTTCGCCGTCGCGGATCCACAGCGCCAGGCGCATCGCCTGCGCCCACACCCGACCGAAACGGCGGATACGCCGCTCGGCCTTCTTCACCAGCATGGACTCGGCGCTGCGGATCGCGTCGGCGGACGCCGGGTTGTCGCTGGTGTAGCCCAACATGTGCGGCGGTAGGCCGAGTTGGGTCGCCATGATCCGCGCATACAGGTCGATGATCTTCGTCTGGCCGGACGGGTCGTGCGCCGTGAACTGGCCGACCTCGGGGATATTGCCGTCCTCGTCCCGTTCCAACGCGAGCATGCGGCCGATGTACGTTTCCCACGCCGAGGTCGCGTTGCCCTCGGCATCCTGGAACGCGGACTCGGACGCGCCCAGGATGTATCGCTGCGGAGCGCCGTAGAACTCTGCGGCCACCTCGATGCCGAGCAGGCGCCGGCAGGCGGCGTCGGTGATGGACATGACGTCCGGGGTGATCTCGGACCGGCCGATCCTGTCCGCGGTGCGCTGCCTGTTCGCCAACCGCAGCACCGGCAGCATGCCCAGACCGTGGTCGTCACGGTCGACGATCTCGTACCCGTTCTCCGTCTCGACCGTCCAAATGGTGGAGTTCGGAAGCATCAGGACAGACATGCGTTCCTCGTCCTGGATGCACTCGCGCAGCGCCGACAACCCCATACGCAGCCGCGGATCCCACAACATCGTCATGTCGAGGGGCGACTCCACCGTCAGCAACGGTGGGCAGTCGTCGCACCTACCCGGCCCGTCGCACTCGCACGACGAACCACCGCTGATGTAGCCGCGCCCGTACACGAACGCGTCGGTGTGCCCCAGGCTCGACTCGTCGTACAGGTCGTTGGCCTCGGCGATCTCCTCCAACTCCGAGGAGTCCGAACCGTCCGACCAGCGCATCGCCTCGAGGTCGAGGCGCTGCTCCAACGCATCCACGCCGATCCGCGGCCACCCGATGACGGTATGCAGGCCCTTGAGTTGCGGGGGGATGCTGATGCCCAGGTCCCGAATCAACTGCCGGCCGTCGTAGTAGGCGTCCCGCAACTGGAGCTTGAACCGGTTCGCCTGCAACTCCTGACGCATCACCGCCATGAGTTGCTTCTGATCATCCGTCAGGTAGGTCAGCGGCAGGGAAATGATGTCGGCGGCCAAGGTTCACCGCCCATCCGTTTGAGTTCTCAGCGCAGTACGATGACGCGGCCCCCGCCGGGAGCCGCCCTATTGCTCTTGCCGAGTCCCTTGGACACGGCGTCGACCCGGGCCTGCCAGGCGAGGACGGCCGCAACGGCGGCGTCGATCTTGTTGGCAGACTCCGGGTGTTCCTTGGCGATCTGGAGTCCCGAGCGCGACATGCGGCGCCGGCAGTTGAGGATGTGGCGAGTCAGCGCGGAGGATCCGTCGTGGGTCAGCTCCTCGTCCGTGATCGCGGAGCGGAACTTCTCCAGGGCACGCACGATCTGCACCGCGCGACCGCCGACCATCCACCACTCGATCGGATGCTGAACGGTGGCCTTCACCCGCAGGCGCTTGCCGTAGCGGGCCTCCCACGTCGCGACGTGCGATTCCCATTTCGCCGGGTCCGCGTACATGCCGACGACGCGGTATGTCGCGAATGCCTCGTCGACGGTGGCCAGGACCTCGGTGGTGGGTACCTGCCAGTTCTTGCCGAGGGCTCCGTCCGGTTGTTCCCAGCAGCCGAGGAGGAACAGGTGGCCGTCGGAGACTCGGCAGCCGACCAGTGCCGTGGCGTCGGTGACCGCGTGCGAGCGGCGACGCGAACCGTCGAAGCCCAGGACGATGGTGTCCTTGGGTTCGATGCGTTTGGCCGTGGCCGCGACGCCGGCCCAATCCGGAGCGGACACCCAGGCGTCGGCCGCGTGGGTGACCTGGTTGAGGAAGTCGGCGCGCAGGGTCTGGACGTCATTGGACGGGTCGTAGAAGTCCGCGACGAGGCGGTCGATCGGCGACCAGCCGGGTTCGCAGGGCGGGTCGTGGAGAACGCATCCGTCCGGGTGATCGGAGGAGTCCCCGTAGGCCACCCGCAGGCCCGCAACCAGCGATTCGCGATCGGCGGGGTCCGTTGCCGCAGGAGCTTCCCGGTGGTCGTAGTACAGGCCGTCGTCGCGGGCGCGCCCTTCCTGGATCTGGGCCCAGTAGGCGGCGGATTCCTCGGCCACTGAGCCGTCACCAGGGGTGAAGGCGTTCGGGGACTCGATGGTCGAGCCGCCGATCTTCGCGGCGTTGATCCGCATTGTCTTCGCCATCTTCAGTCCGCCGTTGGACCGGACCCATTCCTCGGACTGGTCCAGGACCGCGAAAACGGGCTTGTTGCCCTTGACGCTGGCGGGTGACGACGTGATGGGTTCGATGCGTCCGCGCGGCAGGTTGACGAACGTGTCGAGGACTTCGAGCCCCGGGTATTCGTCCCGGGCGGGGCCCTCGCGCAGCATCTCCAGCAGCGGCACCCAGGAGTTCTGGGTCTGCTTCTCGCTGACCGCGGCAATCTGGACGAGCGGGGTTCTGACCTCGCACCAGGGCTTCCCGACGGGTTGCCCATCGTCGTCCCAATCGGCGAACAGCACGGGGCCCAGGGCCTCCGCGCAGGCGATCGCGGCCAACAGCGGGGACTTCCCCCAACCTCGGGGGCGGGAGAGCACGGCGCGGCGGCGGAGACGCTTGCCCGTGACCGGGTCGAGTTCGTAGAAGCGGAGGATGAACTCCCCCTGCTCCCGCGTGGGGACGAACGGCTCGTACTCCGGCCGATCGGGCGCCGCGAGGATGTCGGTCATCCAGTCGAGGACGCCCCACCCGAGGGTCGGCAGCTCGCCCGCCACGGACGGCCGCCACGGCATCAGTCCTCCGCGGTCGGAGGCTTGAGGACGCGCAGCGTCCCGTACCGTTCACGCGACGTCGGGCTTGCGGGCCGCTTGGAGTCCTTCTCGTCGGCCTCCGCGAACGCCATGCGCAGTCGCGCGCGGTCCTCGGGGTGGCGCCGAACTTGGCCACGCGAAGCCGCAGTTCGGCTGCGGCGGTCACCTCGCCCGACCACAGGCGGGCGTGCACGATGGCGGTGTCCAGGAGGAAGTCCCAGTCGGTGGAGCTGAAGTTGTCGGCCTGGGGACTTGCCTTCCACATGTCCCACCACTCCACCGTGCGGTGCGGCCACTGATACTCGATCAGCTCGCCGTCCTTCTCGATGTGGAAGGTGGGCAGGTCGGGTGGTTCGGCGTGCTCGAAGCGGAGCAGCGTCTGCGCTACGGGATCCTTGTTCGCACGCGCGCGCCGGGAGGGGTCCTTGGGCGCGGGGCCACGGCCGGCCATCAGCCGTTCCGCCCGGTCGTGATGACGGTCATCGGGGCGACCTCCTGGGTCGTGCGCGTTCCTCCGGGAAACGCGAGCGACCACGGCCCGACGGCGCGGACCTCCGGGGTCCGCTCTCCGTGGAGACGTGGTCGCTTGGTTGTTGCTCGTGCTACGTGAGGCGGCTGCCCTTGGCCAGGTTGCAGGCCAGGTGCGTGCACCGGGTGTTCCGGCGGCTGTGTTCGCCGCCCCCGGACAGCGGGATCACGTGATCGAGAGAGGCGCTTCGCCCGGAGGGCCATGCGATCGCCGGGTCCACCGGCTCACCGCAGATGCCGCAGGTCCACGCGTCCCGCTCGAAGATCTCGCGGGGCTCGAACACCTCGACGCGCGCGGCCTTTAGGGTGAGCCGCCGCGCGCTGTCGTATGCCTTGTATTGGGCCGCGTAGCGCTGACGCGCCGGCATCTCTGCCTGCCGCTCGCGCCGACGTGCGCGTGCCCGGTCGCTGTGGTGATGCTGCGCCGACTGCCACCGGCCGTGCTGCTCCTTGTAGTTGCGCTGGTAGGCGGCCATGCGTCGCGCCGTCAGCGCCTGGCGGCACTCGGGCGCCCCGCAGGTCTTGCGATCGTCCCGCACGGTGGGGAACTCGCTCCCGCAGAAGGGGCACACGAACACGGTGGCCGGCTTCGCTCGCCGGGCGCGCGAATCTGCGGCCCATTGGGCGGCTCGCCCGTCGGCTCGTGCGCGCACGTAGCCGGCCGCCGCCCGGCACGAAGGCGAGCAGTACGTCCCGACGGGCCCGCGCTTCGGGGCGGGGAACGCGATGCCGCATTCGGTACACACTCCGCCCGCCCTCGGTTGCCCCGCGGTGCTCACAGCAGAGCCGTCAGTATCGCGGCGGCGTTCGGCAGGTCGGCCAGTTGCAGAGGAGCGTCGGGCACTCGGTCGCCGACGATGATGTACCGGCGGTCCGAGTACCACTCGATGGCGACGCCCCGACGTCGGATGCGCCGCCCCGCCGGGACCTTGCCCCGGAACCACAGGTGCAGCCCGTTGCCGGAGCGTCCCCTGTCCATGTACGTGGCCGGGAGCGCGTCCACGATCCGCTGCGCCCAGGGGAGCAGTTCGCCCTGCTCGAGGGCATCGTCCAGGTCGACGACCAAGACGTCGTCACCGGTCGCAAGGACGTAGCCGATGCCCTCGCCCACGGTCGAGCGGTATGCGGTGTCGAAGTCCGACCAGGTCGAAGGGTCGGTTGTCGAGGCCCATCGGCCGTCGGTGCGCATCGGTCGCTTCGCCACGTGCCTGACCCAGCGTGCCCGCTCGCGCAGGACCGCGGGTACGTGGCGTACTCCCGCTGCCCTTTCGGCAGCTGCCTTGGCCTGCTTGCGGGCCCGGTAGGCGCGCGCCTCGCAGGAACGGGAGCAGTGCTTCCTATCGGCCCGGTGCATCGTCGGCAGCGGACCACCGCACTGAACGCAGGCTGTCGAGGCAAGACTCATGCCAATACTGTAGCACGTGATCTGTGTAGGCTATGGCTCGCTGACCTGGATCTATGAAGATCATTGCCTCATCGGCTCCCGAAGTGTGGTCTAGACCACTTCGATTCCATCGCAGGTCGGAGCCCCGCGCGGATGCCCCAGACCCGTAGCCGGCCCGAGCGCGTACACGCCCCGATGAGCGGATCTTGGTCCAGGGGGCAACCCCCCACCTCGGTAGGCCAACAGTGTTGGCCGCCTCGGGTGGCGCTGTCATGCCAACAGAGTTGGCATGCGTGAGGCCAACAGAGTTGGCATATCCGACCGGTCGGTTGCACCTGGAGGTCGAGCAACCGGCTCGATGGTTCGCCGATCGACCCGTTCGGTTGGTTGATCGATCGGACGATCATCCGACCGATTGGACACCTTGCCCGACAGCACGGTTGGTCGGGCTCGGCGGTCGGCCCAACCGACCGGTGTGTGTGATGCCCGCCCGGCGGGCTCGGGTGGTCGCCGGGTCGGCTGCCGGCAGGCTCGCCGTCGCCCTGGGCGCGGTGGACGACCACCCAACCGTTGGTCCCGTCGGCCCGCCGGACACCTTGGACCCTGGGCCCGCAGGAGCAGTCGGGGCGGAGCGGGTGGTCGGTCGTCTCCCGGGCCGGGGTGACGTGGAGGGTGTCGGGTGCCATCCATCCGCCGGCGCCCCGCGACCGGGTCATCGGCGGCGCGTGGGCATGCGGCCGATGTTGCGGCGGTCGCCGGGCCAGACTCCGGTCATGTCCCGGTGCAGGCGTGCGCAGTAGGCCGCGGCCCTGGGGCCGAGGTAGGTGCGGAGCTGCCTGGTGCACCGGGTGTGATCTCCGGGTGTGTTCCACCTGATCTTGGTGGTTCCGCCGCGTCCGGTGGACCAGTAGGTGCGCAGGGGCGCCGGGTTGCCGGTGCCGCGCCTGCCGGTGTGGGTCCTGGTGTTGGTCGCCATGGGTGGTCGCCTCCTGGCGTGCGGATGCGGGTGTGGCGGCGGGTGGCCTACGGGCGGGGCGGGGTCGGGGCGGGGTCGGCTTGCGGTGTGGCCGGCTCTTGTTTCGGCGGCCCGTCGGGGTTGGTGGCGGGGTGGTCCTGGTCGATGCGTTGGATGGAGTGGAGGTGTTCGCGGGGCACGGTCAGGAGGATGCCGCGGTCGTCGGTGAAGGTGGCCCAGCCGTCGGTGATGCCGAGGTGGAGGTCGGGGCTTTCGACGATGACGCTAGCCTCGGTGCTGGCGGCGTTGACGACGTAGCGGGGCATGTCAGCTCCGGATGCCGGGGTGGGGTTCCTCGGGATGGCGTCCCAATGCGCGGCGGGCGGCGGCGGCGCGGATGCCTTCGCGGCTGGACTTGGCGCGGTGGCAGGGGTCGTCGTGGATGGGGGCGAGGTTGGTGAGGCTGTGGTCGTCGCCGGGTCGGATGTGGTCGATCTGGTCGGCGCCGTCCCGGCCGCAGACGTGGCAGGTGTGGCCGTCGCGGGCGTAGACGGCGGCGCAGCGGGCGGCCCAGTCGGTGGGGAGGCGGTTGCGGCGGTTGCTGCCGACCCAGGCTCCGGGGGTGCCGGCCATCTACGGGGCCGGGGGAGGTCGGCGAGTCGGCGGCGTGCTTCGGCTCGGGCGTGGAGGAGGGCGGCTTGGGCGTGGCGTTGGGCTGCCTGGGCTGCGGCGAGCCGGCGGGCCGCGGCGCCGATGTCGGGGGCTGGTCGGGGGTGGGGCATTGGCCGACTCCCATCGATCTGAACCCCGGGGTTGACATACCTCAACCCCGGGGTTTACCTTCGTGTCACCGGCAGGGGAACAGCGAACCGAGGAGCCCGAGATGACCACCACCGCCACCGCCACCGCGCAGGTCACCGTCGGCCGCGGCGTCGTCGCCCACGAGGTCCGCGGCCAGGGCCGCACCACCTGCGGGCGCCGGGTGAACGCCACGCTGGAGGCGGGCCACGGCCGCAAGACCTGCAAGACCTGCGCCCGCCGCACCGCGAAGCCCGCCGCTCCGGCCGCCCCGGTAGCCGCGCCGGCGCCGGCGATGGTGTCGGTCCTGGGCCGGGACCTGCGGGTGGGGATGCGGATGCTGGAGGACGACGGCATGGGCGGCACGAGCCCGCTGCGGGTCGCCGGAGCGGTCAACCGCGGCACCTGGGTGCGGCTGACGGTGGTGGACGCCTGGGGCACCGAGATGAGCCAGCAGTGCGGCCCGAACGACGTGTTCGAGGTACTGGCAGCCTGACCGCCGGGCCGGCGGGCCCTGTGGCCCGCCGGTGGTTCGCCCGCCCTGCCGGTACGGAGCGGAGCGACGGGACGACCCGGCCGACCGGCCGGAGGCATGGAGGACCAGGATGGGCAGGCGCAGGACGTGGCGTGAGCGGGTGGCCGCCGAGGACGCGGAACAGGACCGGCTGAGGCGGCTGGCCGAGGCGTCGGCGCTGCGCCGGGCCCTGGCGATCGCGGAGGGGTTGCGGACCGAGTTCGGCGGCAACCAGGCCGCCATGGGCCGGGAGTTGGGGACGACGGGCACGGCCGTCGCAAAGGCCGTGCGCCGGGCGGAGGAGGCTCGCCGGGCCGCCGCCGACTCCTGAGTGCCGCCCGGAGCCGCCGGGACGCCGTGCGGGTCGTACAGGGGCGCCGAGTCAGCCCTCGCCGGGTGCGGCGCCGCCGGGGGCAACCGGGGTGGTAACGGGTGCGCCGCGGCGGATGCTGCGGATCTCGCAGGTGCGCACCATCAGGACGTAGTCGTCGGAGGCGTCGCGGAAGCGGACCCACCCGTTGGCCGCGCCGTCGACGGCTTCGACGGCCTCGACGGTGGCGGTGTAGGGCGCGGCCGCGGTGTCGCCGAGATAGGTGACGGTCCAGGTGTAGGTGACGGGTGTGCCGGTGTTCACGCGTGCTCCGGGGTGTGGGCTTCGGCGATGAGGGCGCGCATGGCGTCGGGGTCGGCGGCCGCGCGGTGGTAGCGGTGGCAGAGTGCGGCGTTGGCCGTGTACTGCTCGCCTTCCTTGACGGCGCTGGGGTGGGTCAGGGAGTAGACGCGGCCGGGGTGGCGGGCGGGGTCGGCGCCGAGGAGGGTGGTGTGTGCGGTGTGCCAGGCGGCGTCCTCGAAGCCCCAGCCGCGGAAGCGTTCGTCCTGGCCGCCGTGGGCCCACCAGGTGGCGGGGGTGGTGATGTACACGCCGGAGCAGGCGCCGGGGACGACGAACGCGTTGCAGTCGGGCAGGGGGACGCCGGCGAGGTATTGGGCGGTGCCGTCGCCCCGCAGGGAGCGGTACTCGGTGTAGGGCAGTTGGACCACGTGGGAGCGGGCCGCGGCGTGGACGGCCGCGCCGACGGGTTCGGCTTCGGCGAGGGTGTCGGCGTCGGCGAGGACGACGACGTCGACGTGGTGCCGTTCGGCCCAGGCGACACCGGCGTTGCGGCACGCGGCGAGGCAGAACGGTTCGTGGGTGGTGTCGATGTCGACCAGCCGGGCGCCGGGGAGGATGCGCTCCCAGTGGGCGGTGACCAGGTCGTGGGCGCGGGCGCGTTCGGGGCCGGTGTCGCGCCAGGGCAGGACGACGGCGACGCTCACGCGGCCTCCCGCTCGGGCCAGTGCCAGGTTCCGCCGGCGTGGTCGTTCTCGTCGTGGATGATCAGCTCGCCGAAGAAGACGCCGCCCGGATTGAGAATGCACAGGCCGACGGACTCGGTGCCGAAGCCGTCGTGGGGCACCTCCGTGACGATGGCCGCTCGGCACTCGGCGGGGTATGCCTGGGTGCCGTCGTCGCGGACCGGGCTGCCGTGGCCGACGTAGTGGACGATGCGGCCGACGGTCGGTCGTGGCTGGGGCATGGGTACTCCGGGGTGGGTCACGGGTGGTCGTGGGCGGCTGCCGGGGTGATCACGGCGCCGGGAAGGGCCGCTTCTGCGGCGGCCGTCGCTCTATCGATCCACGTGTCGCCGTGGGGCTCGGCCGGGAGGTGGATGCGTCCCGAACCGGGTGGTTCGAGGTACGGGTGAAGTTGCGGGCAGTTCCAGTCGGCGCGCCATTCGCGGCGGGTTCGGCCTCGGGTTCGGCGGACGTCGCGGCGACTGAGGCGGAGGCGGAGGGCGCAGGTGCGTCCGTCGGGCAGTCGCGCGGTCGCCGAGGCCGTGGCGAGTTCGGTGACGGTTACCCGGACGGGGCCGAGGATGTGGTTGCGCCAGTCGAGGTCCAGTTCGGCGATGCGGCGTGCGGATCCGTCGAGGCTCAGGCGGCGCGCCACGTAGGACACGCTCACGAGGCGATCGGTCCAGTGGTCCGGCCCGCAGTCGGCGTCTACGCGGGTGTCCACGTGAATCGACCCGAGTCGGCCGAGTTCGAGCCAGGCCGCGACGCGTTCGCTGCGCCGCGGGCGCAGCACGAAGCCCGCCCGCACGCCGCGACCGCTCGGTGCGATCCGGATGCTCAGGCTGCGTGGGAGGGCTCTGTATGGCCAGGGGCCGGGCGGTGTGTGAACGAGGTAGCCCTCGGCGGTGGCGTGGCGAAGGTCGTTGGTGTTGGGCCCGTCGAAGCGGCCCGTGTAGGGGTCGCCGATGTTCCCGACCAGAGGCGAGAGGTCGCCTCGTCCCGTGGGTTCCATCCCGCATCGGGAGCAGGTGACCCAGCGGGTCGGCGGGCTCGTGCCCGGCGCGCCCGGGGCACCGGCGATGACGGGGTCGTGCCCGCGCCACAGGCATCGCGAGGCGGGGCGTGGGATGCGGGTGATCCGGTAGAGCCGGCTCATGCGGGTGCTTCGACGGCCGCCGTCGGGACCGGCCATCGGTGGCGGTCGCGGCTGGTGGTGATCGAGGCGGCGATGGCGGCCGTTGCGTGGTGGGGCCAGGTGCCGGCCTGGACGGAGCGGTCGGAGACGGTGACGGCGGATCCCGTGTAGCGGCCGGTGCCGTCGGGCTTGTAAGGGATGCCGTTGCTCTCCCAGTCGACCGACCAGGAGGTGGTCTTGCGGCCCCTGGCGCGGCCGGTGGTGCAGCGTTCGAGTTGGAGGGTGACCCCGTGGTCGTCGCCGTGGGGCATGCGGACGGTGGCGGTGACGGGGTCGCCGACCTTGTCGTAGGTGTGGCGGCGCGGGCCGAGGATGCGGTCGCGGGGATCGATGACGGTGCTGCCGTGGCGCCAGCGCGGGTCGCCCTTTGAGTAGGAGTCCCGGTCGGTGCCGAGCGTCCAGTAGACGCTGCCCTTGTAGGTGCGGAATTCGATGCGCTTGGGGTGGTAGCCGGTGGGGTTGAGGCGGCGTTGCAGCCAGGTGCCGTAGCCCTCGGTGTGGATGTAGACGGCTCCGAGCGGGTTGAGAGTGATGCTCGCCGCGAGGGTGTGTTCGCTGCCGGCGTGGCCCAGCTTCAGGTCGATGCCGATCCCTCCGAACGTCTTGCCGACGACGACCTGGCCGCCGATGACGCCCTCGGGTGAGGTGCGCCAGGGGCCGGGGACCTCGCTGGTGGCGCGCGTGGGCCGGCCCAAGGGGTGGTGGGGCTCCGGTGCGCGTTCGTCGTCGTAGGGGTCGCCGATGTTCCAGCGGGCCGGGTCGAGGTGGCCCTGCGGGTCGGGGCGGGTGCCGCACCGGTCGCAGCAGACCCAGCGTGAGCCGGGGTCGTCGGGCCCGAAGCCGGTTGTGCCGTCCACGACGGCCCGGTGGCCGACGAGGCGGCACAGGGGCATTGCGCGGGGCAGGTGGAGCCAGAAGCCGCGGTCGAAGGGCGTGCCGGGCTTGGCGCCGTCGCGCTTGCGGTAGTCGATGCTGTGCCAGTGCATGGGTGTCTCCCGAGGGGTCGGCGGCCCCGGCGCTCGGCCGCCGGGGCTGCCTGTCCGCGGTGATCGGGCCGCGGACGTGGTGGGTGTGGCGGTCAGGGCTCGCTGCGTTCGTGGAGAAAGCGGGCGATGTTGAGCCAGGTGCAGGCGAGTTCGTCGAGGCGCTGGGCAACAGGCGGGTTGCCGACTTCCATCTCGGCGCCGTTGAGGAGCCGGCTGGCGTTGGTCAGGGCCTCGTCGATGGTGGGCGGGCGCAGCTCGTGGCGGGCCTTGGGCGTGGGTTCACTCATGCCGTCATCCGATGTTCGAGGCGACCATGAGCAGGCCGGCGATGAGGCCGAAGTTGAGGATGGTCAGTACCGCCGCCATGGGTGCGGTGAGAGGTTGGCGGGGCTTGCCGACGCTGGCGATCACGAGGAGGACGCTGAGGGTCCACCAGGCGGCGAGGCCGTACAGGAACCAGGTCATGGGATGGGTCTCCGTGGCGGTGTGGCGGTTCAGTAGTCCGTGCCGGTGCGGTGCCGGCCGATGTGGCGGACGCGGGGCGGGTCGCCGCGGCGCCCCCAGTAGGCGCCGCGAAGCGTGGGGTCCGAGGCGAATAGGGCGCGGCCGAAGACGGATTCGCTCCAGGGCGTGTCGGGCCAGGGCCGCGCGAGGGTGGCGGCGGGGATGACGCACGGGTTGCCGGTGAAGCAGGCCCGGTGTTCGATCCAGGCGCGTTCGCCGTCGGTGCGCTGGGTGAACTCGTTGCCCTGGGCCTCCAGGGCTTCGATGAGGCCGCCGGCGGCGTGCTCGTTACCGAACCAGGGTTGGCGCAGCAGGGCGATCTGCGTCAGGTGTGTGTGCGTGTCGAGCACCGCGGTGAGCGCGTCAAGGTCGACGTCTGTCTCCAGGACGAAGTCGTCCTCCCAGAAGGCGATCGCCCGCTCCCCTGCCGCCAGGCCCCAGACGGTGCGCATGGCGCGCCAGTAGCCGGCGGGCGAGTCCGGTTCGACGGGGACGATGTCGGCGGTGAAGCTGTCGGCGAGCCAGGAGCGGTGTTCCGGGTCGCCGGTGTCGTCGACGATCGTGGTGTGGGCGACGCCGTGCAGGTGCCGGCGGAGGGCCGTCATGGTCTGTTCGAGGCAGTCGCGGCGGCCGTTGGTGAGGACGATCAGAGGAACCGTCATGTGGCTTCCCACTCCTGCATCCGTGCACGGAGGGTGTCGGCGGCGCAGGTGAGCATGCCGAGGGCTTCCCACGCGGCCAGGCCGGGCGTGCGGTAGTTGAGGAGCACGATGTCGCCGTCCTCGTCCAACGCCTTGATGGATACGGCGTATTCGAGGAGTACGCAGCCGTCGGGCAGGAGGTCGGCGAGCCTGGACTCGTCGTTGGGCGTTGCTGCCATGCGTGCACCCCCGCTCGATGGGTTCGGGAGAGCCGTGTGACTACGCGTGTGCTCGTTCGGTGACCAGGGCGCGCATGGTGGGGACGTCGCCCTCGGCGGCCCTGTAGCGGGCCAGGAGTGCGTAGTTGGCGTCGCGGCCGGGCCCGGGGGCGTCGTCCTTGGGGTGCCAGAGGTGGACGAGTTGGGCGGGGTGGCGGACGGAGTGGCCGAGGAGGGTGTCCGCGGCGGCGAGGAACGCGGTGTCCTCGCAGCCCCAGCCGGTGAAGCGTTCGTCCATGCCGCCGGCGAGGGTCCAGGCGTCGGGACGGATGACGAGGACGCCGCCGGTGGAGCCGGTCATGGTGAGTTCGGTGCCGCAGGCGGCGAGGGGGGCGCCGTTGAGGTAGTCGGCGGTGCCCTGGGCGTCGAGGCCGCGATACCAGGTGTGGGGCAGGTGGAGGCGGCCGTCGGCTGCGCCTTCGACGGCGGCGTGGAGGGCGTCGGGGTCGGGGAGGGTGTCGGCGTCGCACAGGACGACGATGTCGGCGCCGAGGTCGGCGGCGTGGCGGATGCCGTGGTTGCGGGCGGCGGCGCGGGAGAACGCGGCGTGGGGGCTGTCGGCGTCGAGGTGGAGGGCGCGCGGGAGGTGGTCGCGCAGGTAGGCGCGAACGTGGCCGTGGTTGCGGGTCCGGGCCGGATCCCCGGCGCGCCAGGGCAGGACGACGGCAACGGACACGCGGCCTCCCTGGAGGTCGTGCGGTCGTCGGCCGGGTCAGTCGGGAGCGCCGTCGGTGTCGCCGGTTGGATCCGGAAGGGCGGCGAGGCGGCGAGCTTTGCCGGGGACGGCGGTCACGATGCCGCGGCCCTCGAGGACGGCGAGGGCTTGGCGAACCCTGCCGCGCGAGGCTTCGAACGCCGCCGACAGCTCCGCCTCGCTCCGGATCGGGTCGCCGACGGCCAGCTCCTCCCGGCGGACCGCGTCGACGAGGTCGGCGAGGATGCGCTCGGGCAGCGGCGTGGCGCCCGTATCCGCCGGGTCGCGGGGCTTCCATCCGATGCCCTTGACCGGGGTGATCAACTTCTCACGGGCAAGGACGGTCAGGGCCCGCCGGGCGGTGGTGCGCGCCACACCGAAGCGCTCCTGGATGCCGGACTCGGACAGGAGCGCGTCGCCTGCGGGCTGCGCCTCCTCGAGTTCGCGACGCAGCACGTCGGCGATGACGAGGTAGGTACCGCGCGGACTGGGGTCGCTCACCGTGGCTCCCAACGCCGAGTGCAGGGCACGACCATGATGCCCGACCTGGGCCCGGACGCCCGGGGAGCCCTACCGGTTCGCGAGGGCCCGCCGGATGCCTTCCTCGAGGGAGACCCGGGGGGTGTGGAAGGTCTTCATCCGGGTGGGGTCGCCGACCCGGTACGCGACACCGCGGGGTGCGGCGAGTTCGTGCCGGATCGCCGGCCGGTAGCCGTACTCGGCGATGATCATGTCGGCCAGGTCGTTGAACGAGGTGGCGCGGCCGGTGGAGAGGTTGACCGGGCCGGGCACGTCCTGGTCGACGGCCGTGAGGACCGCGGTGACGACGTCGTCGATGTGGATCCAGTCGCGGACCTGGTTGCCGTCGCCCCAGATCGTGAAGGGGTCGGCCTGGCGGCGGGCGCGGTCGACGAACGCCCGGAACGGATAGTCGTTGTCCTGGTCGGTGCCGTAGCCGGAGAACGGCCGGAACACGTGGACGCGGGTACCCGCCGCCTCGGCGTGCGCGGCGAGCTGCTCGCCGGTGAGCTTGGCCCAACCGTAGGTCTGGTCCGGGAGTTGCGGGTCGGCGAGGTCGATGTCGGACTCGGTCAAGGCGCGGCCTTCGGGGTCCTGGAGGGCGACCGGGTAGGCGGCGGAGGAGCTGAAGTAGACGGCGCGGCGGGCCCCGTGGCGGTCGACCAGCCAGCGGAAGAACCAGGCGTCGAGGGCGAGGTTCGTGGCGATCGACAGGGGGCTGCCGTCGATGGACTGCCGGCCGCCGACGATGGCGGCGCAGTGGATGGCGAGGTCGTACCGGGTCGGCAGGTCGGGGAAGCCGGTCGGTTTGCGGTGGTCACCGCGGCGGAACAGGTGGATGCAGTCGAGGCCGCGGCCGAGGTCGACGCCGGTGACGTCGTCGCCGCGCTCCTCGAGGGCGCGGCGCAGGTGGCGGCCGACGAAGCCCTCGGAGCCGGTCAGGAGAACCTTCACGCGGTCTCCTGTGCGGGATCGGCGCAGGTGTGGTCTATCCAGGGGGCGACTTCGAGGCCGGTGTAGGGGTCCGAACCGATGACACGCAGGTGGACGTCGACGTCCCGGTTGCAGGTCGGGCAGGGGATGACGACGGTGCCGAGGGTGGCGGGCATGGGTTACACCTCCTGTCGGGTCGACTGGCAGCAGCAGCCGTGGTCGTTGACGGGGATGCCAGTCTCCTCGCGCTCGAGGAAGCACCCGGCGCAGCAGGGGCCGGCGTGTTCGAGCGAGTGGACGTGCATGGCGTCGATGATGTCGAGGTGCCGTTGGTACTCGGCTGCGGTGAGGGAGGCGAGGGGGGTGGCGAGGTTGCGGCCGAAGCGCCGGAACCAGCGGCGTTGGCTGCGTGGTCCCCATCGTTCGACGACGGCCGGGATCCGACCGCCGACGGGTGGGTGCTTCGGGGTGTACGTCGGGTCTTCGAGTGGCGTGCGTATCACGGTTTCACCCCCGCAATGAGCTGGAACGGTCCGACGGTCCTGTGTGCCCGGATCTCGTAGCCAGCCTGTTCCAGGAGGGCGGCGTAGCCGTCCCGGTCCCAGGCCCAGGTGTGGAACTCGTAGTGCTGCTCCGGGGTCTCGTTCCAGGGCGAGGAGGCGATGATGATCGGCGAGTGCTCGGCGATGCGGCGGACGAAGGCGTGCGGGTCGACGAGGTGCTCGAGCATCTCGGTGGCGACGGCGATGTCACCCCACTGGATGTCGCCGTCGACCACGTCGCCGAGGCGCACGTCGACGCCGCGCTCGTCGTTGGCGGCCCGGACGTTGGTCGGCTGTAGGTCGTAACCCCAGGCGGTCAGTTCGCCGGGGAGCAGCGTGAGGAGTCCTCCGTCGCCGGCCCCGAGGTCGACCACGGTTCGCGGCGTCGGCCCGGTCTGGCGGAAGGCGACGCCGACCAGGCGCGCCGCCTCGTGCAGGCGCGCCGTGTGGGCTGCCTGTTCGAGGTGCGGGGCGCGGTCGCGGCCGGCGTACCAGTCGGGTCGGGTGTACTCGGGCACCGTGCCTTCGGGGAAGAGTCGGTGTTCGGTCACGTCGGGATCGCGAGGTCGAAGCCGGCTGCGGCCAGGTGGGCCTTGATGTCGGCGAACGCCATGCCTTCGAAGGTGACCCAACAGCCGCACGGGTTCGTGGCCGAGCACGGGTCGCCGCATTGGTTGCAGCGCCAGGGCGGGCACTGGCCGCAGTGCTCCGAGGGGAAGTGGTCGGTGGGTGTGCCGTCCGGTTCGGCCTTGGTCGCCCCGCATCCGGTGCACGTCAGGATCGACACGGGTCCTCCCGGATGCGGGCGGCGTCGCGGTCCAGGCCACCGGCGGCGGCGAATGCCTCGTATGTGGCTTGGTCGGCGTCGTACATCTCGGGGGTGTTGACCTCGTCGTAGCGCTGGTCCCACGCGGCCTTGCCGGCGCTGGGGTGCAGGTGCTCGATGACCACGTTCGGCATGTAGGTGATGGCGTCGAGGGCGTGGCCGAGGTCGAGCCAGTAGTTGTCCAGGTACAGGTGGATCAAGCCGGTGGGGACCATGCGGCCGAGGGTGGTGACGATGTTGCTCGTCATGGCGACGGCGGTGGGCAGGCGCTCCCCCATGAGGAGGTCGTCGCCGTAGACCAGGCCGGCGCCGCGCTCGGCGCGCAGGCGGTCGAGTTCGGCGAGGAGCGCGGTGTCCCAGCCGATGGTGCGGGGGCGGTGGTCGTCGCCCATGAACGCGATCGCGCGGTAGTGGGGGGCGTGTTCGGCGGCGAGGGCGTTGAGGGTGCCGCCGAGGCGCAGCCGCGGGCCGGTCTGGAGAATGACTGCCGGTTCGTTGTGGGCTTCGATCAGGGCGCGGTACGCGGGGAGTTCGGGGTCGTCGTCGTCGACGCCGAGGAGGAGGTCGGTGGACGGCCCGCAGTGCCAGGTGTCGAGGAGCTCGGCGACGGCGTGGGGCCGGCCGCGGGTGGGGACGAGGACGAGGAGGTCGCGGGTCACTGCTGCTCCGTCCGGTTCGTCGTGTACTCCACGACGTGGGCGCCCAGGCCCTCGTGGGTGCGGCCGAGGAACATGATCGCCAACTCGTCCTCGTCGGCGGTGTGGACCTCGAGGCTGGGGTGTTCGGGGAGGGTGATGCCGGAGCGTGCGAACGATTTGCGCGCCAGGTCCTCGATGAGGGCGGCGGGCATGCCGTCCGGGTAGAGGTGGACGGCGTAGGGGATCCGGCAGCGGATGCGGCGTGTGGCGGTGTCGGTCACGGTGCTCCGTCAGGTGATGTCGAGGATGCCGACGGGTTCGACGACGAGTTCGGGTGCGGCGGTGATGCGCAGCCAGACGGTGTGGATGCCGACGGCGGGGGTTGCGGTGCCGCCGGGGCCGACGAGGATCTGGGCGCGGGGTCCGTCCCACTCCCCCGTGATCCAGTCGGCGTCGCCGGGGCGTGTGTCGCGGTCGACGAATGCGAACTCGACGCCCCAGGCCGGGTCCGGGGCGGCACCGGCGCGGGCGACGGGCACGGCGAGGTGTTTGCGGGTGAGGCGGTTGCGGCGGACTTCGACGAGAGTGATCACGGGGTGCCTCTCATGCGAGGGCGCCGAGGGTCCACGGGTCGGTGAGCGCGCCCAGGCTGATGTCGTGGCTGTGGTCGCCGGGGAGACGGATCACGGGTTCGCCGACCCTGGCGGTGCTCGGGATGCCGACGGGCCGCAGGACGACGGTGCCCGGGGTGAGGCCGGGCGTGCCGACGGTGGAGGTGGAGCCGATGCCTTGGGGGGTCAGGGTCGCCGTCGCTGTCAGGGTCGGTTCGCCGATGATTGCCCCGGATGCGATGCCCTGGGGGGCAAGGGTGACGGGCCTCGGTGCCAGGGTGGGTAGGCCGACGGTCGAGGTGCCGTCGATGCCCTGGGGAGTGAGGGTGACGGGGTCGGGGGTGAGTGTGGGGGTGCCGACGGTGGCGGTTCCGGGGATCCCCACGGGGGTGAGCACAGTGCCGCCCGGGTCGGTGTCGCCGACGGTGACGTCCGACAGGTAGGCGTTCGCGTTGAACGTTTGGCGGGGGGCGACGCGGGTGGGCCCGTACTCGTAACGGCCCTGTCCGTTGGGTGAGGTGACCGCCGAGGTCGGTGGTGCCGTGATGATGCCGTTGGTGATGCCCGCTGCGCCGGGCCCGGCTGAGAAGTACGCGCCGAGGCCCATGGCGTAGCGATTCGGGTGGTGGACCGACACGACGTAGCGGGTGTCCGCCTCGAGGCGGACCGGCGCGGCCAGGGTGTAGGTCTGCCATCCGACGCCGGAGACGACGAAGGTGACGGCGGTCCCGTCGATCTCGGCGTCGGTGTCGACGGCGTAGATGGCGCCGGTGACGGTGCCGAGTTCCGCCTCGGTGGCGCGCCAGTAGTGCAACGCCTTCGCCCAACCGGTCGCCGAGAGCACGAACTCGGTGCCGAGGGAGACGGGTGTTTCTTCGGTGCTGCTCTCGGTCCGACCGTCCGTGTTGGGCCAGATGCGGAAGTCGGTCACGGTGGGTCACCCTCGGCGGAGTCGGGGGCTACAGAGCGAGGATCTTGGTGGCCGTGTTGTCCCAGGCGATGTCGACCTGTGCCGTGTTCGGCTGGTAGGGCAGGTTGCCGCCGGTGTCGATGTAGGCGATCAGCGTGGACGTGGACGCGGTGCCGGTGTCCTTGTAGATCACGAGGGCTTCGACGGTGGGGCCGGTGAACCCTGGGATGGTCAGGTCCGCCGCGTCGAAGACTCCGCCGGTGACGGTCTTGGAGGCGAGGGCACCGGAGGTGGCCACGCGCGCCGGGGCGGGGATGTCCGAGAGGTTGGAGTGGTTCGCGCTGTAGGTGTAGGCGGCGGTGTCGACCAGGACGACTTTGAGGGTGGCGGTGGTGAGGTCGAGGTCGGACAGGAACCCCTGCTTGCCCGAGGGGTAGATCGCGTTGGCCATGGGGCCCTCCGTCGGTGCGCGCGGCCCGGGTTCCGGGGCGATTTTTCGGTGAACTCGCTGCTCAGAGCTGGGATTTGTCGGCCCCGCAGGGTAACCTTGTATCACTTCCTAATACAAGGTTATGGGGGTTCGGACCGTGCACGGAATCGAGATCGACAAGGCCACCGGATGCGCGGCGTTCGTCACCGCCCGACAGGACGCGTGGCACCGCCTGGGCACCGTCACCACCGACACGTTCACCGCCGAGGACGCCATGCGCCTCGCCCACCTGGGCAACTGGAACGTGCACACCGTCCCCGTCGACTGCGCCGTTCTCGGCGACGACGGCGTCACCCGCCTGCGCGTCCCGGACCGGTACGCCACCGTCCGCACCCACCCGTTCACGGGCCGCCCCGACGTCCTGGGCATCGTCGGCAACGACTACCACCCCGTCCAGAACGAGGCGCACGCCGACCTGCTGAACACCCTCGTCGACGAGGCCGGCGCCCACTTCGAGACCGCCGGCAGCCTGCACGACGGCCGGCAGGTCTTCGTCACCATGCGCCTGCCCCGCACGCTGCGCCTGGGCGGCGGGGACGACGTCGACCTGTTCATCGCGGCACTCAACTCGCACGACGGATCGTCGGCGTTCCGCCTGATCGTCACCCCGACCCGGATCGTCTGCGCCAACACGCAGGCCGCCGCGCTGCGCAACGCCCATTCGACGTTCGCGATCCGTCACACGTCCGGCGCCCGGGGGCACATCGCCGAGGCCCGGCAGGCGCTCGGATTGACCTGGGCATGGGTGGACGCGTTCGAGGCCGAGGCGCAGCGGATGATCGAAACCGAGTTGCGCCGCGCCGAGTTCGACTCGATCGTCGCCGACCTGTTTCCCGAGCCGACGGTGCGGACGCCGCGCCGGCTGCGCCACCACGCGGGGGTCGTCGGCGCGCTCGGCGCGCTGCTGACCGCCCCGACCATGGCGGGGATCGAGGGGACCCGCTGGGCCGGCTACCAGGCCGTGACCGAGTACCTGGACCACCACGCGGCGGTAAGCGGGGGCAAGACGCGCGGCGAGGACTTCGCCGCCGACGCCCGCGCGGTCCGCACCGTCACCAGCCCGACCGTCAACAAGATCAAGTCCCGCGCCTTCGAGGCGCTGCGGGTCTGAAGTCCTCGCCGGCGCCTGCCCTGCGGGCGCCGGCCCGTTCCCCCGAGGAGGAAGCATGGCGTGTGACAACTGCGGCATGACCGAATACCTGGTCACCGGCCTGACCGAGGAGTGCGGCGGCAGACTCGTCGTCTCGGCCGTGATCAAGGTCGACACGGCCGTCGTCGATTCCGACCCCTGCGCAGACGGCTGGTACCGCTGGGCGGAGACCGTCCACGCGTCCGACCCCGAGGACGCCGAGGCCGAGGCGCAGCGGCTGTACCGGGAAAGCCTCGACGACGAATAGGGGTTCGACTCTCGAGCGGACTCCGCCCCCCATAACCTTGTCGCACCACGTGAGTCAAGGTTACGGAGGGGTCGTGTCGACCGAGCAACTGTTGGACGTGGCGGCCGTGGCGCGCCGCCTCGGGGTGGGACCCCGCACCGTGCTTGTGTATCACAACCGGGCAAAGGTCTACCGGCGGGAACACGGCATCGCGCCGGGCTCCCCCCAGGTCCCCGGAGTCCTACCCGAGCCGGACGCCGTACTCGGCACCCGGCCCTGCTGGTACCCCTCCACGATCGAGGAATACATCGCCAACCGACCGGGCGCGGGAACCGGCGGGGGCCGCCCCTGGGGAACCCGCGGCGACTGAATCCCCAAACACCCCCACGGGTGGGCGGGACGGCCCTACGCTGCGCCGATGATCAACGACATCGAGTGGGGCGATGCACCCACATGGATCGGCGCCATCGGCGCATCGCTCGCGGCCTGGGCCGCGTTCTGGACGCTCCGCAGTCAGCGCCGACAGATCGCCGCTCAACAGCAGTTCATTCAGGACCAGTCCGAAGTGCTCGCACTTCAACGGTCCGCACTCATCGAGGACGCCGAGGATCGGCGCAGCGCCCAGGCACTGCGCATCTCGGTCGCCTGTCGGATCGTCGACGACGCGTGGATAGTCCAGGTGACGAACGCGAGCAGCGAGCCGATCACCGACTTGGATGCCCGCTTCGGAGAGAGCTACGTCGTCTCGGACGCTGTGGTATTCCCGCCCGACGGGGGCACGGCCGTCCGCTCCGGATCTCCCGTGGCGGTCCTGGGGCCCGGCCGCAAGGCGCTGTTGGAATCCTCCCGGCTCAGCACCGCAACGCTGGAGAACTCCCGCCCCACGGTGACGTTCACGGACCGCGCGGGCAGGCAGTGGCGGACGGACGAGCACGACAACCTACAGCCGGTCGTCCAACCCGGCCAGTAGGTGAACTCGTGGGCGGGCGCGGCTCGACACGTACCCGGGCCGCCACAGCCTCCAGGTCGGGAGCGCGGACGCCCACCCACGAGATCGGCCGGCGCCCCGCCTCGGTGGGTGTACGAGGCGCCGGGTTCGAGGGGCTGCGGTCACGCCGCGGCGGTGAAGTGGTCGGGCAGTGGCGGGGCCTTCATGGGCCCGTTAGCGGGGCTCCAGGGTTGCAGTTCGCGAAGGTCGTATCGGACGGCTCCGCGTCCGTTCCCGTGTTTGGCGATGCGGCCTTCGAGGCCCCAGCGGCGGATGGTCGACGCAGGCCGGCCGGTCCAGGCCGCAGCGGCCTTGTCGTCGACGAGGTACTGCTCCAGGGACACGAGTTCACCCCCGGACATGCGAAAGGGCCGCCCTTGCGGACGGCCCGTGAGTGCAAGATCACCAGTAGAGCAGAGACTATGTTCACTCGCGGTCGCCCGCAAGTCGTCTGTCAGGAATCCGCGTGCTCGCGCTTGAACCACGGCCACTCGCCGGTCTGAGCGAACCGGTCGAGGACGGCGTTCTGTTCGTCGGTCAGGGGCTCGTCGGAGATGACGTAGAGCTGTGCATCACCGGCAGGGCCGAGGGCACGCCCGAAGTGACGGCCGGACAGCACCGGGACTTCGAACCACGGGACCTGGTCGCGGATACGCGCGTGAAGATCGTCGATCGCGGCGAGGTCCATGGCGTCCAGACCCACCTCGGCGGTGTGCGCGATCGTGTAGTTGTCGCCGCCGGGAACGAGGACTCCGGTGTACCTGCCTGACAGCTCCGCCATGGTGGCTCCTTCGCCGATCGGGCTGCGCGTGCTCGCGACACGGGCATGCCATGGTGCCGGCGGGGTGGGCAGAATCCAAGATCCACCCACCCAGCGCGATCACGCCGCCGCGCGCTGCTCCCATGGCCAGGTCGCGCTTCGGCCGGACTCCAGGAGCGGAATCATCCGGAAGGCCGCGTCGGTCAGGCCGCCGAAGGTGTGCCGGTTCGCCGCCCCCGAGGGGGCGTGCCCGGTCCGGTAGCCGGCCAGGTTCCAGGTGTAGACGGGGACGTTGGCAGGCACGGTCGAGTCGACCGTGAGCCCGGTCCGCGTCCACATGTTGCCGGTCTGCTCGTCGGTCACGATGACGACGCGGTCGTGGTTCTTGTAGTGGTCGCGGATGGCGGCCGGGGTGTCGGTGCCGTCCTCCATGTGGAAGCGACCCATGGCGGTCAGGACGGCGTCGCTCCGGTGGAACGGCACGGTGTAGTTCGCGATTCCGTAGCCGACCAGGTCGGCGTCGGCCGCGCGCAGCGCCAGCGCCGAACCGAACAGCTTCGCCTTGTCGGCGAGCGTAATGTCGCTCGTGTTCGCCGTCGAGAAGGGATAGCCGGGGAACATCGACGGCGACTGGTCCACCAGAACGAGGGTGCGTCCGGGCAGGGCGGGCACGTTCGCCAGGGAGGCCCGCAGCGCCTTCTCCAGGGCGTGGCCCCAGCGCAGCGACTGCACCGCCTTGTGCGCGGCGTAGAAGCGGAACGGGAACTGCCCGGATCGGGCGACCTCTTCGGGATCCGCCAGGCGGGCCGCCACGCGCTCGGCAACGTCGTCGGGTACTCCGGCCTCGTCGAGGTTGCGCAGGTTCCGCAGCAGCGCCATGTAGCCCATCGACGGGACGATCGCCGCCCATGCCGCTGCGTCCATCGGCCCCTGCAACCAGCCGGCCAGCCGCTCCCAGGTGAATCCCGCGCCGGCCAGGCCACCCGGGGAGGCGACCAGCGACGGGTTCAGGACGTAGGCGCGCCGATCCGCGACCGGCAGGTGGGACAAGGTCTTCGCCGCCTGGAGTACCGAAAGGCCGTCGGGGATGACCTCGTCGCGGTTGTGGCGTCGGTCGATGGCGTGCTTGAACAACTCCCCCTGCCACGTTGCTTCGGGTGCCGGGTGAACGAGTTCGATGACGTCACCGAAGCGATAGCCCTTTGAGGCGGTGTCGTACTTGAGCAGTGAGCGCTCGTTGTACAGGCGGCGGACCGCGTCGGCGATGCCGCGCTTGATCGGCTTGGGTACGGCACGGCCGTAGCGCGCGGTCCAGTAGCCCAGGAGTTCCCCCGGCTCGTCCGCGCGAGCGAGTGCCGCGTCCACGACCTTGCGCGAATACCCCGTGCCGCCCGTCACCGTCAGTGTGCGGGCGCCGACCTCGGACATGGTGGCGGTGCGTACCGACGTGGTGGGGACACGGTCCAGGCCGGCGTCGAGGCGGCCCTTGACGGTCTCGGCCGCAGCAACCAGCGCGGCACTGCGCATGTTCGCCTCGTGGCGGAGCCACCGCACGAACTCGACCATCCACGCCGGGTCTTCGACGGCGACGGTGCGCACGAGCGCGGTGTAGCGGTCGTCGCGCTCGCCGCCAGCCTCGTAGAACGTATCCGTGCCAACGAAGTTGGCAACGGCAAGCAGGAACAGCTCGCTGCGCGCGTCGCGCAGGTGGCCAACGGTGCCCTGGTGGTTCGTCGTGGTGCGCCCAGTGGTGGTCACGGGCGAGAAGACGGTAGGGCGTGCGGAACGAGTGTTGAAGCGGCTCATGGTGGCGGTCCCCAAGCGGGTGGGGGAAGGATCGGCGTGGTGGGTGCCCGAGATCGAGGCGGCTGGGCTTTCAAGGCGCTCTCGGCCACTGAGCTACAGACGACGTCGCGTCCGCCGGGATTCGAACCCGGGACCTCCCCGTTATCAGCGGAAGAACTCCCGGCCTGCGCACCGGGCACCCCCGACGCTGTCCTCCCGAGGTCGAAGCGGCGACGGAGGAAGGGCCCAATGCTCTACCACCTGAGCTACCGGCCACCTGGGCAACCGGACGGGACTCGAACCCGCGACCGTTGGATTGAAGTATCCGTCGTCTGCGCACCGGGAGGTGCGTATGAAGTTGTCGAGGTCCAGAGATCGGAGACGGCGGTCGGCGTAGTTTCACCCAAAGAAGTAGCCGATGCCTTGCGCACCTGGACGTCATCACTCTAACCCGACGCCGAGCCGACGGACACGCGGTTTTCCCCTCCCCCTCCGTCGGCCGGTTCGTCGAACTCGCAACATGACCAGCCCGGTTCGCGTGCGTGCGCGGGGCGGGGGCTGGGGCCCGGGGATCGGAGTACGGGGATCGGGGAACGGGGAGACGCGCGTCTCCCCTGACCCCCTCCGTACCCCCTTCCGGAGGGGGTTCCCGAGGGGGTTGCGGAGGGGGTTCCTTCGGAGGGTTCGGAGCGTTCGGACCGAACCCTCCGAACACCCTGTGACCTGGGTAGTCGGAGGCCGGCGCAGGAACGGATGCGTGGGTGCGGCCGATCGGGACGGCGAACACGGGAGGGGGTTGCGGAACCCCCTCCGGAAGGGGTTCCGCAGGGGGTTGGGCAGGAGGTTGCGGAAGACCCTCGGAACGAGGTTCGTCGAGAGCGCGCGAACCGACCGGAGCTGCGCCGATCAGGGGGTGATGTCGCCCCGGCCGAGCACCTGGGCGGTGTAGTCGGCGACCTGGACGACCTCGAATCGGGCGTGTGCCCCGGTCTCGTCGACGTGGAGATCGCCGTGCGCACCGACCGGGGCGACGGCGGTCAGGGGGTACTCGGAGCTGATCGAGGCGGACCACTGCTCCGGTGCGCCCGGCGGACGTTCGGCACCGGGCGGGTACCAGTCCCGGATGTCGGCCGTGCCGTCAACGGCCAGCCCGTCCAAAACGATCAGGACGTCGACCTCGGAGAAGTCCATGAGCACGAGTGTGTGGTGCCAGGCCGGCACTCGCCACCGGGCGCGGCGCCCGCAGGGAACGCCGGGGTCACGACGCCGTCAGTTGATCGGAGTCAGGAACACGGCGAGAACGGACCCCTCGGGTGCCCCGTCGTCCTCCGACCAACCGCTCCCGGGCTGCGCCATTTCCTCGGCGAGTTCGTCGTCAGTGAGGTACCGGCTGCCGGCGTAGGAGCTTTCGGCGAAGTACATGCCTTCGGAGGTCCCGGCGAAAGGGCTGTACCCGTTCCCCTCACTGTCCTTGGCGAGGATCACGGGAGTGTCGTCCGGGAGGCTCGCCAAGGCGGCCATGGCCCGGCGGAGTGCTCCCAGGGTGTGCGGGTCGTCGGTGTGCATGTCTGCTCCTTGGGGGTGAGAGGGTCAGCGGCGTCCGGGCCCGGCAACGACGGCCGCGGCGAGAGTGCACCAGGCGAGATGCCAGGACTGATCCATCGCGCCGGCGCCGGTTCCGAGACAGCCGTGGCCCGCTCCGACGCGGTAGAACTTCCCCTTGCCGAGCCTGTTGGCGATCGCCTCGAGGGGCCTCCGCCGGTCCACGAGGTAGTGCGTCGCAGCCGAGACGGCGAGTCCGGTCACAGCGCGCCGACGGCGGATGCCGAGGCCGAGGTAGCGGTCGGCGGCGGCCAGAGCGGCGGCCTGGCCGAGGGTGTACGTGGCGACGTGGGCGGCGCACGCGCGGCGCCCCTCGGCACCGGGCTTGCCCTTGGCCTGGGCCTGACCATGGGTCTGGAGCCAGTAATCGCCGACGTGGTGGGCGGCCAGCAGGATGGCTGCGACGGCGCCGAAGCGAGTGGCAGGGGCGGTCATTCGCTCTCCTTGGGCAGGTGGGTGTCGGCCTCCACGGTGGCCGCTCCCGCCGGACAGGCCCAAGCATCCCGCATTAATGCGGGGTGCTTGACACGTTCCGCAATCGCCCGGCGTGGACGGATGCGTGGACATGCAGCGTTGGTAACACCCTGGGCGTTACCAACGCTGCACTTGCCCTCGAAAGAAGCCGGCGCTCGTTACGATCAGTCACTCCGTGGGGCGCCACTCCCCCTGGTAGTCGGGGTGGTCGGCATACACGGCGGCCAGGTGGCGAAGCGTTGCGCAGGGCGCGTCGTAGCCACAGCGGCAGACCTGGACCCAGGTGCCGTCTGTTGGGACGTCGTATTGAACGAAGTGCCAGCCGATGATCGCCCGCTGGGCTGCCACGTCGCGGAGGACGCGCGCGGGGTCGTGGGCTGCGATGTGGTCGGCGTTTCCGCCGCAGTAACCGGTGACTTCGTCGGTGGGGTGGGTGGTGTAGACGCTTCCGCCGTCGGCGTGCCAGGGGCCCGGTATGGCCGCGCGAGCCCAGCGCTCTCGCTCGTCCAGCCGCGCCGTCAGGAACACCATCAGGTCGCCGGTCACCGCGTCACTGCCTTGCCTACGCACGGGCCGTGACGCGTCCCGAAGTGGACGGTCCCCCTGTTCCCGACTGTGTCGAGGTCGGCGGGGTCGTCGGTGATGGCGACGGTGGCACCGATACTCACCCACTCCTGGATGTACGGCTCGCCGCAGTCCGCGCAGGTGACGAGACGGGGATCGAGGTCGCGCGGCGGGCCGCTCACGCCCGGCCCCCGGGAAGCGGACGAGTCGGGCGGGCCGGGCCTCGTCGTGGATGGGACAGGGCGTCACGAAGACGGGCCTGGGCTGCGGACGTCGGCAGGTGCGGGCCGTCCTCCAGCCGCGCGATCACCCGCTCGGCGACGCCGGCCCGGTCGGCGAAGCCGGACCGGCTCAGGCCCAGTTCGGTGCGCCGGTCGTAGACCTCCTGGGCCAGCGCGTCCGCAACCTCGAGGTCTACCTGCGCGCGTGGTCGAAAGCGTGCGGGTGTCGAACGGTCGGCGCGTTCCGATTCCCAGCGTGCGTGTCGGCTCACGGTTCCTCGCAGTCTCGTACCGGGCTGGTGCACGCCATCAGCCTGACACGGGCGTCGGACGTGTCCACCCGTTCGGACGCGCCGTCCGGCCGCCGTGTGGCCGCCCCGCGCCGGTGCGGGTGTGCTGAGGGAATGAACGAGCATCCGATCGTGCGACTGACCGAACGCGTCATGCAGGCCACCGGGTTGGACCAGGCGCAGGCCGAGGCGTTGGTGCGGCAGGTGTGGGACGAGGGCGTCGCCGAGGGGACCCGGCGGATGATGGCCGATCTCGCTGCGGCGCAGCGGGAGGCGGCGGATCTTCGGGCGCAGCTGGGCGAGGGGTGAACGGCAGTGCCCCCGGTCCGCATTGCGGGCCGGGGGCACTGTGCCAGGACAAGGGATCGGGTGGGTCAGGCGATGGTCTCCGTCAGGGGCGGGCGGCCGTTGCGGCGCTTCCAGGTCTCGGTCCAGGCGCGCACCTGCTCGGCGATGTGGAGCGGGCCCGCCTTGATGCGCTGGACCGCCGGCGGGAAGTCGTCCCGGGCGGCGAGCTGTCCGGCGCGACTGCGGCTGACCTCGAGGTGCTCGGCGATCTCGGCCAGGCCCCACAGCTCCGGGACGGTCGGCTGCGCGAGTTCGCGTTCGAACTCGTCCCAGCGGGTGACCTCGACGGCGATGACGGTGCGGCCGAGGTTCGCGGCCTGGGCCGCCGCAGTGGCCAGCCGCAGGGCGGCGTCGGCGGCCTGGCGCGCGGTGGTGGCCTCGACGGCGATGCGGACGGTCAGGTTGCCGGCCGCGGTCGTTCCGATCGCGGGCGAGTGGGCGGCGAGCTGTTCGAGCACGGTGTCCACGTCGTCCTCGTGGGGCGCGCCCTCGATGTCGATGCGCGCCGACCAGGCGATGGCGGTCATGATGTGGTTGGTTCCTTCCTTGTCGTTGGTCTGGGAGGGACCGGGGTCCTCCCGGGGCGGCACCCCCGGGAGGACCCTTGCGGTCAGCCGTTGTAGCCGGCGCGGCGCAGAACCGCGATGCAGTTCAGGAGGCTGCGACGGTCGGACGGGGTGGCGGGCAGCGTGGCGATCAGGCGGCCCCCCTTGTAGACCTTGTAGTGGTTGCTCTTGGACTGGACGACGGTGAAGCCCTGCGCCTCCAGCGCCTTGATGAGGTTCTTGATCTCCTTGTTGCCCATTGTGAGCCCCTTCCCTTGTCGTTGGCAAGACTTAATCTATCAATAAGTCTTGCCGTTGGCAAGGGTTATTTTGAAGCAAGGAAAGGGCACCCCACCGCACACCCCCACATCAACGCCCAGCAGCCGCCAACTCCAACTGCTCCCGCTTACGCGGCAACTCCGGAAAGTCCCGACCCACCAACGTCCGCTTCTTCTGCGCCTGCTGCCGACTCGACCCCAGACCCGCCGCACGCAACGCGGCCTGAATCTCACTCTCCTCCGGCCACCGACCACCGCCCACCCACAGGTCGTACACCACCCGCTCCGACGTCCCCACCGGATACGGCCCCTCGTCCACCACCGGACGCGCCGCCGCCTCCGCGGCCTCCGCATGCCCCCGCGCCACAGCGACCAGCCGCTCGACCTCACGCACCGAGGCGGCCCAAACCTCCGCCTCCTCCCGCCGCGCCACGCCGACCTCCACCAGGTGCCCCGACACACGATCGACCGCACCCACCGCAGCGTCCGCCGCCCGTCGCGCCTCCGCCGTGGCGTCCCGCCCGGCGGCCTCGGCCGCCCGCGCCACCGCCGCCTCTGCACCGTCGGCGATCCGCTCCACCCGCGCCACGTGCTCGCCGACCTCCGACGCACACCGCTCCACCGACACGACCCCGGCCGCCACGGCTTCCAGGTCCCGCGCCACGGCCGTGGCGTCGCGTGCCACGTGCTTGGCCGCCGTGCCCACACGATCGAGCACGTCGGCGGCCTCCGCGTGCGCCGACGCCACCACCTCCGCCGCACGCTCCGCCGCCCCCATCGCGGTATCCGCCGCACGCTCCGCGCGCTCCGCGACCGCATCCACCTCGAGCGCCGCCGCGCCGGCCGCCTCCTTCACCGCAACCTGCGCCGCCGCGCCGGCCTCCTCCCGGGCCCGCTTGACCAGGGCGAGACTCTCGCGCGCCCGATCGGCCGCGTCCACCGCCACAGCCACGGCCCGCTCCACCGAGGCGAGCTGGACGTCCGTGGGCACCGCGTCGGGCTCCGGCAGAAGCCGCACCAAAAGCTCCGTCGCCACCAGTTGCGCAAGCGGCGGCGTCACCGCGATCGCCACACCCAGGCCCGTCCCGTCGCTGTGCGCACAGTTGAACGCCAAACTCACCCCCGTCGAGCCCACCACCACACACCAGTACGGGCCCACTCCGCGCCCGGACCGCTTCGCCATCACCACCCCGACCGTGCCCGTCACCGCGCCGCCGTCCACCATCACCGCGAACATCCACGCAATGCCGCCCTGGACGCCGTGCTCCACCGCGATCGCCGTCAACGCCGCGAACGACAACCGAAACGCAAGGAACCCGAGGAACGCATCCGCAGCACACGCAGCGGCAACCGGAAGCCACCCCCCGGGGCGCCCCCGCGCCACCGGCATGGCGCCCACGCCATCACCCCGGCTAGGGTTCGAAATCTGGGACATCGGAGTGCACACTCCCGTGTCTCTGGGGCCCCGGACGGCGACCTCGCATCTCGACGTCCCGGGGCCCTGCTCAAGTCTGTGATCCCACACCGGACGCCGCGCCACGACCGTGGCGCGGACGCCACCTCAACGCTCCAGGCACACGATCCGACGCAGGTCCAGCCGGCAGCACTCGCCACCCGTGATCTCGTCCACCGCGATGGTCAGATGCCGGCCGCACGCGAACCGGGCTCCCGCCTCGTGCGCCTCACCCGCCCTGCACACCGACCACTGCGCAGCACGCGAGCAGCCCCCGGCGAGACCGCCGTCGCACACCCGCAGACCCGTCACACCCGAGCCTTCGCTACCGGAAGGAACGCGCAGTCCGACCACGCCACCTGGATCTGCGACACGTGCGTCAACGGATACGCGTACACCGCCCGCCACGCCCCGTTGTGCCACTCCCGCACCTGCGCCGGCTCCGCACCGGTACGCGACCGGTACGAGTCCGCCACCATGCGCCCCACCGTCGGCGACCACCGCGCCCGCCACTCCGCCGACGCACCGGCGGCCCGCAGATACGCATCCACCGTCACCATGTCCCGCGGGCACTCCGGCTCCCGCAGCAACTCGTCCGCCAGGGCCCGCAACACCAGCCCCAACCCCCGCAACAACGCCTTCACGACCGCCCCTTCCCGAACGGTTGTCTCCACCCCGGCCCGGCCGGGCCGGGCCGACCTCACTCCGGCGGGTCGACCGACACCACGGTCATCCCGTCCAGGAACACTCCATCGCCCCGCCTCACGGCCGAGACGACATCCCCGCCGTCCGCCGGGACAATCGACACCGACCACCTCTCGACCGGGCCCACCACGACACCGCGCCGGGCCGCGCCCGTGTTGACGTCGGTCCACGCCACCCACGACGCCGGCGCGAACGCCGACTTCGACGGGCGCGGCACCGCTCGGCAACCCAACGTCGCCGCGTGCCCGCGGGTGAACCTCCACCGCTTCGCGCGGATGGCCTCTATCGCCGGTCGATATCCGCCGGACGCCTCCAACTCGTCGGCATAGGCATCCTGTTCGGCGTGGATCGCGGCCAAGTACCGCTTCGTGTGCTCGGCCTGGGCTCCCGGGCCGGCCCCCCGCGTCTCCACGACGACGAGAGGACGACCCACCGCGTACCGGAACTTCGTCCGGATGACCCCCTCACTCGACACGGAACCCACCCGTCTCGCACGCGTCCACCAGGAACAGCACCCACTCGTCCCAACGCCCGTACACGCCACGCGCCGTCGCCCGATCCGTGTGCGACGCCATCGAGTACGCCAGCAGGGCCGCCGAGATCTCGCGCGGAGTCACCCGCCAACCACCGTTGTCCGACAGCTTGTGGACGGGGATGCCCACCGGCAGAGCGGTCTCACCCCACGCGTCCACGTCGTCCGCGCCCGGCACGAGCATGCCCAGGTCGGTCATGGCGCCGCGCACGGCCGCCATGTTCCCGCTCGCCATGCTGAACCAGCCCTCGTCCGCGCGGCCGGCCGGCTCAACCATCAACAGGTCGTAAGACATCTGCTTCTCCTTCGGGAACGAGTGGACCGGATACGGACTCGGGAAGTCCGGGGCGGTGCGCCGCCCCGGACCGGTTCGATCAGCCGAGACGCGCGGGCCGAATGGACGCCCGCCGCACGCAGCGCAACTGCGCCGACTCGCCCCACGGGTCCACCAACTCGTACCGCACGTCGTTCCGGCCCCGCGCGAAGTCGTGAATGCAGTGACGGCAGAAGCACGGCACGGCCTCGTAGAACCCGTGGAACTCGGCCTTCGAACCCGCGTACACGACCAGGTCGTAAGGCTCGATCAGGTCGGCGGAACGGAACAGGGTGTCGGACACGGCAGGCCCCTTCGGTTGGAATCACCGGGTGCTTCTGACTCCAGTTTAGGACAGATAGTTTGGCCAAACAAGAGTGACCAAGCTACCTTGACCAAATCGCCTGTCCTATCTATGGTCGGTGCAGGGCAATCGCAATGGCCAAACCGGTTGTGCGAACATGCCGTCATGGCCAAGGACACCTACGAACCGAGCGCTCGGCTCCTCGCGGTACTGGCGGAGTTTGAGGCGGCGCAAGCCGCACTCGCACTCGCCGAGACCAAGTTGCGCGAGACCGCAGCCGAGGAACTGCGGCACCCGGACGCGAGCCCCAAGAAGGTCGCCGAGGTCGTGCCGTGGTCCCACGAAAAGCTACGAGGCATTGCCCGCGAGTACGGCGTTCCGCTGAAGCGACCACCCACCGTTCGATCCATCAGGGACACGTCAGACCCGTCCGGAGGCCCCGCCTCCGGCTGATCCGGAGGCATGCATGGCCGTGCACAAGGGCCGCACCGCGGTCTACCGCTTCTTCGACGCCGGCGACGCACTCATCTACGTCGGCATCGCCACCAACCCCCGCCGGCGTTGGGCGGACCACACGAGTCAGTCGCCCTGGTGGGGCCAAGTCGTCACCCGTGAGGTCGAGTGGTTCGACACGCGCGACGAGGCGGAATCCGCCGAGGCACTGACGATCGCCCACGACCGGCCCCGATGGAACGTGGCACCCGGCGTACTCGGCGCCGAGGTGGCCCGTCCGCCCCGCCGAAGCACCTGGACCCCGTCCACACACTTCACCAGCCGCAGGGCCGACTACCACCTCGCCGAACAGGCACTCACCGCCGCCCGCACCCGCCTCGAGGAAGTCATCCTCGAGGAGATGCGCGCGGGTGTCTCCGCCACCAAGATTGCCCCTCTGACCCCGTGGACCTACGAATCGCTGCGCACGCTGGCACGCGAACACCGCGTCCCGCGCCTCCGGCAGCCGCGAGTCCAGAGCCTTCGAAGCTCCCTGGGACGGGCGTCATGACCCGCACCCATACTCCCGGGAACCCCGCGCTGGTCTCCGCTCGCTTGGCCATGGGCTGGTACTCGCAAGCCGAGTTCGCCGCTGCCTTCGAGGAAGCGGCGAAAGTTCTGGGTCGTCCCGTCGGTCTGTCGGTGCGACACATCCGCAGGTGGGAGTCGGCGAATCCGCCGAGGCCCACGGCGGTCTACCAGCACATCCTGGAGGCAATGTTCGGGCGCAGGCTCACCGAACTCGGCTTTCGTCCGCTGGACTTCGAGATGGACGCTGAGGAGGACGGCTACGGCGAAGGCATGCGGGACTTGCTGAACGGCGTGCCCGATCGCCTGCGCCGACTGATGCGCCTCGAGGAAGGTGCTTTGAGCGTGTTCGGCTTCGAGACGCTGCGGTTCCCTGGGCCGTTGCAGTCGCCGCAGTGTGCGTGGGCGACGATCCACATGCAGGATCCGACGCTGTTGCCGGAGGTGGCCGCAGAGCGGCAGCGGATCCGGGTGGCGCGTGCGGTGGACTACGTGGAGCGCGAGGTACCGGCCTGGTTCGTCGTGTCCGAGGCCGCGCTGTACCACCCGATCGGCGGCCTGTCGGTGCTGGCCGACCAGTTGGAGCACGTGCTGATGTTGGCGTCCCGTTGGCCCATGCTGCGCTTCCAGGTTCTGCCGTTCACTTCGCCGTGGACGGTGTCGTCTCCGATGGTTCTGATGGAGACTGAGCCTGGGCACTTCGCGGCGTGGCTTGAGCAGTTGACGGGGTCCCAGTTGGTCGACGCGCCGGACGACATCGGTACGTTCCGGAGGACGTTCGACCGATTGGTCGAGGCTGCCCTGTCGCCCGAGGCGTCACTGGAACTGGTGGATCGACGAAGGCGAGACGTGTGTACGGCTCTGGAGGTAACCGCGTACCGCAGTGGCGAAAGTCCCGCCACAGCGAACAGGACTACTGCGTAGAGGTCGCGCGCCTGGTCACTGGGGTGGGTGTGCGGGACAGCAAGGACGCGTGGTCGCCGGTGATCGTCGTGCCGGTGGGCGCGTGGGCGATGTTGGCCGGTCGCCTGGGTTGAGAGGTTCGGGAGGGGTGTTCGCTGCGGCGAGCGCCCCTCTTCTGTGCTGTCGCCCGGTCGGCCGACTCCGGGTGCGGGGAGGGCCGAGCGGCGTGAGGCTCGTTGCATGGCGACGCGGCGCCCCTCGGCGGCGGGACCGGTGGGCCTCCCCCGGCTGTCCCCGATGCTGGCCTCCCCCGGCCGTCTCCCGTCGGCAGCCGTCGACGGCCTCTACGGCTACGAGGTCAAGTGGGACGGCGCCCGGCTGCTCGTCTATTGCTCGGGCGACGGGACGGCGCGCCCGGTAACCCGCACCGGCCGGGATGCGTCGGGTACCTATCCGGAGCTGGCCGCGCTCGGAGCCTCGCTGCGCCGTCCGGCGATTCTCGACGGAGAGGTGGTCGTCCTGGACGAGCGGGGCCGCCCCGACTTCGGGGCCCTTCAGACGCGGATGACCGTGCGCGACGGGGCCAGGGCGGGTCGGCTCGCGCGCACGACGCCCGTACATCTGATGATCTTCGACGTCCTGCACCTGGACGGTCGCAGCCTTTTGACCGAGTCGTACACGGCGCGCCGCGGCGAACTGCTGGGCCTGGGTCTGGCGGGTGCCCGCTGGGCGACGCCTGCGCACACGGTGGGCCACGGCCGCCGGGCGTTCGAGCTGACGCGGGAGCAGGGTTTCGAGGGGATCGTCTGCAAGTTGCTGACGTCGCCGTACCGGCCCGGGGTGCGCTCGGACGAGTGGATCAAGATCAAGCACCAGGTCCGCATCGACGTGGTGATCGGCGGTTGGCTGCCGGTTCGGGGCCGGTCCGGTGGTGTTCCCGGTGCGCTCCTGGTGGGCGTTGCCGAGGCCGGCGGGTTGCGGTTCGTCGGGGCCGTGGGATCGGGCATGTCCGGTGCGGAGCAGCGGCAGCTCGCGGAGCTGTTCGCGGTTGTGCCGCGCGAGACGTCGCCGTTCGCGGGGCCGGTGAGTGAGGGTCGTGGTGCGCGCTGGGTGGAGCCGCGGCTGGTTGCCGAGGTGAGCGCGACGGGGTGGACGTCGGGCGGGTATCTCAGGCATCCGGTGTTCGAGCGGCTGCGCCCTGGCCTGGCGCGGCCGGTCTAGGCATCGCCGGGCAGCGTGCGGCGTGCGCCAGGGCGTGGGCGTAGACGATGATCCAGTGGTGGTTCCGAAGGTCTCCTCCGTCGATGTCGCAGGGGCAGCCGGGGATGGTCCACTGCCAGGGTTCGGTGGACCAGTCGCCGTTCGCGGGGTGGTCCTTGTAGATCCAGGGCTTCGGGTCGAGGTTCGCCCTGTCGGCGGCCGTCGGAGTCCCTGTACTGCCGGCTGCGTCGGAAGTACAGGGTTGCCGGACGCGCTCGCTGTTCATGGTCTCCAGGCTTCCTCGTAATCGGGGTGGTCGACATACATGCCGGCCAGGAGTCGGAGCGTGACGCAGTATCCGCGGCCTTCGGTGGCGCCATCCCAGTCGTGGCAGACCTTGCACCCGAACGGTTCACCTCCCGGTCCGTAGCCGGGCGGGATCACGTGGTCGGTGATCGGGTGGGCTGCGAGAATGGCGCGCTTCATCTGGGCCTCGCGCAGTACGCGGAGGGGGTGATGCCGGGTGATGTGGTCGGAGTTCGAGGTGTTGCACGTGGCTCGCTCCTCTTCGGCGCGAGGACCGGTGTGAATCAGGTAGGTCCACGTTGCGACGCTGTACGGGTACGCCTGGCCCGGTGCATAGACCTGGAGTTCCTGGCCTTCCCAGCGTTGATGCCAGGGGCCGGGGGTTGCCTGGCGGGCGACGGTTTCGTCTTCTTCGATCCGGGCGCGAACGAACGTAGTCAGGGCTGTCACGAGGCCGCTCATGCGGGTTCCTCCCCGTCGACCGTCAGGTCCGAGGCGTCGTCGGGCACTGCGGCGGGGTCTGCGAATCCGCCGATGAACGCCTCTCCCGATAGGAGGCCGATGCCGGGCACGCCCACGAACGTGGGCGCCCAGCCGTCGGCGACGAACCGTCGCGCGACGTCGAGTGAGAGCCGCCGTTCTGCGCGCTCGGGCAGCGTCATCCACTCGGCCAGCTCGTCGGCTGTCGCGAATACGGACGAGACCGGTGAGCCCTCGCTCACGGTCTCCCACAGTTGCCAGCCGTCGCCGTCGGGCGGGTCGGTTCGCTCCCACGCCTCGGCTTCGGCTCGCTGGCCGGGGTAGGTTTCGACGGTGGCGTGGCCTTGACACGTGGGGCAGGTGTCGTCGATGCCTTCGCGTTCGCAACGCGCGCGGATCACGATATGTGCATTGATCGAGTCATGTCCGAGGGTGCCTATGGACCATTCGTTGACTGCTGCGGCGGTCGGTGTGACGGGAGGTTCGATCTTCCGCCACCCCGTTTCGCGGGTCCACGTGTGGGTGAAGTCCATCAGCCGACCGTCGGTGACCAGTGCGTCGACGTCGGCCTGGCAGAGGTGGTGGCCCCATTGTGTGTTCCACATGTCTGCGAGTCGCCGCGCCTCGCGGACGATTGCGTATTCGCCACTGCCGTAATACGAGGGGGCGTGCTGGATGTTGCGTTCGGCGAGCGCGCGCACGACGGGGGTTTCGTGCCGGAGGGGCGTCGAGCCGGTGCTCGCGGGGTCGAAGGGGGCCTTGCCGTACCACTGGTCGTAGAGGTGTTGGGCGTGCGGCGACCACCCGCTCTCGCAGTCCGGGCACGGGTCTTCTCGAAGTTCGTCCGGCATGAGGTAGCCGCTCCAAACCCTGTTGAGTGGCCAGTCGAAGTCCAGGGGCACTCGTCGCACTTCGCGACCCATCAGGCAATCCTTTTCGCGGTGGGGGGTGTTCCGCCGTGCATGCGGATGCCGAGGCCGATCCATTCGGATCGGGGCCATTCGCAGCGGCAGAGGCGGCAGCGGATGAAGTCCATCCAGGGGTCGGCGTACAGGCGTGCGCCGCAAGGCCGTTCGTCGTCGGGGCCTGGGCAGTTGCCGACGTATTTGGCGTCGCTGCGTTTGCCGCAGGCGGCCTTGCTGCGTGCGACGAGGTCGCCGATCTCGTGGGCGAACTCGCCGATGGCCGGGTGCTGGCGGCATGCCCAACCGAGGTTGTTGCGGAGGAACCGCACGGTGTTGTCGAGGGCTTCCTCGGCGCGGCCGCGGGGGCCTGGGGGTGCCCAGCCGTAGAGGCGGCGCCAGTCGTCCTCCCACTCGGTGAGGATCGTGACCATGCCGCCCGGGGCGCGCAGGTTCAGCGCCTCGAGCTGGACGGGCAGTGGTGGGACGCGCGTTCCGGACACGGGAGTCCCCTCGGCGTGGGCTCCGGGGAGGAGGGCGTCGGCGAGTGCCGCGTAGTGGCCTGGGAGGGATTCCAGGTGCGCGTCGACGCGGGTTTCGCAGTGGCGGCAGGCGGTGCGGTCCTGTTGGTCGCCGTGGAGGGCGTAGCCGCAGACGGCGCAGGCGGGTCCGTCCGGGGAGGGGGTGGTGTCGTTCACGGGCGTTCCGTTCAGCCGTGCCGTTGCTCGCCGTGGGTCATTCGTGTTCGTAGGTCTCGACTTCGATGCCGTCCTTGCGGACCGTCACCTGGGCGTGGTCCCCGAACGCCGCGAGCAGGACGTGTTCGAAGGCGCTGTCGGTGATTGCGGATGCAAGGTTGCGGCAGCGCTCGTACCGAGCCTTGTCGGGTCCTTCGTAGGGTCCGACCACGTAGTCCCTCGCGGTTTCGTCCCAAGTACCCGGCTCCTCGCCGAGGCTGGGGTGCCCGAAGACCTCCAGGTCCCACGTGCTCGCGTCCTCGTCGTCGATGTCGGTGCGGAACCAGAGTCCGTGGACGCCGAATTCGCACACATCGCCGTCCGCGAAGTACGGGGTGTATTGCCGCCACCCGAACTCGATGATGGTCGGGTCGTCGAGGACGGCCTGGAGGAGCGGCTGGAGTTCTTCGAGGGGCCGCTGCTCCGCACGTTTGCCTCGGGTGATGTCGCCTTTGACGACGAGGCCGAGGAAAGTGCGGTGTTCGGTGCTCACTTGGGGTCTCCGGGCGGGTCGAGGAGTAGGTGGGACAGGGGGACGGACTTGCGCCGGCTGCCGGACATCCAGGGCTTGATGGGCATGCCGTCGAGGTAGTCGGCGGGGCTGGGGAGCCATCCGAGGTCTTCGAGGACGTGCTGTTCGGCGACGAGCCGCACGGGGACCCGGAGTGTGCCGTGTCGCCGGGGGACGTCGAGGGTCACGCCGAACACCTCCTGGCAAAGCCAGACCCCGGCGGTGTGGTGGTAGAGCGAGCGGTGTCGGACGTCGCCGATCACGCGTTTGCTTGAGTCGATCAGTTCGTGAATCGGCAGGTAGACGTCGGGTTCGCCGCCCCATTTGCGGGCGGACGACTGGGCGTGATGCCAGGAGTTCACTCCCTCACCTGATCCCAGTACGAGCGCAGGCCGCGGTGGTTCGGGTCGCCGGCCTTGTCGGGGTCGATCTTGTCGGCGATCTGCAACCAGGGGACGCAACTCGATCGCCGCTTCCGCGCCTCGGCGCGGATCCACGCGACCACGTCGCGGACCCGTTCGACGTCGTCCACGTCGGCTCCGTTCGTCGGGGCGTATCAGAACGCGCCGTAGTTGACTTGCCAGGTGGGGATTCCCATGCGGCGCCACAGCGCCACGACGCGGTCCCGGTCGTCGAGGGTGAAGCGCACGGCGAATCGGTGGCGCACGTGCTTGTCGAACAGCTCGGCCTTGACGAGGTCGTCGCGGCGGAAGTCCCCCAGGGGGCGCATCCACAGTTCGTCGTAGGCGATGCCGTGGGCTGCGAGCCACGCGACGGTCTCGGGCCGGTACTCGGAGCCGCGGCCGGAGAGCAGGACGATGATGTGGTTGGCGCGGTCGTGCAGGGCAAGTTCGTCGGCAACGGCCCGGTTGACGGTGTCCTCCCCGCACCGGTGGAAGTCGTAGGGTCCCCGTCCGCTCTCGTTCAGGGCGAGGGTTCCGTCGATGTCGCACAGAACCGCCGTGGGCAGGCTGGTGTCGGGGATGTACGGATCGGGTGTGTGGCGGTCGTTCATCCACGCGTCGGTCAGGCGCCACCCGTTGCGCGTGGCCTTGACGTGTCGGGCGTGGAGGTTGCGGATGACGTCCTCGCCGACGGGTTGTTCGCGTTCGGCGTCGCGGCGGATGCACTCCTCGACGGGCACGGCCATGAGGTCGTGCACGCGGAACACCGCGGTGGGGAACGCGTCCTTGTATCTGCCGGGGAGGTTCGCGGTCAGGTGGGTGTTGTCGACGACGATGTCGCGGCCGCCTTCGACGGCGGCGTGCGCGGAGCGGATCATCGCCTCGACGGCGATCTTCTCCAGGTCGCCGTTCCAGGTCGACCTGTCGCGGCGCATCATCGCCCGGTAGTCGTCCAGGCTGAACCGGAGCGCGTCGAGGCCCCGGGCCAGGCCGGTCTTGCCGGAGGCGGGCAGGCCCGTGGTGAGGTGAACGGTGGGCATGGTGGTCACTCCTGGTCCGAGGTCGTGAATGCGGTGGGGCCGGCGGGGCGGACCTGCTTCCAGGCGAGTGGGCGGATGTCGCGGCCGTCGAGGAGCATGAACAGCGCGGCGCGGTACGGCGAGTCCTTGGCGCGTTCGGCGAATGTGCGACGGTCGGGGCAGGTGCCGATGGCCTTGTGGGCCGCGACGGCGTTGGCGATCCACGCGTCGGCCCTGGCGGTCAGTCGGTTCGCCACGTCGTCGACCCAGTCGCGGAATTCGTCGGGGATGCGGTCGAAGAGTTCGCCGATGTCGCGGCCGGAGGCCAGGGCTTCCCATACGGTGCGTTCGCTGGTGCCGGTGTAGAGCTTGTGCAGGGTCAGGTAGTCCGCGTATTTGATCTTCGCGCGGAGTCCGGACGCGAAGCGGACGACGTAGCCCTCGGCTGCGAGTCCCGAGACGGGGCGGCCGTCCATCGAGTGGTTCACAGCGGCCAGCCCCTCCAGGCCGTCAAGGGCGGCGAAGGACTGTCTGCTGCCCCAGGAGCGCACGACCGAGCCGATCCGCGACCAGTGCGGTGCGACTTCCCGAAGTTCGACTTCTGTGCCGTCGAACGGGCGATACGCGCCCAGCAGCACGAGGTCTTTGGACTCGCCGTAGTCGACGACGATTCGGTTTCCGGGGTGGACGATCTCGGCGAGGTACGTCACCGCGGGATCGAGGTCCCCCGTGTCGGACGTGTCGATGCGGGCCTGGGCCCACAGGGCCTGCGCCGAGGAGAACGAGCCCTTCGTCGCGGCGTGCCAGCGCCCGCCGTAGTGGAACACGATTCCGAGGGAGCCGTCGACCTTGTCGTAGACCTCGAACGGCGCCCCTGCGGGAAGTGGCGGGGCGAAGGGGTGGCCCTGGGTGTGCATGGACGCCAGGAAGATCTTCGGGAACGGCAGCGCAACGATCCTCCCGTTGTCGTCGGCTACCAGCCCGCGGCAGCGCATCGTGACCGGGTTCCAGTGGTTCTCGTACTGGCACGCGGGGGCGTAGGTGTGGATGGACAGCGGGAGTTCGGGGTGTCGCTTGCGGGTGACGTGGCCGCTCGCGATCTCGGCTTCGAGGTCCGCGAGCGGGAACAGGTCGGCCAGGCACAGCGGTCCTCGGACGGAGCGTGTTCCGTACCACCATCCTTCCGGTGGTCCGGCGTCGTAGCGGGCCGGTGGTGTTTCGGCCCGGAACCCGTCGCCGTGGAGGGACGTCACGGATTCTCCTTGGGTCGGTCGTCCGGCGAGGTCTCCTGATCGGTGTTCAGCCGGGGAATGGGCGGGATGGCCTCGGCGAGGAAGCCGCCCGCCTCGGTGGTGAAGTGCGGCGCGGCGGCGGTCTCCCACCGGGAACGCAGCGCGGTCTCGGTGTGCGTCTCGCCGGTGTGCCGGTGTGTCCAGGTGACTTCGCGTTCGCCCGTGTGGCGGCGGGTCAGCCGGCCGCGTTTGGCCCCGTCGGGGTAGTCGTTCCAGTTGATGCCGTGCCTCGACCACAGAATTTCCTGCATGCGGTTGGCGTTGACGCCGTGGAGTTGTTTGTGCGGGATGTGGGCCTGGGCTGCCATGGAGATGCTGTTGCGGACGGCGTCGCGCTGGCGCCAGATCAGGTAGTTCGCGACTTCGATCGGGTTCGGCAGGGTGAACACGCGGGCGTCGAAGAGGGCTCGTTTGCCGGGGCGGGCGGCGTTGAGGGCGGCGGTGGCCACCGAGGCGGCGATGGAGGTCTGCTTGGCGACGACTCCGCCGAACCAGGGCTGCGTGCCCGCCGCCTGGAAGTCGGTGCACAGGACCGAGACTTCGTCGGATTGCGTGTAGGCGAGAACCGTGCCGGAGATCTCCGCGCACAGGGCCTCGGCGACGAGGTCCATGTCGGCCATGAACCGCTCGTCGAACGGTTTGGTGCATCCACGCAGGTAGGTGTGGAAGCTGCGGCCGTCGACGCGGATCACCGTGTATGTGCGGGCCGGCAGGACGGTGCGGGTGGCCTGCTCGTGGCGTTTCATGCGGTCGCCCAGGGCGGTGCTGTCGCTCACGTCAGCACGTCCAGGACCTCGTCGATCGCGTCGATCACCAGACGCCAGGCCCAGATCACGCAGGCCACACCGAGGCCCACCAGGACGGCGAGGGCGGGGCGGTCGGTGACGTGGACGACGATGGCGCCGGTCAGGGTGCCGGCCAGGGCGCCGAGTGCGAAGCGCAGCACGGGTTTCTCCAAAGGGGACAAAGGGATCGGCAGTCGGGGTAACGTGGTTGCGGCCCGTCTCCCCCAGTGAGGCGGGCCCCGTTGCGTCAGGAGGCAGTGGAACGGCGCAGTACGGCGCGGGCGATCTTGAGCGCGTGGGTGCGTTCGGGCGGGAGGACCCAGCCGCCCGCGCCCATGCGTTCCGCCACGCCTTCGAGCCACGCCGCGATCGCGAGTGCCACGGGTTCGTCGGCGCCGAGTTCAAGGGCGGCCTGCCTGAGTTCGGCTGTCGGATCAGTCGGCATGAACGGTCCCCATGACGGCGTCCTCGAATTCCCGATCCCGCCGATCGGCTAGGTGCGCCACACAGTCGGACCGTTTGCACGTCCGCCGGATGTAACCGACGTAAGGCCGGGAGCGGTGGACGCTCCAGGCCGCCTGGGCGCCGGTCAGCCTCTCCCCCTGCCACCGCACCTGGCCGCCCGCCCATACGAGGTGGTCGTCCTCGGGGGTGGTGCGCTCGGCGACGATCTCCGCGAGGGTCATGGTGGCCTTGCGGCCGGTGCGTTCCTCGGGTGGCCGGGTGCGCCGTTCGGCCTGGGCGGCGGCCATGGCCTTGCGGCACGGGTCGCAGTGGGGGAGCTTGCGGTATGCCTCTCGGCCGTAGCCTGCGGCGGTGCCGTGCGGGATCGGCCCGAGAACCTTGCCCGTGGCCTTTCCCGGGGCGGGCGTAGCCGTCTCGGCCGGGGGTCGGTAGTGGCGGCCGATCGCGGTGGTCACGGCCTGGACGAGGCAGGAGGTGTCGTAGGCCGTGATCGGCAGGGCGAGTTCGCCGACCGTGGCGATGATCGCCTCGCGGACGGCGGCATGGAGCTTCGCCGGCTCACTCATTCGAATTCCGTCCCGCCCTTGCGGGTCAGGTACGCCTCGGACACGATCTTCCCGATGGCCCGGCCGCCGAGGATCGGGCTGTGCCGCTCGTAGTAGGGCCGCACGACGATGCCCTCGCGCACGTGCGCCGACGTCCCCGAGATCGTCTCGGTGCCCTCGGCGAGCCCCAGCAGGGTGGCTTCGTCGTAGGGCCCGTCGTACAGGCGCGGAACCACGGGGAGTTCGCCGTTCCATCGCAGCAGAGAGGGCAGGACGTGAGCGCTCAACCACTGCCGCCCCTCCGCGTGGGCGAGGGCGACGTCGAACACGGCGTACCCGGGCGTTGCCTGTTTCGCGTCGACGCCGTAGGCCAGGTCCTGGACGCCGGCGCCGTACACCTCACCGAAGATTCCCACTCGCTCCGCTCCGAGTGTCTTCGCGATGCAGGCGGCGACCTCGGGTACGCCGTGGGCGAGGACGGTCCGCCAGTACAGGTTGTGGTCGTTGCGGACCAGTGCCAGGGACTTGGAGCCGAAGCCCTTGGAGGACACGAACCCCTCCCCCGTCGCGGCCACGTGGGTGTAGAGGCAGGCGGTTCCGTGGATCTTCTCGGTGGCGATCACGTGCTCGCCGGGGGTGAAAAGGCCGGGGTGGCGCCGGATGTTCTCGATCTCGATCCATCGCAGGAGATCCGGCGCCGGAACGACGTCGCCGCTCATGTGGACGGGGATCGGCGGCACCCACTTGGTGACCCCCAGTCGTTCGGCGAAGTCGGTGCCGGCCGCCGCGGCTGCCTCGAGGTCGACGCCGGCCAGGGAGGCGGGGCGGCACACGATGCCCTGGGAGAGTTCGCCGCGCAGGCGGATCGCGCGGACGCGGTTGTGATCGGGACCCGCGAGGCGTCCCGTCAGTCCGAGTTCCGCGATCAACGGGTCCGGAACGACGGCCTGTTCGGGGATGTAGAGCGCCGCGTCGCCGGTGGTGTAGGTGCCCTTCGGTACGACGGCGCGATAGAGCCCCACCTGTGCCAGCTCCAGCGCGTCGGCGTTGGGGTGGGGGTGGATGGTCAGCCGTTCGGCGGTGACGCGGAGAGTGGACAAGGCAAGGCCCTTCGGAGGCTCAGCGGGAAACGGGGGACGCCGGGGTGGGGTCGTCGACGATGTCGTCGTGGCCGCCGCCTCCGCCGCCGTTCGGGTGGCAGCGGAAGCACCATGGGCTGACCGGGGCGTGCAGTCGCGCGAGGATTTCGGTCGCCGCGACGAACAGCAGCGGCATTGGGTAGAACCAACGCGCCCAGGATTCCTGGAACAGCGCCACGACGATGAGCCCGGCGAGTATGGACGTGATGTACGCACCTACGAACCAAGGCTTTCGGAGCAGGTGGTAAACAGCGAGTACCGGGCTCAGTTCGTATGCTTCGACGGCGCCGTCCACCGGGGCGTGGCGGATGCAGATGTCGCAGTTGCCGCGGTCGTGCCACCCCGACCGAAGGATGCCGCCGAACATCAGGCACAACGAGATCGCAAGGAAGACCAGGTGGACGTGAACCGGAAGGAACTGTGCGGCCGAGCCCAGCAGGGCCCCGGTGACGATCGCCTTCCACGCATGGTGTCCACGTCGCGGATTGCGGGTGTCCGGATCCCTCACAGGACACCTGCGGCGCGCGCGTCGATCAGCCACTGCGGGAACTCGGTCATGAGCTTGTCGTAGAGTTCCGTGTCGGACATGGCGCGCGGGTCCGGCCCGGCCGCGAAGAAGCCCGCGTTGTCCACGGCGCGATTGCGGAGGGTGTCGAGGCGGCGCAGGAAGTCGAACTGTCCTTCGGAGCCGAAGCCGACGAACTGCCAGAAGATCGGCAGCGTCGAGGCGTGACGCAGCGCGCTCTCGGCGTCGGGCCTCGAAGCGGGTGCGCCGTCGGTCTGGAAGATCACGAACGCCGGATCGGTGGCACCGGACGCCTTGTAGTGCTTGACCACGGCGTCGATGGCGCAGGCGTAGTCGGTGCCGCCCCAGGGGCAGTCGGCGGCGAGTTCGGCGATTCGGCCCTGGTGGGAGCCGAGCACGATCGGCTCGGGCCGGTGGGCGCGGGACTCGAAGAGGACCACGGGCACGGTGCCGTCGTCGTCGAAGTGCGCGGCGGCGGCCAGTACCCGCTCCGCGAGGGCCTGCACGGTGCCGTCGGCGTAGTAGTCGAACATGCTGCCGGAGTGGTCCAGGACGAGGTACACCGCCGCGCGAACGCCCGCCAGGCCGTGCTTCTTCAGCGACACGCCGGCCTTCTTGTACAGGTCGACGAGGGCGGGTGCGGTGGCGGTGATCTTCGTGAGGTCGATGGCGGATCCGGAGTGCGCGGCGGAACCGGGCCGGCTGCCGGCGGGGACGACGGGAGTCGGGTCGGCGGTTTTCCTGCTGCTGAAGAACATGGGATCTCCCGGGTGTGATGTGGGCAGGCCAGTGGGACGTCAGGCGGCGCTGGCGCGCAGAGAAGCGCCGCGGCTGTGTTCGGCGGCGAGGTTGTCCCGGGCGATGGCCTCGGCCAACTCGGCGAGGTCGAGGTCTCCGGAAGCCAGGCCGAGCACCACGGCCTGGCCGCGGTTGCAGGCGCCGAGCGTTTTGAACAGCTCGCTGGCGTACTTGCGGACGGTCCCCTCGTTCAGGCCCATCTCGCGGCCGATGTCGGCGTTGGAGAGGCCGCGGCCGAGACCGGCCAGGACCTCGACGGCGCGACCGTGCAGGCGGCCTTCGCGCGTCTCGTTCCCGCCGTTGAGGGCGAGATCGACCATCGCTGCGAGGACGTCGACCTCGCGCACGGTCACGTTCAGATGGTGCAAGTCCGCGCCGTCGAGGAGCGCGTCGCGGATGCGGGCATGGGTGGTGGCCGTTTCGATGGCCATACGGGTGCCTCCGAGACGATGGGGGCGGGTGGTCGGCGTGGTCACGCACGTCCGAGAGCGGCGGCGTGGCGCCGCAGGAACTCGCGCCGCGCACGGTTGTGGCGGGCGTCGGCAAGGGCGTGGTGGACGTCGGACGGCTGCCGTGGAAGATCGTCGGGGTCCAAGCGGAGTCGGGCGCATTCCTGCCGGGTGTCGTTCGTCCACATGGGGATGCCTGCGGGCAGTTCGACCATGGCCCCGAACAGCTGCGCCAGGGCGACGTGGTCGTATGCCCCGTACCAGGCCCACAAGTGGAGATCCGGCGTCGCCTGGAGGAAGATGCGAACCTCGTTCGCGATCGTCTCGACGGGCTTGACCCGGTGCATGTCCGGGTGGTCGTCGGCCCAATCCCACGCGTCCGGGCATTCGTTCACGTCGGCGCGCCGAAACGGCAGGTGAGGAACGACGTTCGCGCGGAGCCACTGGTGGCGGACGGCCGCGTACATGGTGTCCTCGTTGCGGACGACGGCGTAGTATTCGCGGCCGTCGTCTGCGGCCATGCCGATGCTGATCGGCCGGATCGTGTGGCCGTCCTCGAGGAACTCGAAGTCGTAGTCGACGGCGCTCACCGGTCGGATTCGCTTTCCGGCATCGTCTGTGCGCGCTCGTCGTCGGTGAACGTGTAGGAGCCGCCTCCGCTGCCCCGGGAGATCATCGTCCCGGCGGTCCGCATGGAGCCCGTCGTCTTGCGGCCGGAATAGCTGAGGGTGGTGTCCCGGTCGATGCCCATGCGGCCGGACACCGCGAACGCGTCCTGATCGGCACCGAGAAACACGAACACCCAGCCCTCGTCGCGGCGTTCCCCGATCAGCTTCTCGATCTGCGTCAGGGTGTACTCCCGGGAGGCGTTCTCCGCACCGTCGGTGAGGATGACGACCACGGTCTCGTCCGGGCGGTCCGCCTCGGCCAGTGCGGCAACGCGTGCCGACTCCCCGTTGATGGTCGTGCCGATCGCATCCAGGAGCGCGGTCGAGGATCGGGGCGCGAGGCGGAATTCCGGCACGTTCGCCAAGGGAACGACCGAGAACACCGTCTCGATCTCGCAGTCGAACTGGACGAGAGTCACGACATCGGTACTGGGCGACGCGGCCTGCTCGGCGAGGAATGCCCGCAGGCCGCCCTCGGTGTCGGTGCGGACGTTCTCCATGGAGCCGGATCGGTCGAGAACGACGAGGATGTGACGGGTGGGCGGGTTGCTCATGGGGTTCCCATCGAGGAGGACTCCGGTGGCGGGCACGACGAAACCCGGGCATGGGGCGCGGAGTTCGGCGGCGAGGGATCTCGTGGCGTGAAGGGCGGGCGGCCGGCACGCGTCCGGCCGTCGGCCTGTTCTGCTCGCTCCACCATTAGAGAGTCACAGGGCTGCCCACCACAAGTATTTGGTCATGTTTTTTGGCAGTTATTTTGGCGGAGGTTCCGCGTGCCGCCGGCTCCAGGGCTCAGGACCTGGACTCGGCCCAGCGAATCAGCACGACTGCGATCACCACGGCCGGCCACGCCACGGCCCACACCGCCCCGGCCAACGCGACGCCCCGGGGATTGATCCGCGCCATCGTGCCGAACCACACGTCGGTACGCAGCAGCCACACCACCAGCGCGACCTGGCCGCACAGGCCCAGCGCGTAGACGACGGCCAGGATCAGGACGGCGGTCACCGCCGGGCCCCGCGAACTTCTCCACCCGGATGCCCGCCGCGCTCGCGAGACGCATGCAGTTGTAGGTCCCGCGCGACCTCGCCGTGGGGTAGGCGTGTGCAATGTCGGCGCCGGCCGCGACCATCAGCGCGTTCCTTCGCGGCCCGGCCCCCGGGCAGTACGTGGGGAGCACACCCGGGTGCACGACGTCCCGGGGGTGGCGGCGCACCCGATGCGGTCGCGTCGGGCAGTCGTCGCCGCACGAGTCCCAGTCCGCCGGGAACGGATCACCTTCCACGTCCCAGCCGAACCGTGCGCGGGCCTGCGTCACGAACGTGCGGGCGCAACGGTCCGCCCCGGTGGGACACTCCCCCTGTACGACCACCAACGTCGCCCCGGGATGGGCGTATCGCAGGCGCACGAGGCCGCGGATCACGACGTCGCATTCCTCGTAGTCGCGGCCTCCCATCACGATCACACGTACTGCGCCGAGGTCCCGGCCCGGCGTCACGACACCCTCGGGCAGTCCGGATCGCACGGCCACCCCGCCTCCTCCAGGTCGGCGCACACAACGCAATCGATGTCGTCGTCCGCGGCCCAGGACGTACCACTCAGGTCCTCGCCGCACAGGCCGAGGTCCGGATCGCAGCAGAACGCGTGGACGAGGTCGTCACCAACCGAGGTCGAATCGGGTCCGGCTTCCACGGCGTACACGAGCAGGCTCACGACGAACCTCCGTCCCGGACCGGACGGCGCGGCGCTGCGGACTCGCAAGGCAGAAGTTCTCCCTGGCCGGCCATCACCGGGACCGGGCGCAGCTCGTCCGCCGCAGGCTCGTCGCGCTGTTCGCTGCACACGTACTGCGTCGCCATGGCGTAGCGGCCCTCGGGCGTGCGTGGCCCGTCGGACCACTGTCGGGGCCGCTTGCCGAGCAAGGCGATGAGGATCAGGGGGCAGCCGTCGCCGTCTCGGCGCTCGCGTGGGGGAAGTTCGTGCACGCAGATCGCGCAGTTCGCATCGATCCAGGCGTAGCCCTCGTCGGAGTTCGAGAACGCCGGCTCGTCGACGGCCTGCGCCTCCAGGGCGTCGTAGTCGTCGGGCATCATACGGCGCCCGCGACGCCAGCCTCGATGGCGTCCTGGAGCAGGCGGATCGCCGCGACGCAGTCCTCGCGGGTGATCGAATCGTCCCCCACGTTGTGCGCGATGTGCTCGTAGATCTTCACGGCGTCGCAGGTATACGGGAGGTTCGTGTTCCAGTCGGTCTCGACCGCGAAACCGATACCCACGGTACGGAACTTCGGGAACGCGACGACCGCCTGCTCGGCAGTCAGCCGCACGCGGAACATCCAATAGTCCTCCCGAACGTGCGGGGTGAGCGCCATCGGACCGCAACGCACGGTCTCGTCGGGCTGGGCCTTCTTCTCCAACACCAGATGCTTGGTCACCGATGCTCTCCTTCGATCGGATCGAGGAGGGGCGGCGCGCGCCGCCCCTCCGGAACTCCTGCTCAGAACGGAGGTTCGTCCGCGTAGCCGCCCGGCGGGGGACCCCAACCCCCGCGCCGCCGCCCTGCTGCTGGCCGCCCCCTGCGGGGGTTGCCCACGGGTCGTCGGCGGGTGCGCCACCGCCCTGCTGGGGACGACCGCCGTAGCCGCCGCCCTGCTGACCGCCGCCGTAACCACCCTGGCCGCCGCCACCGCGGCTCGCCTTGGTGACCTTGGCGGTCGCCCACTTCAGGGTCGGGCCGATCTCGTCGACCTCGAGCTCCACGACGGTGCGCTTCTCGCCCTCTTTGGTCTCGTAGGACCGCTGCTTCAGCCGGCCCTGGACGATGACGCCCGTGCCGCGCTGGAGGGATTCCGCCACGTTCTCGGCCAACTGCTTCCAGGCCGAACAGCGGAGGAACAGCGCTTCGCCGTCCTTCCACTCGTTCGTCTGACGGTCGAACGTGCGCGGCGTGGACGCCACGGTGAAGCTCGCGACGGCCGCACCGGAGGGGGTAAAGCGCAATTCCACATCGGCGGTCAGATTTCCAACAATGGTGATGACGGTTTCGCCTGCCATGTCCTATGGCCTCCCTGTGATTTCGATGACCGGGCTAGAACCCGGAGTTGTGGTCAGGCTCGGCCACCCGACCGACACGAAGCCCACGGTGGATCCGCGCGTGAACGTCGTCGTCTCGCTCGCCCTGCGCCGGTCCCGTCCGGAGGGGGTCGCCGGCCCAACGACGGCCTTCACTTCGTTGCCGATCGCCGTGGTGGGGCGGGGGGTGCGCTCCCTGGGCGGTACGGTCCGGGGTGTGAGGCGGGACCGTGCGACCCTCGGGTGACCGGGGCCGCCGCCGTGTTAGGTGTCCAGCGTTTTCTCGTCCCAGCCGTAGCCGCAGTTCGTGCATCTCCGGCACAAGCGCTCGTTGGGGAAGTCGCCCACGAGGGTGCCGATGTTCTCGTGATCGCAGTCGCCGACGGTCCGGTAGGTCGTGGCTGTGTGCGTGTGGCCGCATTTGGGACATGGCGGGATGTCCGTGCTGTAGGGCGCGAGGCCGGTGTAGCCGTAGCGGAGTGGCGGCATTGGCGCCTCCTGGGTAATGTCTGTCCGGTTTCGTTCCGGTCTCGAAATGATCTATCTATGGAGGTTGTCGCAGGTCGGGCGTAGCGTCCCTGATCCGGCCCACCCCCTGGCCGGCGATGGGCCCGTGCTCCCGGACTCCCCTGGTCGAGCGCGGGCCCTCGGCGCGTCAGGGCACTGCGGGCGGCAGCGGGCAGGACGGGTGGCACGCGAACCTGGGGGTGTCGTCCGTGGTCCAGCCGCAGGAGCAGTCGGCACCGCAGTGGACGCAGGTGAGGCCGCCAGTCGCTTGCGGGGCCGGGGTGGCGGCTCGGGCGTAGGTCTCGCGGATGGAGTCGGCGATGTCCAGGAGAGCGTGCACGGCGGCGGCCTGGATGAATGCCTGGACCCGGGTGAACAAGGCGGTGGCTTGGTCGCTGGGGATGGGCCGGTCGGGAACTTCGTGGATCAGTCGTTGTGCAACGTCGAGGCTGTCGATGGCGTTCCGTCGGTCCTGGGTGGTCACTTCGGCTCCTGGTTGTCGAGGGCGTCCCACGCCTTCTGGGCGAGGCGTTTCGTCATCGCGTCGATCCCGGCGTACTCCTCGGCGGTCATCGGCATCGGAACGTTGATCGCGCCGAACAGGCCGATCGCGCCGCTGAACCGGGGGTCCGGACGCAGTTGGTCGAGCGGCCTGTCGGTGTCGAGTGCCGCCCGGATGCGGTCGGCGTAGTTGACGCCGATGTCGCGGGGGGTGTGCCAGGTCCGCATGTCGGCGACGAGGTCCCGCACGCGCTGCACGGCGGCGGCGAGTTGGTCGCGCTCGGCGTACAGGGCGTCGAGCGCGTCGTCGGTGATCGTGTCGGCGGTGTGCCGCCCGAGGAGGAGCCGGATCATGGGCATGTGCTCGGGTGTGATTGCGAAAGTCACGGACGCGGACCGCGTGTGGACCGGGCAATTCGCCATGTCGAGAGGGCAGATGCAGGTGGGCTCGTGGACGACGGGTGCGGCCTGGGTGTGAATGGGGCAGCACCCGATGGCGCAGGGGCAGGCGCGGGGTGACGGGTCGGTGGTGGGCTCGGTCATATCGGGTCGGCCTCCTCGGCCTGGCCGCGGGCGAGTGCCTCGGCGACGGTGAGCCCCATGACGGTGACGTGCGGCGCGATGCGTTTGGCGAGTTCGATGGCGGTGTCTTCGTCGTAGCGGTGGTCGATGTGGCAGCGGCCTCCGTCCGGGTGACCGGGGGCGCCGTCCGCGAGACAGTGGCCGCCGTTCAGCACGGACCAGGTCCCGCGTCGGTTGCGGGTGACCTCGACGGCGAACGCGTAGGCGTTGATGTCGCCTTCGGGCAGGAGCGACACCTCGTGGCGGGTGGTGCGGACGGTGGGCTCGGTCATCGCGTCGCCGCCTCCTTGATCGTGAAACGGATGATCAGCTCGTCGTCGCCGGGGAACATCGTGAGGGCGTCGTCGGGGATGGACGCGTCGGCGGTCAGGCCGTGCAGTTGGCGGTATTCGGTCTCGATGGACCGAAGGGCCTTGCTGATTTCGCTGAACGTCGCGCCCCAGGGTGGCCGGGCGTCGATGGCGTGCTCGACCGTGCGGACGGTGTACTCGCGGCGGGTCATGGTGGTCTCCGGTGGTGGGGCCGGGGCGCGTGGCCCCGGCCGGGTGGTTGGGTCAGGTGCCGCGGGTGGCGAGCTGGTGCTCCAGCTCGGCGACGCGGCCGCGCAGCTCGTCAATCTCGGCCCGTGCGGCGGCGAGTTCGGCTTCCGGGTCGACCTGCATGCGGATGCCGTGGTCGGCGAACGCGGCGACGACGTCGGGGTCGTCGAGGAACTGCTCGAGCGATTCGTCCTCGGTGTCCCAGTCGCCGTCCTGGAGCCTCTTGATCAGGTCGCCGAGGACTTTGCGTTTGGTGGGTCCGTCGACTCCGGTGTCGATGAGCGCGCGGGCGACGGGGTCGAAGATGTGGCCTGCTGAACTCCAGCCCATGAGGGCCTCCTTCGTGCTGGTGGGTACGGTCTGCGCAGGTCAGGCGGGTTCGATGTGGGTGAGGCTGATGCCGCCCGGGTAGCCCTCGACGGAGACGACGGGGGCGCCGTGCCCGAGGGTCCAGGCGGGCGTGCGGGTGCGGGTGGTCATGGGCTCGGCGTCGCGGCATCCGGGCCAGGCGTGGACGGGTGTGCCGACGGGGTGGAGCGCGTTCCACTGGCCGGCGGTGGTGGGTGTGGTCATCGGTGGCGTCTCCTGTCGGCTGCTGGTGGGTAGGGTCTGTGCGGGCCCGCCCCGAGTTCAGCGGGGCGGGCTGCGCAGGTCAGACGATGAACGTGGTGCCGTCGGCGCGGGTGACGGTCAGCGCGCAGTCGCAGGTGCCGACGTCGGGGTGCCGCCCGGGGCAGCAGACGCATTGGTATTCGTTCTGGCCGCAGTCGCAGCAGTGGGTCGGGACGATGTAGCCCCCCTCGCAGGAGCACCCTGGTGCTCCATCGCCGTCGCAGTGCTCGCAGATCTCGGGGTTGGTGCAGGTCTCGCAGGTCTCGGTCATCGGTGCTGTCTCCTGTCGTCGGCCGGGCCGTGGTTGGCCCGTGCGTGTGGCTGTGTGCCCGTCTGCGGGCTCAGCGGGCGCCGGGCGTCCTCCGCCGCCCGCTGGGTCCTGTCGTCGGCTCAGGAGTCCGCCGGCTCGATCAGCGGAACGTCGTCATTCGTGGCGATCTCCCACTCGTCGCCGAGTTCGAGATTGGTGTCGCGCCCCCAGCCGGAGCACTGCGCGCAGATGCTGGGCGTGTCCGGGTTGGACTCCCAGAAGGCAGCCTCGATCTCGGCCGGGTCGGTGAGGTCGGTCTCGAAGTCGATTGAGGTCGAGGCCCAAGTCGTGAGGTGGAGCGTGTACTTCGGCATGCAGTTCCTCCGGTCCGTGTGGTTTTCATGTCGGGCATGAGTCGTTGGACGGGTCGGGCGCGTCTGCGGGGCTCTCGGGGGCGCGTGGGCCATCGAGCCAGTGCGTCGACTCCACCCGGAGCACCCGCACCGCCGGTGAACCCGGGCGCGCACGCCACCGGGTAGCCCGAGCGTGGGCTTCCTCCCGGGTGGCATAGGGCGCCCCGTCCTTGACCCAGCCGTCCGCCGCTGCATACCGGCTCCACGGCTCGTGGGCCTGGACGACCCACTCGACGATCGGCGGGTACAGCGGCGGCTCGGCGGCCGGGAGCTTGTCGGTGACGCGCATCCAGCCCACGGCGCGCTTGAGCGCGTAGTTCTCGGCGACTGCCCACCGGGCCACGGCCACGGCGTCGCGGTGCTCGGCCCGCAGCTCGTGCCGGCCCCGCCAGGCGGACCGCCACGCCGACCGCAGCCGGGCAGCGTCGGCCCACGCCTCGTCCCGCTCGGCCTCCAGCCGCTCGGCCGCATGCTCGGCCGCCCGGGTCCGGTCCCGCGCCAGCCGCCAGTCGCCCCGCGTGGGCATCCCACGCCCGGGATCCGCGTCCGCCTCGTCTCGGCGTCCGATCTCCGCCGCCACGCGTCCGGCGAGGTCCGCCGTCAGGGCGCCCAGGCCGGGGCCGATCACGACGGCGGTGGTGCGCAGGCGCTCGATCTCGGCGTCCCGCTCGGCGAGTGCGGCCCGGAGTTGCCGGCCCTCGGCCCGCGCATCCACCTCGTCGGCCGCCCGCCGCTGCATGCAGGCCCGCGCGTCGAGGACCACCGCGTCCGCGCGGAGCAGAGCGCTGCTCGCCTCGTCCATGGCGTCGCGGGCCTCGGCGAGCCCCGCCCGCAGCCGCACGGCCCGCTCCCGGGCCGACCGCCACGCCAGCCCCCGCCACTCGGCTCGCTCCGTCGCCCGAGCCAGGTGCGGCCGGACGATCCCGACGACCCGATCGACCAGCCACTGCGGCGGGTGGTCGTCGCCGTCCCAGTCGATCCCGCACAGGCCGTCGCCGATCACGCCGGGTAGGTCGACGTCGAGGTCGTAGTCGTCGCGGTGGGCGATGCGCTGTGCGAGGGCGACGCGCCGTTCGGCGTCGGCGAGTGCGGCCAGCAGCGCGGACACGTGGGTCGCGAGGCGGGCTTTCGCTGCGAACCACTCGACGATCCCGTCCGGTTGGATCCGCGAGGTCACGACGGCCAGGTCGGCCCGGATCGCGTCGAGGTCGAGCGGCTCGGTGCTCGGCTGGTCGGTCATCGGCCCGCCGCCTTGGCCAGTTCGATCGCAGCCCGGGCCACTCCCAGAACGATCGCGTCGGGCACCTCGGCCGGGAACCACACACTCCACCCCGGGGCGTGGGCGGCGCCGCCGACCGCGACCGTGCACTCGCCGTCGTCGTCGAGCAGGCTCCACAGGGCCCGGCCGAAGCGCAGGTGGCCCTCGGAGTTCTCGGTCCAGCCGGCGTTCAGCAGGCCGTCGTACACGTCGATGCGGTCGGTCACTGGGTCGGCTCCTCGATGGCGGCGCGGATGCGGGCAACGAGGTCACGGGTCGCGACGTCACCGTCGCCGTAGCAGTCGGCTGCGGCCCAGCTCGCGTCGTACTCGGCGAGAACCCGGGCGAGAGCGGCGGCCTTCTGGTCCCGTTCGGCCGTGAGCCGGTCGACCAGGTCGAGGACGGTGGGCATGGCGCCGTCGAGCACGTCGATGGCGGCCACTGAGGCGTCGAGATCGGTCTTCGTGCGGCAGGGACCGTTGAGGGTGTCGATGGCGGCCCGGAGCGCGCCCGGGTCAATCGGCGCCGCAGTGGGTTCGGTCACGCCTCCCTCCCCAGGTAGGTGTACGCCAGCTCGAGGGCGAGCGCCGAAGCGGGCGTGCCGTAGAAGTCGCACTCGTCGATGCTGCGGGCCAACTGCTCCAGGACGTTCGCCATGGCGACCGCGACGAGCGGGTGCAGCGCGGCAATGTGCTCCGCATTCGCCGCCGAGGACATCGGCTCGTCGACGACGTACTCCGGCGGGTCGTAGTCGTGGCCGGGGTCGTGAACGAGACGGTCGCCGCCATCCATGGACAGCCAGGGTCCGCGGGTTGCTGCGGCAGCCCGGGTGCGCATGAGGTCGGCGGCCCGGCGGATGGTGTCGGCAGGAGGCTCGGGGTCGGGCATCGGCTGGGGCTCCGTCAGGTTGTCGGCCGGGCTGCGGCCGTGTGTGGTGAGTCGGGTCGGGACCCTCTGGGCGAGGGCATCCTGGAGGGCTTCGCCGACGAGAACGATCAGGGCCCGGCGGGCGTCCTCGGGCATGTCCGCCTCGAACGCGAAGTGGAGCCGCCCAAAGGGGTGTTTGCCGTCGCCGAGGAGGCTGAGCGTGTGGGTGGACGGCTGGAGTCCGTCGCCGCCCATGGCGACCGCCCACTCGGACAGGTCGGGGGCGCCCCGGACGAGGCGGCGGATCTCCTCGTCGGCGATCGAGTAGTCCTTCGTGCACAGGTGCGCCCAGGACAGGCCGGTGCTGGGGATGACGGTGTCGACGAGGTCCCAGGTGGTGCGGTCGCGGCGCCGGCGTGTGGCCTCGGCGAGGAGGTCCTCCTGGGTGTACGGCTGGTCGGTCACGGTGTGCTCCCGGTGGTGGGCGTGGGGGCGGTCAGCAGGTCGCCCTGCCCGCGCATGTCGGGCCTGGCGGGCGGGATCCATCCAGGCGGCGGGGGTGTCCACCCCTGGTCGACGACTGCGGAGACGGCGGCGACGGCGAGCCAGAACGGGTCGCCCTCGTGGTCGGGGTCGTCGGCGACACGTGCGATGGCGTCGGACACGACGTCGGTGAGGTTGAGTTCCGCCGGGGTGGGCGTGCGGAGGCGGCCGTCGGGTGTGCGGGCCATCAGGCATCCTCAGTGGCGTCGCCGAGGGGCCCGGTACGAACCACACCGTCGCGGTGGCACAGGATCCGCAAGCGGACCATGCCCCCCGCGTCGGGTACCTCGACGAGCGTGGGCTCGGCGTCGCCGACGACCACACCGACCGCCCGCAGGATCGCGTGCAGCCGCAAGGCGCTTTCGGGGCGGCCGGCGATGTCGACGACGGTCGCTCCCGGGTCGGCGACGAGGAGGGCCCGGTGGTCGTCGGCGGCGCTGGTGATCTCCGCCATGCGGACGGTCGCCACCAGGAGACGGTCCGCCCGGCCCGGTGACACGCAGGTGTGAACGACGTGGCCTCTGCGATCGACAAGACCGCGCCACCCAACAAGGCGATCGTGGAGCGCATCGCGAAAGTCGTGAACCACGGGCCGGCCGCCTTGTTTTGCCCACCGGATCAGGGGTTCGGCGTGCGCGTAGTCCCACGCGACGATCCGACGGCCGCCCAACTTGCGCGCGATCCGCTTCGCCGCAGTGGCCTCGTCAACGGCGCTCGCAGGAGCATTCGCCGCCCGGGCGCCATTCGGGCGCACAACCATCCGCAGCACCCAGGCCCTCGTGGCATCGACGGCCGTCACCGTCCACACCGGGCACCTCGGACCACCGTCACCGGCCCGCACCCGGGGTTCCTTGTGCACGTGGACCCAGACCGCCGACGGATCTGCCAACACCTTGCGGGCCCACGTCGTCTGGTCCGCGCGGGTATTGCGGGCCCGCTGCTGGGCGACGGCGATCCTGTCGGCGTCGAAACACGTCGAACACAGCAGTGGACTGCCGTACAGGCGGGCATTCGTGGGTCGTTCGTCGTGGGCGCCGCAGTGGCCGCAGGTGTACAGCGCCGGATCGGAGGCCAGGAGCCTCGCCACCCCGGTGCGGGTAGGCGTCGACTCTCGAACGTCGAACAAATCGAACGTCGCTCGCTTGCCCTTGAAGTCCTTCCCTGTGACCCTCGCAGCGACCCGACCGGAGGGGGTGCGCGGCAGGTCCAGTTCGGCGTGCTGGGTACGGGTGAGCAAATATCGGGGCACCGTCGACCACTTCTCGTAGTGCGGTACCGCCACCTCGGAGTCGACCGTTCCATGGGTCTCGGTCATGAATCCCTCCGAGTCCTGCCGTCGACCGACGCCTGCCCTGCTTCGCGCTTCGAGCCCATCGGCCTGATCGCCTCGTCGTCGAGGGTCAACAGCCCGGCCCGGAATCCCACCCCGACCGCAGCTGCACGCGTCTTCACCCCGAGCGCCTTGTACAGGTGTTTCAGGTAGCCCTTCACCGTCTCTTCGGTGATGAACAACTCCCTACCGATCTGACCGTTCGTCAGTCCGCGGGCGATCCCCCGCAACACTTGCAACTCCTGCGGACGCACCTCGGGACGCGAAGCACCCGCCAGCGAATCCACACGCCACCCACGACACTCGGGACACCAGTCCAGGCCCTCGTCCGGCTTGCCCGAACCCACCGCCGACGCGAACGCCCGCACCTCCTCGGCCGTGCGCGCGGACACCGGCGCCACCAACTCCGACGAACACCGAACGCCCGCGCTCTCACGCCCGTCACAGCGCAGCAACGGAGACATCACGACCGACATGCCGCACCCCCCGCCACCGTGCCAGCGATCGGCCCACCACACGTGCCGCACACCGGCCCGCACGGCACCGCCTCCGGGGCAGCCAAACGCGGCACCGACCGCAACCAACAGCGGTGCCTGACCACGGCCCTTCTGGCGCTGCTCCTGTATCGGGTAACGGCCAGGCAGTGTCGCGAACCCTTCTCGCAATGCGGCGCGCAGCGCTCGTCCTCGCAGAACGCTGCCCACCGGCCGTCATACCGCTCCACGACGTACATCACGGGCACTCGCTTCTCACGCGGCAGGGACCTCAACCAGCGGCGATGCACCGATTCCGCTCGTTTCGCACTGCCTTCACCCGAAACCACCACAACCACATGCCCACCCCATTCGCAGCCGAGGGAATCCGGGCGACACCGCTCATCCAGACACGTCACCACCCATCCACCGTCAGCTCGCGACGCCCTGAACACCCGCGTTCTCACAACCCGTCCCTCCGTTCGTGAGCCGCACCCGGGCCCGCTCGATCTGCTTCTGCACACACTTGAGACCGAGACCAAGGCCGCGGGAAACGACCACAGGCTCGACCCCCTCGCGCACTGCGGCCTCAATCACAGCGCGCTTCTCCGAATCCGACGCATCAACGAACTCCCCCACCAGCGCCCGCCTCAGAACCTCCGAGTCGATCAACTCGCCGCATGACGGCTCCGCTTCGACGTCCGGCGCGACGTCCCGGATCGTCCGCGTGTCCGCCAGGCCCAGCGCCCCCGGGTCACCCCGCTCGTCCCACGCCACCCACCCCAGCGCCGCACCCAGCGACCGATCCGGATTGACCATCGCGGCCAGGACCACGAGCAACGCCCAACGCTCGTCGTCGCTCAGCCCGGCCAGGAACTCCCCTATGTCGGACCGGCCGCCCTCGCCGTGCACCAACACAATCAGCCGCGCGGCCAACGGAATCAGCGACTCGACCGGGACCTTCGACATCACGCCGCCTCCCGCTCCGCCACCTGCACCCGCTCCGAATGCGCCGGCTGCCGCAACGACTCGTCCGGCGACCTCCGGCACGGAGTACCCGGCACCGCCGAGCAGGCCGGGCACACAACCCGCTGCACCGCCCACACCGCCACCCGCTCCGCGTGCGCCCCTGTGGGCACGACGCGACGATCCGAGTAGTGGCACGAGAACCCCTCGCGCGCGCCACACAACGGACACCGCACACTCCGCGCCGGATGCCGCAACCCCCCGACCACCGCCTCGACTTCCGGAGGCAACGCACGAAGCCCTGCCCCACCGGACACGAGTTGCAGCCGCGGACCCGACGCCCGCGCAATCTCCGGCACACTGCGCCCGGACGCCACCGCGGCGATCTGCGCCCGAAGCCGCTCGAGATACCCCTCAACGTCCTCGCCCGGCGCCGGCTCATACAACACCAACGACGCCAACCGCTCAGCATGCACCCGCCGAACCTCGGCGATGATCTCCGCCGGCGCCACAAACGGCTTCTCGCGAGCGCACACGGTCGCCGCAGCCTTGCACTCCTCGAAATCGAACGGCTCCAACACCTCGAACCACGCCTCGCCCGTCAACCGGTCGATGTGCTGCTGCGGACACAACGCCTGCACCCACCGCACCAAATCCACCGCCTCCACCTCGTCCATCACCCACCACCCCTTGCCCGTGCCCCCGCCTCCGCCGCCAAGCGCGCCGCACGACGCTCCTCCGCGTCCCGACGCGACTGCTCGTATTGGTCATCCGTCTGCGCCTGGCGGCTGTTGGAACGCCGGGAACCCATCTGGACTACGGAAGCCACCTGAAGGGCGTGCCACCGCGGGTAGAACCAGCGACTGGAGAACGGCTTGTCGCCGGCGGCGGCGAACGCCTCCACCGCCTCCGTGAACATCGCCCGCAGGCCCACGCGTTCGACATCCGCACGCAGCAGCTCGGAGTCGCCCTCCTTGAAACTCCAAGGGACGCCGATCCCGGCCTGCGCCATCGCACCAGCCAACGGGGCAAGCCAATCCGGAACACCCGCAACCGAAGGCGCAATCGGGTACCGCAGATCCAAAGCCGCATCGAGAACCGGCGCATCCACCCCGGGCGGCTCCGGATCCATCGGCGGCACCCCGTCGACGACACCCGCCGAAGCGACCGGCTCGCCGAACGACTCCCGCAGCTCCGCGATCAACCCCTCCACCTGGACGCGAATCGACAGGTGAGGAGCCTTCTTCGTCGGCTCCGTACTCAACTCGTCCAGCGGAATCCGCGCGACCTCATCCAACAGCGTCCGGCGCAGCACAGGCGACTCGATCTGCTGCGCCGAAGCCACCATCGACCCCATCACGCGCGGCATCTTGTACACCTTGTCGCCCACGACGAACGTCCGGATCATCACCTCCTCCGTCGCCCGGTCCAACACCACGAACCGGCGCTCGTGCAGCAACTCCAGATCCGCAAGCAGCTCCTGCTCCGACCCGTCCACCGAACAGGCCGCCCAACGCGCCAACGTCAACGGCAACACACCCGCGTGCGTCAGATTCGGCTGAGACGCCAGGAAGAAGTACATGCGCTGCGCCGAACCCGGCAACCGGCGGAAATCCGCATCGCGCCAGATGGTCGTGTAGAAGCGAGCGTGAGTACGTGCCATGGAGATGGTCCGTTCTGCCGTGCATGGAGATGGGGAACGGGTGCGCTCAGAGGGCGGAGTCCGTCTCCGCCACAACCCTTGTGTACACCAAGGTACGCTAGCGTACCGCAGCTAGCATGTGCGTATGCCTGCGAACACAAGCTCCGAAATCGGCGTCCGCGAACTGCGCACCACGCTGTCCGACGTTCTGAACGAGACGGCCATCCGCGGCCAGATCACCTACGTCACCAGCCGAGGCAGGCGAGTGGCCGCGATCGTTCCCGTGCCAGATGCCGAGGCAATCGAGGTCCAGAGAAACCGGGGGGACTCCTCCTCGGTGTAACCCCGGAGGGTTCAGATGTGGCTTGAAAACGAGCCAACCGCGATGTACCGCCTGTACGACGCGAAAGGTGCGCTCCTGTACGTCGGGATCGGTATCAACCCCTACGCGCGGCTGACCGTGCATGCGCGCCAAAAGCCGTGGTGGCCGCAGGTCGCGTCGGGCTCGGTGGTGTGGTTCGACAATCGCCCCTCCGCGCTCGCCGCAGAGCTGCGCGCCATACGCGTCGAGCGCTCTCGACACAACGTCATCGGCTCGCCCTGGGCGCCACGTCCGAGGACTCTCGACAGGGACGAACTCCTCGTCGGTCAACTTCGCAAGGTACTGCCCACGGCGCTGGAGGAAGTCCACGGCCATCTCCCGAAGTTCGTCGTCGACGCGAGCAGAGCCAGGAAGCGGGTGGCTGTCGTCGTGCCTGTGGAGTGGTACGAGCGCGCCAAGGCCGCCCTCGAGGCGCAGGGCTGATCCCCCACTCATCCGAGCGTCACCCTGGCGAGCATTTGGAGGTGGTTGGTGAACGCCTCGATGCAGCCTTCGCGGTTCTTCTCGGGGATCTCGTCGGCGAACGCGAAGTGGATGCGGATGAGGGGCCGCCCGTCCTTGGCCGTGTAGGCGAGGGTGCGTTCGTGGGGTTCGAGGTGGTCGGCGCCGGCGTCGATGGCCCAGCGGGACATGTCGGCCGCGTCGTGGAGGAGTTCGTCGATTCCGGTGCGGGCGAGGTCGAATTCCTCCTCGTCGAGTTCGTCCCATGTGGTGTCGGTGTCGCCGACCTTCTCGTCGGCCATTTGTTCGCCGATGCCGACGTAGTCGGGGTCCTGGGTGGCTTTGTGGTGTTGTCGCGCGGCTTCGCGGTAGAGGTCGTCGTCGGTGTAGTGCGTGGTCATGTCGTGTCCTGGGTGTTGTAGGCCGGGTTGGCTGCTGGGGTTACGCGAGGACTGCGGCTACGCGCTGGCCGATCCATTGGGCGACGTTGGCGGAGACGGCGTTGCCGGCCTGCATGGTTTGTTCGCCTTGGTTGCCGTGGACGATGTAGTCCGCGGGGAACCGTTGGGCGAGGAGTTGTTCGCGCGGCTGGACCATCCGGAAGTAGCAGTCTTCGAGTTGCGGGCCGCCTTGGACCAGGGCTGCGGAGTCCACGGTGCTGATGGTGTGAATTGGTTCCGCGGTGGTTTTGGGGAGGGCCTTGCGGTAGGGAATCACCAGGCCGTGGTTGCGTGGTGGGGTGCTGCGCCGGGGTTGGATGTTCGGTGGGGCGAACAGGGCCTCGAAGCCTTTCGGGTTGGCCATGCGGGTGCGCATGGGGTCCGCGGTCGAGGTCGGTGAGTCGTTCCATCCGCCGCCGCAGGGCACGAGGAGTCCTTCGTCGGTGGTCGAGTGCGCGGCGAGGCCCGCTCGGATGCGGGCGAGGGTGTTCTCCACCAGCGGCCGGCGCCGGTCGCCGATCCGGCGGCCGCGGTTGGTCCAGTCGATGATGTCGGCGGCGGGGCGGATGTACGGCTCGACGAAGGCGTGCCCGCACGCGGTGTTGGGGCATCGGTAGTCGTACTGCTGCTTGTACTTGCCGATGGTGCGGCCGTTGCGCCAGGACTGTACGGCGGGGATGTCCTGGTCGCATTGCTTGCAGCGGGCGAGTGGGGTGGGGCGCAGGTCGGGTAGTGGGATCCCGGCGCGGGTGAAGACGATGTAGATCCTGTCGCGCCATTGTGGGGCGTGCAGGTTGCCAGGGCCTCCGATGTGGGCGGAGGAGACGGAGGTGATCTGTGAGTTGTAGCCGAGGAGTTCCATCCCATTGCGCCACCAGCCGAAGAGTTCCCAGTCGGTGGCGAACTCGACGACGTTCTCGCACAGGACGGCGTCGTAGCGGTGGACTTCGGTGGCGCGGATGATGTCATAGGCGGTGGCGCGGGTGCGTTCCCATGCGGCGTCGGCGACGGGTCCGTGTTTGAGAAGGGCGAGTTGGCCGCGGGTCGGTGGGCGTTTCTTGCCTCCGGCGGGGGTGGATTCGGTGCAGATCGGCGAGCCCCACAGGACGCGGGTCGTGGGGAGTCGGCGCATGTCGTAGTTGTTGATGTCGGCGCAGACGTGCTCGGCGTTCGGGTGGTTGGCGGCATGGGTTTCGATCGCCTTGGCCCAGTGGTTCGCGGCGAGTTTGAGTTCCATGCCAGCGGCGACCAGGCCGGTGCTGCTGCCGCCGGCGCCGCAGAAGATGTCGGTGAACGTGAGGCTCATTGTGTGGGTCTCTCGGCCGGTGCTGTCGGTCAGTTCGGGAGTTCGGTGCTGATTTCCGTCGGCGTTGCGGTGCCTTCGGCGATCCGCTTGATGCCGTTGGCGAGGTGCCAGGTGTCGCCGGGGAGGTAGTCCTCGAGGGCGTTCGCAAGGCGTGCGATGGCGTCGAATCGGGCATTGGGGTCGACGTCTTACCCGGTCGGTCTCCCTACGGCGGTTTCTTCGCCGTCCCACAGGTCCGCGACGCGGCGGAGGATGTAGGCGCCTTCGCCCTTGCTGAGGCCGGTGGCTCCGGCTTCGAGGGACACGGATCCGGGTCCGCTGGTGCCGGGTCGGATGATGACGAAGCCGAGGGCTTCGGTTCCGTCGACGGCGACGAGCCTCACGTTTTCGAGGTTCCGGTCGTTGTCGTTCACCGATGGGGTTGTCCTGTCCGGAAGTTGGTTCGACGTCAGCTGTACGTGACGGAGAACGCTGCGGCAGCGTTGCGGCCGTCTTGGTCGAGGGCTTCGCGGAGGGTCCGGTCGACGTCGTCGTGGTGGTCGACCTGGACGGCGAGTCCGAGGGCGGCGATGGAGCCGACCCAGTAGCCGTCGATGCGCTGGACGGTGACGACGTACTCGTCGGGTTCGGGCTGGGGGGCCGGGGGTTCGTCGTCGAAGGGGTCCCAGCAGAGGTCGAGGTCTCGTTTGGTGGTGGCCCACGTGTTGGTGGGGCAGGGCCAGGGGTGGCCGCATTCGTGGCAGTAGCCGGAGGTCGTGCCGTGTTCGGTGACGTGTTTGCCGTGGCCGTTGCCGATGCGGCCGAGCCGCATGAGGACTTCGTCGCGTTCGTCTCGGAGTCGGATGACGACTTCGCGTTGGTGTTCGTTGAAGCGGCGTTGCCGGTCATGGCGGCTGGAGGGGCGGACTTCGATGCCGGTGCCGGGGTCCTGGTCGGGGGCGATGAAGTCGGCTTGGCGGGTGCCGTCGGGCCAGGGGTCGTGCCAGTCGAGGCGTCCGCCGAAGCTCAGGGCCCAGGCGGTGGCGCGGGCCTGGACGGTGGGTTCGTCGGGTCCGTAGCCGAGGTGGAGGTATCGGCCGTCGTCGTGGTCGAAGACGGCTTCCCATTCGCCGCGGTGTGGGGTGCGGAGGTCGTGGGCGAGGGCGTGGAGTTCGTCTGCCTCGCGGTGGTGGCCGGCGGCGGCGAGGGCGTCGGAGATGGTCTCGAGGGTGTCGGCGATGGCTGAGCGTTCGTCGTGTTGGTTCATTGGGCGTCTTTCGGGAGGACGGCGCGCATGAGGGATGCGGCGAGGCCGAGGGTGGCGAGGACTGCGCGTGGAAAGCGGTCGTCGTCGGGGTGGCTTGCTTCGGCGCGCAGGAGGGCAAGGGCGTGGTCCGCCTGGCGGTTGGCGGTGGCTACGACGTAGCGGGCGGCGAACACGCTGGCGGGGTTGGCGGTTTCGATGTCGCGGACGAGGGAGCCGATTGCCCACATCTCGCCGGGGGCGAGGGGGTGAAGGCGTTCGAGTACGTGGACGGCGACGACGGCGAAGGCGGCTGGGGCGCCGAACAGGGCCGCGTCTCCGTGTTCCTCGGCCAGGGTCTGGAGGGTGGCGAGGGCGCGGTCCGTGTCCTGGTTGTAGGCGTGTTCGAGGGCGGTCATGACCAGGGTGGCGGCGTCGGTCATCGGGTTTCCCGGGGTGGTGTGGGCGGTGGCGGGGTTACCTGGGCATGGGCATGGCGTCTTCGTGGTCGTGGATGATGCGGGACATGCTGCGGCCCTCTCGGACGGCGTTCCATGTGCGGATGAGGTAGGCCATGGCGCGGGGTTCGGGGATGCGGAAGCCGCCGGCGACGTCTTTCATGGCGCGGGTGCGGAGGGTGAGGATGGGGTGGTGGATGGGGAGGCTGGCGCCGTCGCCGAGGCGTGCGAAGAACTCGGGGGCTTCCTCGGGCGAGATGGTCGAGAACAGGTGGTGGGCGAGGCCGACGGGTGCGGGCGGCAGGTAGCGGAAGCTACGGCCGACGCGAGCGCTGATTTCGGCGGAGCGGCGGAGTTCAGGTTTGCGCTGGAGGAGTTCGGTGCATTCGGCGACGGTGGGTTTGCCGGCGCCGTGGAACTTGTAGTTGCCGCCTTCCCACATCCACACGCGTTTGACGATGGCCGCGAGGGAGTGCGTGCTCGATTCGCCGCGCAGGGTGAGGACATCGGCCATGGAGCGGCGCTTGCCGGTGTCCATGGTTTCCTGCACCTTCAAGGGAAGGCCGGTGACGATGAGCATCGGCACGCTCACGCCGGAGAGGGAAACGGCGGCGAAGCGGTGTTGTCCGTCGAGGCAGGTGCCGTCGTAGGCGAACTTGGCGGCTTCGCCGTTGAGAGGCCAGTTGTCCGTGAGCATGTCGCGCATGTAGTCGGCGACGGTGCGGTCGCTGAGGTTGCGGTTGTGCGTGTTCTGCCTGTCGAGGATGGCTTTGGCGACCTTGGGGGTCACGAGCATCACTTCGGCGCGGAACGTGGTGGAGATGGTTGCCTGTACCGTGAGTTCCGGTGGCGTGACGGTCGTCATCGTGTCGGCCCTTTCGGGGTCGTGGCGGCGCGGTTCGGGCGTCGCCGGTCGTGGGGCTCGTCGCGGTTGCGGCGGGCCCTTCGTTGTGTCTGGGTCAGGCTGCGGTGCGTCGGCGGGCGGCGCGGCGTTTGAGGGCGCGGCGTTCGTTCTCGGTGAGGCCGCCCCAGATGCCGGCTTCGCTGGGTCGGGCGAGTGCCCAGTCGCCGCAGGGGCCTTGGACGGGGCATTGGGCGCAGACGGCTTTGGCGCGGGCGATCTGGGCCAGGTGGTGGGTGGTGGTTTCGCCGTCCGGGAAGAAGAGTTCGGGGTGGGTGTCGCTGTTGCGGCAGTGCGCGAGGTGGCGCCAGTCGGTCACGGGTCGGGGGCTTTCTTGCGTTCGTCTTCGGTGAGGCCGCCCCAGACGCCTTGTTCGTCGTGTGCGAGGGCGTGGGCGAGGCATGGGTTGCGGACCGGGCAGGTTCGGCAGATCGCTATGGCCTCGTTGATGTTTGCCGTGTAGTCGCTGCGGCCGGGCCACAGCGAGTTGGGGCGGTCGGGGCCGCCGTACCAGAGGTCGGGATGCTTGTGACCTCGGCAGGCCGCGTGCTCGCGCCAGGCCGTGTCGGGTCGGGCGGGTTGCGGTGCGACGGGCCGGGGTGGTGAGGGCGGTGGGAGTGGTTCCCTCGCGTCGGCGCGGTCGCCCATGTTGAGGTTGCCGTGTGGACGCAGGTACGTGTCGGGGTTCCGTCGCAGGGCTACCTGCCATGTGAGCACGGTGCGTCGGAGAACGTTGAGTTCTCGGGCTGCGTCGTTGGGGTCGGGGAAGTCGGCGAGGACTTCGCGTATGCGGAGGTTGCGCTGTCGGAGGACTTCGGCGAGGCCGGCTTCGCGCTTTCGGCGGGCTGCCTTGTTGCGGCACGGCTTGCATTCCGATCGACGGTTCTGGGTCGAGCTGCGGCTGTTCTGGAGGCTGAAGTTGTCCAGGGACTTGTACTCGTCGCAACCGCGGCACCGCTTGCCGTCGGGGCGTTGTGTGGGGATGCCGTGTGGTCTGGTCAGACTCGTTGTGCTCACGGAGCAGCCGCCTGGGGCCAGGTGACCTTGTCGAGCATGGCGCGTTGTGCGGCGGGCAGTTCGACGACGGGGTGGCCGAGGTGGTCCAGGCCCATGGCGCGGAGCCACCAGGCGTCGACTTCGTTGTCGTCGCGCAGGTCGAGGCCGGTGCGCTTGTACAGGGCCATGCGCATGTCGGACTTGTTGGCGTTGCCGGTGCCGGTGGCGTACTTCTTGAGGCCGGCCGCGGTGACGAGGGCGTAGGGGACGGCGGCCCCGAGGAGGGCTTGGCGCACGACGCCCTGGGCCATGCCCGTGATGCCGGCGCCTTTGGCGTGGGTGGGGAGGTCTTCGACGACGGCGAGGTGGGCGCGGCGGTCGTCGCCGTTCTCGTCGTGCCGGAGCATGTCGGGGTGGTAGCGGGCGGCGAGGTCGACCCAGCGGCTGATCTTGTCGAGTCGGACGTCGCCGATGGTGGCCGTGTCGGCGGTGGTGCTGGTGGTGCCGTCGTGCCAGGCGATGCCGGTTGCGGTCATGGACGGGTCGATGCCGATGACGCGCGGTGTGGTCGTCACGATGCCGCCTCCGTGCGCGGGGTGGCGTCGAGGAGAAACGTGTCGCGGCGCAGGAGGTTTTGGGGGATGGACAGGCCGGCTGCCGTGTACTCCTCGTGGACCAGCCGGTCGAATTCGGCTCTGTGGGCTGCGACGAGGCGTTCGACGGCGCGTTCGCCGCATGTCGCGCGGCTGGGTTCGGCGTCCGATGTTGCGGGGGTTCCTTGTGTGGAGAAGGCGACTGCGAGGGAGTTGGTCTCGGCCGAGCGCACGGCGAGTCGCCGTTGGAGGTGGGCGATGCGGTTGCGCCAGTCCCGCGAGCCCGGGTGCTCCTGCGCGCGGCTCTGCTCGATCTGCGCGTGGATGTCGGTCTTGAGTTCCTTGAGGGCGGCGCGCCATCGTTCGAGGAGGCCGGGGGTGCGCAGTGCCGCGGCCGTCGATTTGGAGGTGCGGCCGAGAGCGTCGTCGCGGACGAGCGTGACGAACGCGGGCGGGTCGAGGTCGCGCAGGCGTGCGTATTCGCGGGCGAGTTCGGTCTCGGTGGGGGTGAGTTCGTCGCTGCCCTGGGAGGTCAGGTGGTACCACTCGCAGGAGCAGTCGCCGTAGGGGCGGAGCATGATGCCCAGCGAGAGGAACTTGCGGATCGCGAAGGACTGCGCCGCTTCGAGGGTTGCGAAGCGGGCCTTGTCGGGCGTGGGGCATTCGTTCACTGCTCGGCGCTCCTTTCGCGGGCGGCTTGGCGGGTGATGGCCTCGGCGGCTTCGACGGGGCCGGGCGCGGGCGCCGGGGCGGGGCGCCGGCCGGTGAGGAGGACGAGGGCGGCGAGGGTGACGAGGGCGCCGGCGAACATGCCGATCCCGAGGCCGGCGAGGAACAGGGGGAGGTCGGTGTTCATGCCGCTGCCCGTCCGGTGCCGGTCCAGAGGTGGACGAGGGATTTCGCGACGGAGGGCCTGCGGCCGGCGACGGCGCCGGCCTCGAGGATGATGCCGTCGCGGCGCAGGGCGCCGGCGAGGACGCCCCACATGTTGGGGTGGTGGGGTTCGCCGACGTGGGCGTCGTGGGCGACGTCGTAGATGGTGAACGTCCCGCCGCGTTGGGCGCGTTCGACGACGGCGGCGTAGGCGGTGTTCCACCAGGCGGTTTGTTCGTCGGGGTCGGTGGCGCGTTCGGGCAGGGGCATGCCGTCGATGGGCAGTTGCGTCACGGCGTGTCCTCTCGGTCCGGGGCCCCGGGGATGCGCGCGACGGTCGGCCATATCGGGGCGGGGTGTTGTTCGTCGACGATTTCGGCGTCGATGGGTTCGTCCTCGTCGTCGCCGTCGTCCTGGTTGGCTTCCGCGTTGATGGCCGCGGCGCGGGCGATGAGGATGTCTTTGGTTTCCCGGTCGAGGTGTCCTTTGTCGCGGGCCTCGTACCAGAGGTCGGTGACGTCGTCCGTGGTGAGTAGGGCTGCGGCCTTCGCGCGGTAGTCGGGGCGTTCGGCGGCTTCGATGGCGACGCGTTCCAGGGAGGCGGGGTCGAGGGCCGCCGTTGCGGAGAGGGGACCGTTGAGGGCGTGCCGCAGTTTTGGCAGTTGCGGAATCACCATGACGACGGGGAACTTCTTCGGTTTTCCCTCGCGGACGACCTGGCGCTGTTCGATGGTGAGTCGGATAGGGACGATGCCGCGCCCGCCGGTGCCCTCCAGTACGGCGTCGACCTGGCCGGCCAAGCCGGCTGCGGCATAGAAGCTGTGGGTTTCGGCGCGCCAGATACCGAAGTCGGGCATGTCGGGGAGGAAGACGCGCAGTCGGGTGGTGGGCTTGCACGCCTCTCCGAACGGCGCGGTGTTGTGAAAGTCGATGCCGAAACGCGCGAGACAGATACAGGGTTGGCCGGAGCGCAGTTCGGTGATGCCGTCGCAGCGGAGTTTGATACCGCCGCCGTCCCACAGTTCGTTGTGCGCGCTCAGGGGGTCTCCGGGCGGCAACAGAGCGTCCAGGGAATCGGTTTCGGTAGTGACGCGCCATTGCCTGATGGAGGAGTTCTGGGGTTGCCAGGGTTCGACGTCGCCGCCCCACAGCTTGGCGGCGGCTTCGACGTATCCGCGGTTGTGGGAGGACAGGATCCAGGTGCCGGACCGCACGGGGCGGCGGCGATCGCTACCGGGGCGCAGGGGGGTGCTCGTGCCGGTGCGGAGGCGACCGAGTTCGGCTTGCTGCGCCTGGATTGTCTTGATGCGTTGGCTCATCTCAGGCCGCCTCTCCGGTGGTCGGCTCGTCTGCCCAGGGCGGGGGTTTGAGCGCGGGGTGGGTGGTGGGTGCGTCGTGGAGCCAGCGGGCGACGGGGACGAGGTTGCGGAATGCGTTCCAGGTGGCGTCGTTGGCGGGCATGGGAACGAAGGCGTGGCTGCGGGCGCGGAGGTTGAGGATCCCGGCGCGCTGTACGCGCGGCATGGGAAGTTCGGTGCCGTCGGGCAGCAGGACGGTTTCGCCGTTGCGGAGCGCGCCGAGCTGGAGGTCGTACTCGGGGTAGACGCTGCTCGCCGGCCGGGTCGCGGACGATTTGTAGTCGATGAGCCAGAGTTGGCGTCGGCGCAGGCGGCCGGTGCGCAGCCACACGAGGAGGTCGCCGGTGCCGGCAAAGCCGACGGTGCGGTTGATGACGGTGAGTTCGGCGGCCTCGATGTCGCGGTCGGGGTCCACGCGCCAGGCGGTGAGCCACTTGTCGAGTTGGCACAGGTACGGGGCGGCTTCGGAGTCGTCGGGGACGGGCGCGCCGAGGACCTTGGCTTCGGCGCCGGCGTGGACGCGGGTGCCGAGGTCCATGGCGTGTTCGGTGATGGCGACGTGGGCGCCGGTCATGGCGCGGATGAGGGCTGCGCGGTCGGCGCCGACGTGGTCCCGGATCTCGTCGGGGTGGTCGGCGGCCCATTCGGCGGTGATCTTGGCTGCCCAGGGGACGAGCCGTTCTTTGGCAACGCACGTGCCGATGACGTTGGTGACGGACGGCAGGAGTTCGCCGGTCGCCGGGTCCAGGTAGTAGCGACCGTGATCGGTGTGGCGCGCCCAGAACGGATCGGTCATGCATCACCCCCGGGGCCCAGGAATGCGGCGCGTGCCTGCTCGTAGTCGGTGCGGGCTGCGGCGATGCGCCGTTCGATGGCGGCCCTGTCTCCGGTGCGGAGACGGTCGATCTCGTCGTCGACGGCGCGGGCTGCGGCGCCGTGGAGTTCGTCCGTCGACGGGTGCGTACCGCCCGGGAGGGCCTTCTCCGGCTTTCGCCCGTAGGCGATGTCGGTGAGGCGCTGCGTCCCCCTGGGGTCGGTCTTGATCATGTGAACGGCGGCGGCGTAGCCGGGGTAGGCGCGGGCGAGCCGGCGGCGGTTCTCCTGGCCGGCCATGTTGATCAACGCGATCAACTGCTCGGTGAAGGAGCCGGGTCGGCGCCCGGGCGGCGCGAAATACCACAGGACGTGGGCGGCTTCGGTCGGGCTGATTTCGTCGGCCATCACCGCAACCCCACGCATCGGGGGTCGTTGGGGACGACGGCGATGGCCGCATAGGTTTCGTCGCCGTGGTAGGCGACGTAAACGCGGTTGGGTCCGTCGCACTTGGCGGACACGTTGGAGAACCCGTCGGGGTTGGTGATGATCTCGGCCGGGCCGTTGTTGGTCGCGCCCCGCGGGGCGTCCTTGAACGGCTCGGTGAACTTGTCGCCGCAGCCGGCGAGCACGAGCGCGAGGCCGGTGATCAGGGTCGCGGCAAGGACGCGGTGGGCGGTGCGGGGTTGCGGGGTCTTCACGGCTGGTCCTCGTTGAACGGGTCGGTCGGGTCGGGCTGGGCCGGGGCGGCTTTCCCGTGTGTGCACGGCGTCATGAGGGCGGTGACGGCGTTGTGGACGGTGTTCATCTCGACGGTGAAGCCGGCCTTCTTTGCCGCCCGGATGGCTGCCTCGCGGTGGCGCTTGGTGCCGGCGTCCTCGTAGAACTCGTGCCAGGCGTCGTCCTCGGTGGCGAGGACGGCGCCGGCGATCCGGGCGGAGCAGATGGCCGTGGCACAGCCGCACGGGGCGCGGCGGATCCAGTCGCACTCGTGGAGCGGAACGTGGAGACCGCCGACGAGGACGGAGAACTGCACGGTCACGACGCGGCCCCCCGGGTGTGGATTCGAGAGTGTCGTTCGGCGAGGCGAAAGTCCTTGGTCCGCACGACCTGTTGGAGACGCACGACCTCGTCGGCCACGTCGTGGACCAGGTCGCGGAGTATGCGGATGTCGTCGAGGGAGGCGCCGTCACGGCTGCACCGGTCGAACAGGGCGTCGGTGTCGCGGACCGCGCGCTCCACCCACCCGCGCATGCGCGTCGGGCGGACGCTGCCGGCCGCTCCGCAGTCGCCGCAGGTGAATCCGGCGGGCGGGGTCCCGTGGCAGGTGGGGCACGGTCCGCAGGCGAGCAGGTTGACCGGCGAGGTCCCCAGGGCGCGGGCGGTCGCGACGAGCTGGTCGACGGACATTCCCGCGCGGTGGTTGCGTTCGGCCGTGGCGACGGAGCTGCGCGAGAGCGGGTAGCCGGATGCGGTCACCTCTGCCGCGAGTCGTTCGGCGCTCCACCCGCGCATGCGACGCCGGGCCCTGACTCGTTCGATCACTCCCCTGGCCACGGCGTGGTCGCGCGGGGCTCGCCGGCTCGGAGTGTCGGCGGTCACGGTGCCACCGCCGCGAGTTCGCACTGCTCGGCCGCAGGGGCGTTCGCCTCTCGGGGCCGCACGAGACGGGTCAGTCGGCCCTCGGCGACGGCGAGCTGTTCGGCCAGTTCGTCGCGCTGTCCTTCGGCGGCCGTGATCATCGGGATCGATGCCTCCACGTCGGCGAGCAGGGACGCGTTCTGGCGGCAGAGGGCCGCGTAGGCGTCGCGCAGGCGTGCACACTCGTGGTCGGCGGCGGCCCGTACCCGGCGAAGGATCTCGTTGTCCCTGGTGAGGGCGGCGCTCTCGGCTTCCAGGAGCTGCATCCGAACGTTGGCGTCGGCCAGCGACCTGGAGTCGGTGTCGTGTGCGTGCGTCAGCCGGGCGACTTCGCTTTCGGCGGCGGCGAGGCGGCGGCGGGTGCCGAACAGTTTCATGCCGCTGCTCCTGTCGTGACGAGGGCCTTCGCGGCGGCGGCCTTCTCGGTGATGACCCGAGTACGGGTGTCGTCGATCGCGGTCTGCCACGTCCGGGCGTCGATGCCGACGGGCGGGTACGTGTTCTCGTTGGCGCGCTGCAACTCGACCAGTCGGTCGGCGAGTTCGTGGGAGAGGCGGTCCAAGGCGTGCATGCGCGCGGAGCAGTCGCCGCCGTGGGCGGCGTTCGTCGCGGCGAGCGCGCGGCAGCGCTCGTTGAGGTCGGCGATGCGGTTCGCGAGGGCGGCCGTTCTGGTCTCGGTGTCCGCGTGGGCCCGCCGCAGGTCCTCGTGTGCCTGATCGAGTGCGGCTCGCAGGTCGACCGCGCGGTGCTCGGCCTCTGCGGCGCGGCGGTCCGCGTCGAGAATCCACGTCGCCGCGATGTCCTGGGCCCGTTCGTCGGCGGTTGCCTCGGCTGCGGCGATCGTCGCGGCGACGAACCTGCGCCGGCGGGCGGTGAACGGGTTCCTCACGCCGCACCTCCGGACGGTGCGAAGCGCTCGGCGATCGCGAGGTACGCGGTGCGCTCGGTGTCGTACTCGCGTGCCTCGTCGGCGGCGCCGTGGCTGCGAGCGGTGCGGGCCAGACGGGCCCACCGTTCCGCCGCCTGGTTCGCCGCATCGTGCAGGGCCTCGGGAGTGGCCCAAGCGTCGTCGGGAATCGGCTTCACGTGCCGACCCACGCAGTGGGTCACGTAGGAGAACACGCTCTCCGCGCCCATCCACGCCTTGCGGTCGTAGAACGCCGCCTTGTAGAAGACGTGGACGCGTCGGCGGCCGTGTTCGTCGAGGATGTGGCTGTGCATGTCGTGGGTGCTCGCCTCGCGACTCCAGCCGTCGGGCAGGGTCGCGGGACGGAACAGCGGGTCGTCGGCGAGGGGTTCGCCGAGCGTGATTCCGAGCGCTTCCAGGGTTGCGTCGTCGTCGCACTCGGTGGGGAGCAGGTCGGAGGCGACGAGCTGGCGCTGCCCCTGCGCCTCCATGTCGGTGATGAACGCGGTCGATACGGCGCTGATCGTCGGCTCGGCGGACCTGGCGGCCAGGAGCATGCCGTAGGCGATGGTCGGGTCGAGGTTGGACGTGTTGTCGATGCTCATGCGAACGGTGCCTCCGGGCGGTGTTTGGGGTGCCGGCGGCGGGGTGCCCTCCCGGGGGGGTGGGGTGGGCACGCGCGCCGCCGCCGGCGGTTCGAGGGGCGCGGCCGTGGCCGCGCGGTGGATCAGGTGATCGGGGAGAGCGTCCGGGCGTGGACGTCGTACTCGACGTCCGGCCATCCGCGCGGGAGTGCGCGCTCCAGTCGGCTGCGGAGTTCGTCCCGACCGCCGTAGACGATGTGCATGCCGTCGAGTTCGCGGCCGTGCTGGTCGATCACCGTGATCTCGCGACGGGAGCACAGGAACGGGTTCGGGGCGAAGGCGGGCCGGCTCAACTGGACGCGTACCGCTTTCGGGGCGATGGCGTGTACGCGCTCACGGAGGATTTCGGGGGCGTTGACGGCTTCGTCGCTGCGCCCGATGCCGAAGATCACGGGTTCTCCCCCGTCCAGCATTCGTCGTTGAGGTGGCCTGTGAGGTCGGCGAGGCAGGTGACGTTCACTACGGCCGTGCCTCCGCAGCACACACATTCGCGGATCAGCCGGAACGTTGTGCGTTCCGTGTCGTCGCGGTACTCGTACCGCAGGCGGGTGCGGTCGCCGAGCCACACATCCGCGCCCTCGACGCCCTCGGGAGCGAACTCGTCGTAGACCCAGGTGAGGGCGTCGGCGGGAATCGCTCCGAGGGTCTTGGCCGCGAGCGAATCGGCGTGCTTGAGGAAATCGGCGCGCACCTGCGCGACGACCTCGGCCGTGTCGTCGTTCGCTCGGACGTCGGCGGCGTCCGCCGCGTCCTCGGCGAGGGTGCGCAGAAGGCTCAGGAGAGTCATGGCAGTACTCCCTCGCGTGTGGCCGCGCGGGCGTCCCGGGCCGCGCCGGCTTCGGTGCACCGTGCGCAGAGGCAGCCGGCGTCGAATCGACGGGTCGTGCCGTGAACACCCCGGTTCTCGATCTCGGGGCACCGCATGAGGCCCACCATCTGGAGGACGTCGACGATGGCGGCGCGGGTGTCGGGGTCGAGGTCCCGGCGGGACCGGCCCGGTCCGGAGGAGGCCAGGGCCGCGGTAACGAGGGCTCGACCGGTCCGGCGCTCGTCGTCCGCCGTTATCGCGCGGATCGCCGTGTAGTCGTCGGCGAGCCTGTGGTCGATAGCGGGGGTGGGTCCCCGTCCTGTGTTCGGGGTAGCGTGGGTCACTGCCTGCCACCTCTCTGCATGCGTGTGTGGTGGTGGGTCACGGGCGGCCCGGGTTCGACGGCACGGGTCGCCCTTTTTCGATGCGTGGTTCCGCGTGTGAGTACGGCTGTTGCCGGCTCCCCGGCGGGGCCTGGGGCTTTCGCGTATCGGGTGCTGCGGACGGGTTCGCGTCCGCGTGGATCAGCGTGCTCGGCGGGCGTCGATCGTGTGGCGGGTCGGGCCGCCGTTGCGGTCCGGGTGCCGCCGGGTCGGAGGCCGCCTGAGCCGGAGAGCGTCGATCGTGGTCCCGTAGAAGTCGGCGAGAGTGGCGAGCGTCTTGGGGCGTACACCACGCGTACCGCGCTCGATCCTCGACAGGTTTCCGTTGTCGAGGCCGGTGGCTGCGGCAAGGTCGCGCAGGGTCATCCCGCGTGCCGTTCTCAGGGCTTTGATCTTCGTCCCGTTCGGCGTCACAGGGACCATTAGATGCGCAAGATGAGGTCAACACAAGATTTTTGAGCACTTTTTTTGGCAGCTTTTTTGGCACAAGATCGCAGCCGGGGCGCGCGGGGTAGCCCGAACGGGGTCACGTCTGCCCAAAAACGCGCCAAGTCCCGCCGGTTTCCCGGCCAAATCACATGCGAAAACTCGTGCGTGATGCCAAAAGTTAGGCATCATGAGGCCATGACTCTCGTCTGGGCACCCGTAGCCAACGCCATCCGCAAGGCACGTGAGCATATGAAGCTCTCCCAGGACGAACTAGCCGTGCGCGCCGACGTGCGACGCACGACCATCACGAACCTCGAGGGCGGGTACACCTACACCCGCATCCCGACGACGATCGAGGACGTCGGCGCGGTGCTCGGCTGGCCAGACCCAATGAACGACGCCCGCCGCATAGCGGACGGTGGGAGCCCCCCGCCCCTGGTCTCGACCCCCGTCGCCATCCAGGTCAGCGGGCGACGCAAGAGCAAGTCCCAGGCATATCGGAAACCCGCCGGCGAGGGCTCGGGGTCACCGCCCTCCCGGCCGGCGCTCGCCCGCGGCATGCCGTTGCGCGTGGAACGACAACTCGGCCAGGACAACCAGGTCGTCGACAGCACGATCATCGAGGTCGACGGCCTCAAGGTCGTCGTCCTACTGATGGCCCCGAGGGGGCGGAGGTCTCCGACGATCAACTGGCATCCGGCACCGCGCTGTGGTCCGAGTTGGAGGCACGCAAGCGCAATATGAACCTAACCGGTAGTGATCAAGAAGATTCGTAACGTGTTTTTGGCTTGTTTTCGACTTGAACGACCAACATGTGTCTCCCCGGTGTGCTGTCATGAACGTTCCCGGTAGCGGCGGCTCCGTTCGGGTTGGGGGGGCGCACGTACAGTGCAGTGGGTACGAGTCGGACAGGTAGAGAGGTTTCCCACGACCGTGGCAGGCGTCGACGTCATCGTCGACACCACGCACCCCGTCTATGTCATCTGGGTCCTCGAATCTAGGATCGGCGCCAACGCAGCAGAGTTCGCAGCAGAGATCGAGCAGCAGCTCAACTCGCGGAACCGGATCAACGACATCGCCGAGATCGTGCGGTTCGTCTCGACGGCCCTCTCGACCATGGCCTCGTAATCCGGAACCGACGTGACGCGTGCCCCCTTACGGGGAGGGGGCGGGCGTCGCTTCGACCCCCGCTGCGGCAGCCGCGCGGGGCTCCCCGGTCGGACCGCCTCTCGGAGCAGGGCACGGATCCCACCTCTTCTCGAAGCCTCGAACCCGCCCGCCCACGTGGGGTTTTCCCCTCTCGACCGTCTCACATTCGTCTCACAAGCCCGCCCGGAAATGCCGAGCCCCGGCGGGTCGACGAACTCGTCCCGCCGGGGCTCGACGTCTCACATCCATCTCACGATCTGCGTGAACTCCCTGCTCTCAAGGCCCTTCCGGGCGCACGTTCCGCCGCTCCCCCGGAACACATGGACGTCACGGACGCCGTTTCTGTGACTGGGGGTCAAGGGGTCGCAGGTTCAAATCCTGTCGTCCCGACCAGCGTTTACGCAGGTCGGAGGCCGTCTTCTCAGAAATGGGAAGGCGGCCTTTTCCGCATTTCGAGGGCTGGTGGTCGCAGTGTGGTCGCACGGCCGTCGACCGCCCCCGAGCCACATCATCGAACGACCCCTTATCGCAGCGGCGTAGAGCGGTTTGGACAGGTCGCGGAGCCGGGCCGGGTGGTCGCGGTGTGGTCGCAGCCGACTCGGCAGGTCGATCCTCGCGTCCTCGCCTTCGGCGCCGACGAGGGCCGCCTCGATGGCGTCCACCGCATCGTGGGCGGCCTGCCGGGTCAGATGGGCGTAGATGTTCGCCGTCGTCGACAACGTCGAGTGCCGCAATGTCTTGGACACCACCGTCAACGGCACGCCCGCCGTAATCGTCAACGTCGCCGCCACGCGCCGCAGGTCGTGCATCGTGAACTGTGGAACCCCCGCCTGGGCGGACCAGTGGCGGGAAGCGGTCCAGCAGGGCCTGCGGCCGCAACGGCGGACCGTTCTCACGCGTGAACACGAGACCGGTGAACGGATCGGCAGGGTCCACTCGGCGCAAGCCGCTCGCGCAAACACGTCGCGCGGTTGCCGAGCAGACTTGGGACGCTTCTTGCGCGCCAAGTACGTCGACGGCGACAGATCGAGCACCCGGCATACGGGATCGACCCCGAGACTTTTGTCGGGCAGGTGGTCGATCAC